CCTGCGGTCCTGTTGCGCCTGTTGCGCCCGTAGCTCCTGTTGCTCCTGTAGCTCCTGTTGCACCCGTGTCGCCTGTAATGCCTTGAATTCCTTGTGGGCCCGTTGCGCCTGTTGCGCCTGTTGCGCCCTGCGGTCCTGTCGGTCCTGTATCGCCCTGCGGTCCTGTTGCGCCTGTTGCGCCCGTAGCTCCTGTTGCTCCTGTAGCTCCTGTTGCACCCGTGTCGCCTGTAATGCCTTGAATTCCTTGTGGGCCCGTTGCGCCTGTTGCGCCTGTTGCGCCTGTTGCGCCCGTTGCGCCTGTTGCGCCTGTTGCGCCTGTTGCGCCTGTTGCACCCGTGGGACCAATTTGCGTGTTCATGATCTGCGCAACCGTCAAAATGACGGACGGGATGGCTGGATACAATGCAGTGCCTGGCTCGGCCACCAATTGAATGCCGTCTTGGCTGGATGCCCATGCAAGCTCATAATAATCGCCTGCAGTATCAGCGCTCACTAAAAAGTTCCACGCCGCAACCACGTAATCATTATTTGACTTGATTGAAATTTTCGTATTCGTGGCCGGCACGTTTGCGCCGTTCTTTTTCAACCATATGTCAATGATGGCACCGCTTCCGCCTCCAGACGGATCATAAATTTGCGCCGAAAATTGGATATCGTATTTGCCCACAAATGCAAACGTGATTTGCGTGAATGCTGGGCCCGGAACGCTTACACCGTTTGCTTCTGCGACTGTGTTAAACTTCATTAAATATTCGGTATTTGCCGAAGTTGCGGTCTGGATTGTAGTGTCATAAAATGATCCGTAGTAACCAAGCGCGCCTCCTGCGCCGGTTGGACCTTGCGGTCCCGTTGCCCCTGTTGCACCGGTTGCCCCTGTAATGCCTTGAATGCCTTGCGGACCCGTTGCGCCGGTTGCGCCGGTTGCGCCTGTTAAGCCAGTTGCGCCTGTAATGCCTTGAATACCTTGAATGCCTTGAGGGCCTGTTGCGCCTGCTGGACCCTGAGGCCCGGCTGGACCCGTTGCGCCCGTGGTTCCCCCACCACTGCTACTAGTTTTAGAGTTGCAACAACAAATTGCGCGATTTGCTAAATACGTGTTGTAATTTGAATATGACATTTTTATAATTTATTTCTATAAAAATGACATATTTTATTATTTTAGAAAAATGAAGGAAACCTAACTATAACAACGCCTGACCCACCGGCACCTCCGGTTGATGCTGCCGACAATGAGGTTGCTCCACCACCTCCGCCTCCACGACCATTTGTTCCAGGAAACCCATTGCTTGAACCGAGTATTCCATTAGAAGCACCATTACCACTCACTCCAGCAGTTCCAACTCCACCAGGAGCTGGATTAGTCCCATCTATACTATATGCACCCCCGCCACCACCAGCAGTATAAGTTTTTGCAGTTCCACCAGATATTGCATTTGATGTTCCGGTGCCACCATTTGCACTAGCAGTACCCGATGCACCAACCGAACCGGAACCACCGCCACCACCACCTCTGCCGGTGGGGCCGAAGTCATTCAATGCATTTCCACCATTGTTTCCTTGAGACGGTGTGGTTGACGGAGTATTTCCCGCACCTCCCAGAGTGTTAGCTCTTACTCCACCACCACCACCTGAACCACCTGCATTTCCTACTACAAAATTATTTCCTCCTCCTCCTCCGCCGGTTGTTGTGATTGTGCTAAAAACCGAATTTGCACCATTTGCTCCATTGTTTGCATCATTCCCGCCTGAACCACCTGCTCCAACTGTCAACGTGTATGATGATGATGTTATAACTGGAACTCCGGTTCCTCCATAATTTGTCAAATAACCTCCCGCTCCACCTCCGCCACCAGCTGAACCACCTGAATTTCCCCCCCCACCACCACCGGCTCCTGCAACCACCAAATATTCCACATTACCTGAAAAATTCGGAGTAACCGTTCCAGTCCTTGTTGTTCCTGGAGCAGTTCCAGATGTGTCTTGAAATATGTATATTGTGAAACCTCCTTGCACTGCAGCACCAACCACTAAATTTAACGCATTTACATAAACAATGGTGACATAAGATGTTAAACCTGCCGAAACTGACAATGATGCCGGTGTCCCAACAGACAATTGTAACCAACTTGTTCCATTATAAAATTCGGGAACACTGTTGGTGGTATTGTATCGCATCATGCCAGTCACTGCAGCTGGTCCCGTGTTCCCTGGACGTTGTGCGGTTGTGCCAACCGGTAGCATGAAATAATTGTACGCAATTTCCTTTGTGGATGGGTCGTAATTCAAAAAGTTGTCATAACTCTGGTTCGGGTTGCGAATGGGGTCGACAAAAAAGGACCCGGTTGAGCCCGTGTTCAGGGCGGTCCCTTGCGCATTGACCACAATGGAGTTTGCGCGCTGTCCGGTTTGGCCCGCGAGGTATCCAATGGCAACCGCATTTGCACCTTGGCTATTATTACCGGCTTCTTGACCTAATGCAACTGCATTGGTGCCTTGCCCAGTTTGGCCCGCATTTTGTCCCAGCCTTATGTTTGTGGTACCAACGTTCCATGCATTGGCAGTTACCCCAGCGCCACCCGCATTCCAATACACGTAATCGCCCGTGTTTGTTCCCAGCGGAGTAAAACTTCCTGTTGCGCCGGTTGCGCCTATTGCACCTGTTGCGCCCGTTGCGCCCGTTGCGCCGGTTATACCTTGTGGACCTGTTGCGCCCGTTGCACCAGTTACACCCGTTGCGCCCGTTGCGCCGGTTGCGCCTGTATTACCATTGTATGCAGCTTGCATGTACGTGACAATAATGGAGGGAGATTCTGGAGAATCATTTGGAGCAGTTCCGACTGCTGCAAACCTTGATAAAGAAACATTTGATGAAGTTATGCATTTTATGTAAAATTCAATGTAATCTCCTGCATTTAAATTCAAAAGATAATTCCAACTAGTTATATTTCCACCTGTTTTTGCGGCAATGTTTATTTGCCCATCTGTATCGGGCACATTAGAACCATTTTTCTTAATCCAAATGTTGACTAAATCGTTGCCACTTCCAGTTGTGGTTGTTGTCACCTGAGCCGAAAATTGGACATTGTATATTCCCGCGTATGTGTTATAAATGCGAGATGGTGGCGACCCAATGTACACCCCATTGGTGGCGGTTGCATCGGTTGAATTTATTGTAATTGCAGTTGCGGTGTTTTGTGTGAAGGGCCCCTGGGTGGTTGTGTCATAAAATGACCCATAATATCCGGTAGCACCTCCTGCGCCTTGAGGCCCCACTGGGCCGGTTGCGCCCGTTGCGCCTTGAATGCCTTGCGGACCTGTTGCGCCTGTTGCGCCTGTTGCGCCTGTTGCGCCGGTTGCACCAGTTGCGCCTTGAATGCCTTGCGGACCTGTTGCGCCTGTTGCGCCGGTTGCGCCTGTTGCGCCTGTTGCGCCTGTTGCACCAGTTGCACCTTGAATGCCTTGCGGACCTGTTGCACCCGTTGCGCCTGTTGCGCCTGTTGCGCCTGTTGCGCCTGTTGCACCAGTTGCACCAGTTGCACCAGTTGCGCCTTGAATGCCTTGCGGACCTGTTGCGCCGGTTGCGCCTGTTGCGCCTGTTGCGCCTGTTGCGCCGGTTGCTCCTGTTGCGCCGGTTGCTCCCGTGTGGCCTGTTGCTCCTTGAGGCCCAGTGTCCCCTACACTCAAAATTACTAAAATCATAGGGTCATTTTGTGCAAATATATAAGTTGATGAATTTAATGTTACGTCCCATTCAACATAGGATGGTGAATGCGGGATAGCATTAGTAACATTCCAAATCTGATATAAAGTTTCATCAGCTGCTTTCTGCAAGACCACTCGGTCGCCTGGATTCACAAAACTCAAAAGCACCCCAATGTCAGTGGACGGGACTCCATTTACAAAATGTGAAACATACAACTTGTTGGGAGTTGTGGTTTGTGGTGTAGAACCCCATTGAATGTATCCAGGTGCTGGGGGAGGAGTAGTTGAATTGGCATCCGCCAAATAATTGTAATACGACACTGACTGTCCTGAGGGACCCGTGGGACCAACTGGTCCAACAGCGCCAGTTGCACCGGTTGCGCCAGTCGCGCCAGTTGCACCCGTTGCGCCGGTTGCACCTACGTCACCATTTGCACCTTTGGGTCCGGCTGGGCCAGGTGGTCCCTCCACCGTGTTTGAACAACAGCAAATGGTTTTATTCGCTAAATATTCCGAATACGATGAGGAAGACGATGCCATTTATTTATAAATGGGTATGTATTGTTGTGATATATTCATGCGTGATAAAAAATGCACAGTTTTAACAATATTATTAACAATATTGTTGAAATTGCATTGATTGACGTGTTTAACACATTTGGGGCATCAATCTATTCGTGTCAAGTCGTATGTCATACAGTGTTAAGTCGTTTTCAGTGGATTCGGGATTATTGAAATCAAACCGAATGTTCTTATATTTGAATTTGCTGTAATGCACGCGTGCAATGTATTGCACCTCGGGCGAATAGGTGGCCCGGTTAATGCACAAACATGAATCCGCGCGCATCATTGCATCACAAAACACGGAATCGTTCCAAATTTCAGGCCCTCTCATGTCGCCATTTTTGATTTTAGTGGATATTTCAAACAAGTGATCCATTGGCATTTGAGTTCCAATGAACAGCGTGTCGGACGAACCAAGCACCGTCGATTTCTCGGCGGAACAAATCATCAATTTGTTTATTTCGTATTCAATGCGCATCACGTTGTCCGACGGCGAGGATGCCTGCATGGGATTATGCATGGGATGCTTGATGATGACGTCAAACAACCTGCCAAACACATGCAGGTCCATGTCAATGTTGTGCCGTTTGCAATACTCGTTTTTGAGTTTGTTCAGTGCGAATTTGCGATACATGATTGCCGGGATGAATTCATTGTTCACGCCATCGTTGTTTTGCAGACTGGCGAAATAGGAATCATGCGTCGCTCTTTCATTTGCGGCATGTTCACTGTCCAAATTCTCCACATACTCAAATAAACAGAGGTTGAATCCAAATTCGTCAAAAATGCCTCTGATTTCGCGTTCATTTTGGTCAGAATAATTGCCCGATGCCAATTTGGTGCTTAAAATAAACACATGCACCACATTGTCCTTAAACAGTGGGGCAAGCATTCGCACATTTTCTCTCAAATTAGTTGCATAGGTTCTAAATTGTCCGTAGACCATGAGCGCAATGTTTTTATTTTGGATTGGATGCGATTGGTTCAAAGGAGATGCGCACTGCACCCAAGACACGAACTCCTTCAGGTTGCAGCATTCCGCGTGGTACAAACTTGCGATGCGATGGTTCCCGTTCTTGTTTTGAAACAGCACCTGATTCTTCATGTTTTTAACAAATTCGGTTCCTGGCTCAAACTTCAAAAAATGAATCCTTGCGGGTGCGTGCAGCCCTTCATTGCCCACGAACGACGCGGTTTCGCCCCGATTCAGGCATTCATTCACGGCACGCCCTAACACGCCGGGCCCCGAAAAATCCAGTTTGGAGCCGGGCACGGTCCCAGTTTCCACGTTGCGCACAATTTTTTGAATGCACCGCATCATTGCTGGATGTTTGGGAATTGCTGCAATGAACCCGCACGCCAGGTTGTGCGTGCCCTCGTTTGCGCTCAAATTCAAATCGATTGGAACCACCAGTTCGGCGCCGGGTGTTAAAAAGTCGTCCAGGGAACCCAGGCACAGGGTGTCAATGTCGACATAAATGCCGCCCTTAACCCACAAGTAGCAGTACCGGAACAAATCGGACTTGTATGCGCCGGGAATGATCTGTTGGTATGCGGTTACCACCGCGCGTTCAAAATGCGCCCGAATAAACTGCTCTCTCTCTTCCGCGTCCATCAAGACAAATTCGTATTGCGGATTGTGCGTCTTCCATGTGTCTGCAATTTTTTGAAACTCGGGGTTCAACTGCTTGTGCTCCCACGTTTGCATGACCCGTTTCGGAATCGGGGATGAGGTCAATGCCGATGAATTGTGATTATGAATGATGCATTGTATGCACCGGTCAAATTCCACATCGGCCATGCGCACCAGTTGGTCCCGTTCCAATGCAACCGCGCTCACCATTTCGTGTGACGGTTTTTCAAGAACGATTGGTTCGGATGAAGTTAGATCAACTTCAACCACCGATTTGAATTTGTAAATGGAGTTGTTTGTTCGGCCAATGATAATCGGCGTAAGGGTTGAAAACGCGAGCGGAATTGACCCCGACATGCTTTTGCCAGCAATGTGGTCCTCATTATTGACATCGGTTATTACGTAGTCGCACGTGTTCAATAATTCAATCATGGCGCGCGTGTGCAAAACGCCATGGGGCACAAATTCATTGGTTGCACACGTGCTTGCCGTGTTAAACTCGCAGGGATTCCACCAACACCCCACAAAATGCAGTTTCACCGGGCCCGCAATTCGGTTTATGAAATCAACGTTGATGTCGCTGTAGCCGCCTATCAATGCAACATTCATTGTGGTGGTTGCATCAATGTGGCGCATTTTGTCGGTCGCAGTTGCGATGTTGTAGCAGGGGAGTGCCCATCGGTCATGCAATGCAACCCCCGCTGAAAATGGGCGTATCGCAATCCGGTGGCGGTATTCTGGCCGCCGCAGCATGGGGGTGTGTTCAATCGCAATGAAACGCTCGTCTATCCATTCCCTTTTTATTCCCATGTCATCATCGGTTGGGACAAAAATCACGTCAAACTGCTCCCGAATTTTGAATTCACTAAATTTATTGAATTCAGTGCATTCAAATTCAAATCCCATGTTTCCAAAATGTTCTTTGTAAAACTCAAACCATCCCCAATTGCGACCACCCGTTTCAGTGAAAATGGACACAATCGCGCCGTTGCATCCGTTGCATGCCTTTTTCGCAAAATGATGTAGGACGTATCCGAACATTTCATAATGATACGGAAGCGCATTAACAATTGCCACGCGTTGAACGCGTGATGCGGCGACCATTTTATTCCACTGCTGCGCCCGATTCGCCCAGGAGCAGCTCTCGGCGTATGCTCGCCCCTGCTCTCTTTGCTTGGTTTGCTCGGTTTCGTTGTGCTTCACAATGTTAATCACCGTCTCCACTTCGGACCCGGGCGCAATCTGAATGCCGCATCCGCCCATCGTCTCCGTCAGTCCCGCGACAGGGTAGTAAAAACAAATGACTTCGGACATCAGCATTTCCATCGCGGTGATGCACGACGTCTCGGGCCAGTCCGTGGGATACAGCCAGTACTCCGCTGCACCCATTTCCGCGTACAACTGGGTCGGGTTAAGCTGGCCCAAGTGCTGAATCCGACCCTCCTCCTCATTCTGTCCCAGGTAGGTTTGATTCAGATGCGCAATGCGCTCCTGAATGCGCCGTTCATCGTCGTTGCAGGGGAACGCCACGTAGGTGGATATGACGAGCGTGGCATCCGGCAGCGCCGCCACGATGTCGGGCCACAGGTCCAGAATTCGAGATAGGCCGCGCTCCGTGCGCGACGTGTAAATGAACCGGTTGGTCTTCTTTGAAATTGGCCGAGGAAACAGCTCCGGGTCAATGCCATTATTTATGACGCGAATTTTGGATTTCAATGCAGGATATTGGCTGACATATTCGTCTGCATGCCACTGCGTCTGGCACACGCACCCGTCAATGTGGTCCGACCATTTTTCAATGATTGCCGTGTCGCTCAAATCGCAACCGTATGGTATCAAGTGCGTGTCGTGCGCCCATATGTAGAACTGGTAGAAAGAAGAAGCACCGGCATACAGTTCTAAAAATGAAATGTAGCGCGAACACACCACGGTGTGAAATGCGGTGGTGCGCAGCAGCTCCGGCAAACCGGACAGTCCCACGTATTTCACAAGCACGCCGTCCTCATGACATTCTTCCGGCTGCACTGTTCCCGACACGTAGACGGTGTATCCATTGCGACACAGCTCTTGGGCCAGGTGCGCAACCGCCTTTTCGGAGCCGCCCAATGCCCCCCGTTTCATGCTGCTGTAATTCCACGGCACGTTGCAGTACCCCGTGTAAACCAGGATGTTTCGACTTCTCTTGCACACGGAACGAGAGAAATTCGATACAATGAATGGTTTTGTTATTGGTTTTAAAGAATGGTTTGATAAATGAATTCCATATTTATCATAATTAAAATCTTTCACAACCTCGTCAAATGTGCTCAACGGCACGCCATTCTCTCGAATGAACTGCAAATAACCGTTGGCCAGCGCCGCAAACGCACCCAATGCATCGGCCGCAACATGTCCGATGAAAAACCGCAGATTGAACATGAGGTTTCGCAGATGCCATGCGCTCAGCACGCGATGCTTCTTTTTGAAAACGGTTTCATACATGCGAATGCCGCACGCGCGGTCGCCCACTCGGTCCGCCACAATGATCATGTAATACGGCACGAAGAAGTCGGCCTTGTCCGTCTGCAGGAACAGCTTGCCGCTGGTTTCATTCCAACCATTCTGGAGAAAATGTTTTTCAACCATGCGATAATAGTTGTACGCCACTTCGTTCATGCCCTCGCAGCAGTAATGCATAATCAGCGGATACAAGCACTCCACGCGCTCCAGGTCGTAAGAAAACGCCTTCACTAAATAGAAAAACCCGTGCTCCTTCTGTCCCAGTGCTTCGTAGCATTCGTAAATGTAGAGACACGCTGCGTACTTTTCCTGCGCCCAGTTATCCTGCGTCAGTGTGATTTTGTACCAACGAATGGCATCCTCGCGCCGGCCGCAGTCGCGGTAGCTGTTGGCGCAATAAAACGCATATCGCTTATGCAAATCGTCGCCCTGGGCTATCGCCTCGGCGTGCGCCTTTTCCAGGAGAAGCGCATCCTTCAAATACTTATCGGGGTCCTGGTTGCGCGCCCCGCTGCGCCCCGACACCACGAAGTAGTCGCCATCCAGCACGCACAGTCGCGCTTGCTCATTGGCCGACGGTTCCCGGCAGCTGATGAATTCGTGCACGACCGAGTAATACTGGAATCGTTTGCGATTGTTGATGAGCAGGGTTCGCGTGTAGGTGATGCCGCCCGTGTTGGGTGCGCCGAATTTGAGGTGGTACTCATCATAAGACACAGCGGACGGTAACACAATTGTGCCGTGAATGTCGTCATCGGCATCAAACACGAGGAGCAGGTCGGTTTTGTCGAATGCATAATTTAATGCTTTTGTGCGGTTGTGCGCGAAATTCACCCACTCGTCGCAGTGCAGTTCGCCTGGAATGTTTACGCCTTTGGAAGAAGAAGAGGAAGAAGAAGAAAAGAATTCGCGGATTATCTCTCGAGTTGAATCGGTGGAACCCGTGTCGCAAATGACCCAATAATCAAACCGGACCTTGGTGAGAAGCATTTCCAGAGTGCGCCGAATGATGTGCGCCTCGTTCTTGACGATCATGTTCAGACACAGGGTCGGTCTCGCATTTGACATAGACGTTGATTGCATGATATATTTTTATATCTCATGCATTGGATTGCCGATGTTTATTTAAATGTGTTTTTTGGCATAATGACAAAAACACACATTCAAATGTTTAAATGCTGCCGCCGCGGTTGAAATACTCTTTGCGGAATTCCAGCATGTGGCTGTCGGGGATGCGGTCGCCCCGCATGAATTCCTCCGGGGTTCGCGTGCCTTCAATCAGGTTCACGATCATGAAGAGCGAGTACATGCCGCACTCCGTGTTGCGCTTTTGGTGCTGCTTCCGGTTTTCATAATACTTAAACCGGATGCCCAATGCGTGCCCCTGCTGCGTCACCGTTTTTATAAACTCGCGAATCTCTTTTTGCGGTCGGTCGCCCGTGCTGTCGAAAAAGAAGATGTAATTGTCATTGGATCCAGTCCCCAACCCCGTTCCAGCACCCACCCCCGACCCAACATTGATGAAGAGCGACACCCAGTGCGCTCCGTCTTCCGTGTGGGGGTCCGTGTTGAAAATCACGCCGATTTTGTGCGTGCCCGAATCCACGTATTTTTTAAGACTGAAGTGGCAGAGCTCCTCCCACACGCAGACGCCCGCCACTTTGGGCGCGTTGTAATCGCTCGGCGACGGCCCCAGAAACTCAAACGCGGGAAACTTGTCCTCGTACTGCTTCATCACGTCCTCAATGTCTTCACTCGTCAACCACTCGTCGGGGTCGCGGTTCCACGACTTCGGAGCTTCAGGTGCAAACGTGGTGTCCGTGTCCAGCGTGGCGGAACCAACGAGCTGCTTCATCCAGCACGCCTCGTTGCGACACATGCGGCCGAACCGCTGCTTCAGCGCGGTCCAAATCTCCTTCGGGTCGTTCGTTTCAATGCGGACATCCGGGTGGCGTGCATTCCAGCCGTCCCTCAATTTATGCAGCGTGTCATTGTCGTAGCACGTGAAATAATTCTCCTGAACGGGGCCGCACTTCAGCCGTTCGAAATCCTTTGCGTAGTTGCGGGGTTTTGTTTTTCGGCTGTGTTTACGTTCCTTATTGCGTTCCTTATTGCGTTCCTTATTACGTTCCTTATTGGTTTTACCTTTTCGTCTGCTTTTATTGCCTTTGTTGATTCGATTGCTTTTTTTGAATTTCATTTTCATGAACGGATTTAAATGAATTAAATTATGCAAATAATTTAATTATTGCACGCATTAAATTCTTTAAGGAAGAGGCGCTTGCTTGGTTTTGGATGGCTTTGGCTTAATGTCTTTGGTTTTAAATTTGGGGTCGTCCAGGTTGATTTCTTTCATTTGGGGGGGATTGGTCATGATGCGATGCTGCGGATTGGTTTCAGCGGGCGTGGTCTTGATGACGTACGTGTCCAGCGTGGGAACATTCACTTTGTGCTTGTCGAACGACATCATTATCTCCAGTTTGCGTTTTGTTGATTCCGAAATTGTTTGATTACCATTGTCGTCGCCATTGTCGTCGCCATCGTCGTCGCCATTGCATTCATTGAATTCATGGCATTCATTGGCCTCCGCAATGGGCGGCAGATACCCGACTGCATTGCACTCGGCCATGTACTCCTCCTGCAGCGTGTCGTTCTTGTCCTTGTTCCTAAAATACGTGATGCACGATTTGGCAAACGTTTCAAACGCCTGAATCACGAAAATGTCGTTCACCGTTTCCCCCTTCAGCAAATCGCGCGTCATTTCCAAAATCCGTTTTTTGTAGAAGCGCTTGGCTTTTTCGTACTTCCCGGTCAGGTCGGCCTCTTTGTTTCGCAAGTACCTCTCATATTGCGGCTGGTTCACCATCAGGTCCAGCGTCACATGGTCCACCTGGTCCAAATTCAAGTTCATTATTGTTGTTATTATTATTGCAATTGTTATTGTTATTATTGTTGCAATTGTTAGTCATGTTGTAATGATATAAAAAATTAAAGGCATTAAAACTCAAACCGGAAATGATTCGGGTTAAAATATTTTGCCCATTTGCTTCCAGTGCAGATTGCAAAGAAACATATGAGAGAATAAATCATGCAGCCGAAATCGGATTTTATGGGGAAAATCAAAAAATATACATAACAGAACACGATGATTACACTCATGCAATCATAATAAACACGATGATGCCGGATTTAAAAATACCGAAAAAAAATGTCATAGGATTAGCATTTGAACCCATTCCCTTTTTGAACCTGACCCCCGAATTTGTAAATTATGCAATGAGCCACATTGGAAAATATCTAATAGGGGATGCAACTGGATTGCCGGCATTGTTTGTGCCTCACTTTGGCTACTTGTGGTATTCACCGCCATTGACCGAAATAACGATGAAACAAAAACAAAAGGTCATGTCCATTGTGGTGAGCAATAAAATGTTTGCACCGGGCCACATTTATAGGCATAAATTAACCCAGGAAATCATCAAACGTGGGTTGCCGATTGACATTTACGGCAATGGAAGTTCCAATTATTCATTCCACACGGTGAAAGGTCCATTTTATGATGACATTGAACCGTACCGTCATTATTTGTTTTCAATATGCATAGAAAACTTCAAAAGTGGTCATTATTTTTCTGAAAAAATAATCACGCCTCTGTTGCACAATTGTTTGCCAATATACTACGGATGTGCCACCATTGACACGTATTTTGACAAGGGGGATGTGATAACATTGAAGGGACGCGTGGAACACGACATTCAATTGTTAATCGCCATTTTGAAAAATCCATTGCGGTATTACAGACGCACATGCACCGATAAAAATAAAAAAACGGTCAACCTGATAGAAAACCTGGAAAACTTATTGTCGGATTGATTTCATTAGTATTTGATTTTTGGAAAACACACATATAAAGAATAAAACAATAAAACAATCAAACACAATCAAACACAATCAAACACAATCAAACACAATCATGAATTCGGATTCCCGCGAATATCACATTCTTTTAAATGCAGTTGAAATGGTCATGGACGTGGACGGTCTAACATGTGAGATTGGCGTGCGTGAAGGCGGAGGAACCAAACTCATCATGGAGACGCTGTTAAAAACCAATCAATCCAAAATCCACATTGCAATCGACCCCTTTGGAAACATTGAATACGAACACTGGGAAACCAAGAAGGAACGGCTGGATTACACAAACACCATGAAAAATCGAATGCTCGCAAATTTATACGGTTTGTGTCATGAGACCGGAATGGAGTGCCTGTTTTTTCCGTTGGAGGACACCGAGTTTTTTAAACGGTACTGCGACGGAATCCCAATTTACGATGAATGCAAACGCATTGTAAATAAGTACGCACTGGTTTTCTTGGACGGGCCGCACACTACCCAGCTGGTGCGGGACGAATTTGATTTTTTCAACACGCGCATTCCGACCGGAGGCGTCATCGTGTTTGATGACGTGGACCAGTACCCGCACATGACCCAACTGGACGGCTACATTCGCAGCAACGGGTTTGATTTAATAGAACAGGGGGAGTGCAAAATCAGCTACATTAAGCGCGGCTGTTAGGAGAGGTGCGGCTAACCCTTGGTTTTCCGCTTATTAGGAGAGGTGCGGCTAACCTTGGTTCTCCGCTTATTAGGAGAGGTGCGGAGAACCTTGGTTTTCCGCTGCATACACGTCCTTCAGCAGACGGGCCGAGGGGTCCAATGTGCCCTCGCAAAACGGGTGCCTCCAAAAATACGGAATGGTTTCTGCGCGTCCTTTTCCAGGAAAATGACGCTCAAACACGGTCCTATAATAATAACTCTCCTTGTCGTACGGCGCATTGTGCTTAAATTTGTGCAACTGGTTTGCAATGCTCATTTCCACGTCGCTCACGCGCTTGTCCACATATTCCTTGATGATTTGCACCCAGGTGCGCTCGTGCCCGCTCACGCCGTCGCTGAACGCCTCCTTGCGCCGCCACATCACGTCGTCCGGCAGCAGCCCGTCAAACGCCTTGCGAAACAGGTGCTTTTCCACGGTGTAATTGGCGCCGCCGTCGCCGAACCGCTTCATCCACGGCGGCAGGCTCATGACAAACTCCAAAAACGTCTTGTCGGCAAAGGGGACGCGCGCCTCCAATCCCGCCCCGCTGATGCTCTTGTCGGACCGCAGCAGGTCAAAGAAGCGCACGTCGCGCACCATGCGCACATTCTCGCCCCCGAACGCGTGGTCGCTGGGCGCCTTCGTGAACCCGCGATACGACCCGAAAATCTCGTCGCTCATGTCGCCGCAGAATATGACCACGTTGTCCGTGTTGTCGTAAATGTATTTGCTCACCAGGTAGTTGCCCACCGATGCGCGCACGGTGGTGGTGTCGTAGCTCTCAATCTGATAAATGGTGGCGTCAATCGCATCCAAAAACTGCTGCTCCGTCAGGCACACCTCGTGGTGCCGCGTGCCCAAATGCTCCGCCACCCGGCGCGCCCACTTCAGGTCCACGGACCCCTCCAGCCCAATTGCATACGTGTTTACCGTCCCTGTCGCTTGCGCTTGAGCCATGTGCTTGACCACCAGTGCGGTGGTGACGGAGCTGTCGAGGCCGCCGGACAGGAGGCAGCCCACGGGCCGCTCGCTCATCAGCCGCTTGCACACCGCCGATTCAAACAGGGCGCGCATCTGCATGCAAGCGGTGAATTCCAGCTTTTCTTGAGATGGGTCCGCATCATCCAAAAACACGGGTGCAAATGTCCCAAAGTTGTAGATGTACGGTGTATCACGGGTTTCATCCAGGCACAATCCGGGATAATACGGCTGCAGCTTGGTTTCAAATTTGTTTCCATCCTTGGACACCGTCATGAAGCACCCACCGGGGAACTGTTCCACATGACTGAAGTGCTGCAGCGCCTTCATTTCGCTCGCAACGGATATGTCCGACTCGTAGTCGTTGGTGGTGCCGATGTAGAGCGCACGCACGCCAAAGGGGTCGCGCGCAATGTGCACCAAGTTGCGCTCTCTGTCAATGAGAACCAGCGAAAACACGCCGTCCAATTCGCGCAGAGTGGCCTGCATGTCGCCGTTGAACAGCCGGTACAGGTGGATGACCACTTCGCAGTCCGACCCGCTGACATACGCATCGGCGAGTCCGTGCTTTTCAATGAGCTGCCGGTGGTTGTAAATCTCGCCGTTGCAAATGAGGTCGCAGCCCAGCATGTTGAAGGGCTGGTCGCCGCTGGAGGCCAAGCCGTTGATGGCGAGGCGGTGGAACCCGATGCAATGCTGGCCGGACACAATGAATTTGCTGTTGTCCGGGCCGCGATGAGAGATTTTAGCAAAATTGGTTTGCAGGGTTTGCAGAATGGACACTGGAATCCGCTTTTGGGGGGAGCCGATGGATTCGTAATAAAAAATGCCGCACATGTTGGATGGATTGGATGATAAATAATAGGCCAAACTCTTTAAATGATGTTCAAAAAATATAAATATTATATTTATACAATACAGTGCAACACACATCCATAACAACAACAATTCCGCAACAACCACAATAATACACAATGCAGAGGCCCCATCAAGCACAGCACCCTCAAGCGCCCAATTATCAGGTCCCGGTGCAGGAACGCTTTTACGGCGTGCCCAACGGTGTCGCTTATTGCCAGCAGGAGCGCACCGATGAGTTGAGCCGTCGCATGTACGACCGCAATGTTCCGTCGGCACCGCTGCAACCGCAGCTGGGCGCGCGCCCCGTGCTTTCAAAATACACAATCATGCCCATTTTGGACCAGCGCAAGGAAGCAACTGTGCCAATTGCCAACTACCCCATTTACAACCCGGAACATGTGTTCAATCCGGGCAGCGCGGTTGCCCCGTGGTCGGGATATGCCACGGCGGTCAACGTGGAATCCACCCTGCGCAACCAGTTTTTTGCGCTGCAAAATTGCGAGCAATCGGAATACGTGCCATCGTCCAAGAGCGACCTGTACAACGTGCGCATTGACTCGCGTCAAATTCAGCAAACCCACCCGCTGCTGTTTAAAACCGAGAAATTCGCGCCCATGAATCCGGATTGCTTCCATTTAGCATCCCGCACATTCAACAATTCCACTCGCACTGAAATCAAGAATTTGGAATGAACAATTCATCATGCGTATAAATTATTAGTAATTAGTTGACTCCTTAATTAATTATTATTCATTAAAGTATATAGCAATAAATAATACCAATTTGCCACATAATACATCCGAACACATGTCTCACAAACTATACAACACGGTGGTTGAGCTGCGACGAGATGGCCAAAGATACTTGTTTTATTGCACTGCGATGAACATACACACCGACGACATTTTATACGGGGACTTGCACGTCAATGTGTTTGGCGCATGCCAATCAGAGCATGGAATGAGACAACTAACTGCAGACTGCGATGTTGAACTGATTGAATCAACCGTTAAACTCACCCGTGGCCAAAAAGAGAATATAATTGTTAAACCAATGACAGAGGGACGCACCAATGTGGTGCGGGGGACCAATTTTCCAACCGTGGACCTCATACTAGACCCTAATACAATTATAAGCTACCTGAGATACGAGGTTACGTCGCGCCAGCCATCGCACCAGCCATCGCACCAGCCATCGCACCAGCCATCGCACCAGCCATCGCACCAGCCATCGCACCAGCCATCGCACCAGCCATCACACGCATTATCATCGTTCCAACCTGAGTCCGATGAAGTGGCGTCCCCATTGGGAGGGGGTGCAGTTGTTGTTGAGGAAATTACAGAACAACCTGAATATTTTGATGCAATATCAATCATGTTAAGAGGTGTAATTGACCAACGGGAGAGAAGAAGTGGTAAGGTTGAAACACGTGCACGATTGACGACACAACTCGATGCACAGCAAGCCGAACTGCAAAATGTGTCAATGTTGCCACCATCCGAAACTTCACCTCAGCGTGCAAATGAACACCATTTGATTGCTCAAACATACATGTTCATGATGCATGGTGATCCATTATCAAATGTGTCTGCACCATATCCAACTGAATTTGAAAAAATAGATTATTTTTCGCCAAGAGGCTATTGCGCGACCTTAGGTCAGGCTGCAATGCTTACTGGATTTGAAACTTCACAACAAAAGATAGACAACATTGAATATTTTCTTCATGGGAGCGAACAATGCCCTACGAATGGAACCCACGCAATGCTACAACCAATCGCCTTTACTATAGGAAAGGCATCCGACCCAAATGTTCCCTACATTGGATTGTATCGTTATGACTTTTTTGGTAAACGCCCGGCGAATGATGATGACATCAATGACATAAAGGCTTGCGTTCGCGACATTAGAGTAACAAAACTAGTGTCATTTCCTCAATTGGACCCCACCAAAGTTTACACATACACCAACTTATTTTCAATGGTGTCAGCTGATATAAAAAAATCATTGAAGAAAGGACATGGCATCAACACCAAAGGATTCCATGTTATATTTTTTTGTTGCAGACTACCTGCCAGGGCCATAACATTGCCAGTGTATCCGTCAGTTAACAGAAATATCATGGCTCCGTCTGACTTTGCCGATTTTGCTGGAAAGCCACATGGACACATGGACATTCAACTATTAGAAGTGACCATGTTAACCAGACCTCCGATGCCAACTCAACAACATGGGCCATTGGGGACATTGTATGCCGGTTTAACACATTTAACTGAACAATCATGTCTATTGAATTTGCTTGCATTCTACGGATTTATACCATATGATGTGGCAAATGTCATGGCAGTAATGATGGGGTCTCAACAAAGAACCAGTTTGAGCACTAACAGAGTCATTACGGCCGGCGAATCCGTTCGATTTTTTATACATGCAATTGATGGTTTCTTACCTCAAGTTTCAAGACGGTTCGTCGTTGAACGAATGAGCACAGTGGACGGATTGCAAAGAATCATGAACAACATAAGGAAAATCGCGCCAATGAAAACCGGGTTGCAGTATGTATGGTTTGTCAAATTGTACCCCATTAACATGAAACCAAGTAAACCTGAAGAATCTGACAACCCAGATGTGTTCAGTGAAATTGGACACTGGATATCATTGTGGCTTGATGAGAATGGACACATAAATTATGTGGACCCACAAGGACTCACCATGCACACTGGGACTATAATGTCATTTTATACAATGGCAGATGCAGGGGATAATGTTGCAGCTTATCCACCACTGGCGCAGTTGATTGCCACTTATCAAATGGTTGATATTGTGTACGTTATAACTAGGAAACCGTCGCAAGGCATTTCGCATTTGACGGGCATTTTATACACAGTCGACGAAATACGTGCACCCAGATTACCCAAAGGTGGACGCCGCAGCAAAAAACACAAGGCAGCCGCAACTAAAAACACACTTTGCAAAAAAAACAAGTAAAGTTTGCGGGGTGCGCGCCATATTAATTTTATTACGGGTATTACGGGTAATAAAATGACAATGTGCATGGTTGAATTTGAATTTAAAGTGAACCGAGCAGTCCGCTCACGTAGCCCGATGTGTAGTAGTACACCAGGGCAAACACGACCGCGTGCACGAACGCAACGACGTGTTTGGACCCGTTGGGAGGGATGCGCAGCAGCACATTGGGGCTGAGCACGTAGAACAGAAAGACGAGGTAAAGGAAACTGGAAAAGTTGAACATTGGGTTGGTGATTTGGGGTTATAATATACATGCACAATAAAATAAATAATTGTGCTAAAGTTTTATTCCAAAGTTTTATTCCAAATTTTTATTCTAAAGTTTTATTCTAAAGTTTTATTCCAAAGTTTATTCTTCTTTACAGTTTTTGTGTTTAAAGCATGATGCGCATGATGATGTCTCATTTTTAGGGTATTCAAATTATTCGAGTTATGTTTCATTCTTACATTTACCGTGTTTGCATTCCCTCCCATGTTTGCATTTCCCATGGTTCCCTTTCCTCCCTTAAAAAACGTGTTCAAATGTTCCATTATTTTTTTGCTTATAATTGCGTCAATCTCCTGTTCCATTGGGTCTTTTGGAACGTGCGTGGCCTGAAATCGTTGCATAATTTTTGCGATGCGTTGCCGAACCTCGGCGATTGACATGTGTCCAATGGTGGCCCGCAGAACAGACGATTGCATGAACCGGTCCAGCAGCGTCTGCACGCTCAGCTGATGCACGTATGATTTCACGTTAATGTAATACACCTGTCCGTGCTCCATTTGCGAGTGCATTTGGTCGTCCAAGAAACACACCTCCACATTGGATGGCAACTTAGTGCATCGCAGCAAATCTTCATACGTTTTGTCATGCGTGGTGCGACCCATTTCGATGATTTGTCCGTTCACTTTGAACGCCGCCACGATTTGGTCAAAGAGTCGCGCGCCCAGTTTGGATTCCATGTATTTGATGATGTGTTCCACCCACATGCGAGGACCGTTGTTGTTGGTGTAAACCATGACCCCGCAGCATTCGTTGGACTCTTTTTTCGTTTTCAAAAACCGCAACAAGTCTATGATATTTGGGCGCAGGAATTCGGGGTACAGGTCCATCAACCGGTTGAAGTACTCGTATTGAGCCGTCGCATCATGGTTCCACGCGGTTTGGGTGAGGGCATCACAAAAGATGCCCAATTCCACAAAGTATCCAAGAGTTTCATCCACATCAAGCACCACTATTTTTTTTTTGGGCGCATCTGCCATTGCCATCGCGTTACTATTGTGTTATATGAATGGCACTCGCACCTAAATAAATTAACTTAGATTAAATTTAAACTATAATAATTCAATATTTAAAAATGCATGTTTATTTATGTGATTGTGCGATTGGGCGATTGGGCGATTGGGCGATTGGGCGATTGGGCGATTGTGTTATGATTTTTATTTTTTTTATCATTGTTTAATAGGACCCATCGGTGTTTTGGAATTTTAGGTATTATTATTCGGGTAATACAATTGTGCGTTTAAATCATGAGTGCTTCCGCCATGACAAGGTCGGATTATGAAAAAATTCTCTCTTATTACAAACTTCCATTTGCCAATTTAAGCAGCAACGAGATAAAACGAAAGGCGGAGGACATTTTAGCAACCAAGTTGTGCAAATGCATCAAATCCGTTGAGAAAAAAACGGGCACTCAAAATGCAATTTCGCTCTGCACCACCAGCGTCTTTGGAAAAAAGGGATTGAAATACTTTGGCATGTCGTGCAAGGGGAAGGCACAGTTGCACGCCGCCGCTCGCAAAGGAAGAAAACTCACCAAAACTCGCAAAAACGTTGCATCAATTGCGACCAAATGATAATAAAAATAACTCAAGACATGTAAATAACTCAGGACAATGCTTTTCTTCATTGCCGAACTGGCGCCCACTTTAGCATTCAAAATGTGTGCATGGGGTTTGGGGAAAATGCGCGACGGCATTGTGTATCTTGTCAAATCCACCAATCCTGCATCAAATGAACACTTGATTCTGGACAATGATTGTGTCATCATTAAGCGATTCGAGTATGAACAGCTAAAACAGTTGCACGCGCACAATTCGCATCAGTTGTCCGAGCACGAGTCCGAATCGCTCGTTGATGTGTCTTCTTCTTTATCCCCCTCTAAATAATCCATCGCAGAAAGAATGACGCGTTCTTGCTGGCTCAGGCGCTGAAAAATGATGACCTCGTCCATGTTGACATGAAATATGGCAGGATTGGGCTGTGTTTTGCACAGCAAGGACACCCCCTTTTGCCCGATTTTAATATCACAAATTATGGCACCGCGCGCGAGACAAAGGCGTTCCGGATTCTTCAAATCAATCCAGCGAATGTAGGCTCCATGCGTGAGCCCATTTAAATCGTCCACGTACCGATAATCTCTCAGCTTGTAAACGTAGTCGGAAAGCACCGACTGGCTGAGCTCAAGTTGCATGAGTTGGCGCATTTTTTCTGCGCCGATTTTGCGCGTGTTCAAAGTGGAAACGGTTGCATTGTTTTCGTTCTCCATCGCTTTTTCAAGCAGAGGCATGTCTATGACCGATTTCATTCAGACAAATGTGGGTTATTGTCATTCATGCAATGTGTTTATATTTTTTATGCAATATAAACAATATAAACCTAAAATAGATTGATATCATACTATGATATGTTTAAATTTGTTAGGGCAATTGTTAAAAAAATAATGGATTCAAAATCGTCATTTTGTGAAAATCCAACGCCCATGCTCAATGCCACAATTTGCGCTTCACCAGAACCAATCGAACCAATCGAACCAATTGAACCAATCATGGACATTGTGGTGAAAACCATTGACATGGATTCCATAAGTGTAAATGTGCCGACCATCGATGATTTCGACACATTCGAATATGAACCCGAGATGGATGTCATCACCCGATGGAAAACCGCGGCACGAAACGACATTCGACCGCTGATTGCAATGATTCGGCAACTGTATTTTTTCTCGGACTACAGGAAAACGACGATTCGAAAATACACAACATGCAAGGAAGAAATCCCAAAATTCATTGGTAAAATCAAACGTCGTCCAGAACTTCAGATTGACGTCTCGGACGTGAATGTGTTTGACCATCCGCAAATGTTCAACATGTACAGGCGATTGAGCCACATGGTCGGCATGTTCCGCATCAATGACTTCATGGTGCGCGTCGAGCACGCATTTGACAATTCGCAAATCGAGTCGGAGCATTTTGTGGTGTCGCAAATCATGAAACCGGACCAAAAGTTGGACCTGGTGCACGGGTGCGGAATTGACCACTCACACCATATTGTCATCCCTGTGCATGTGCATTTGAATAGCATCTGCAAAATTCCCGCCAGCGAGCGCACGCTGTTTCACCACATATCATACAGCATTCAGCCCATTTTGACACACTCTCGCACGCTCGACACCTGGTTCAAAACGGTGTTCATCCCTCCGACAACTGCGCAAATCATGCGGCTGTGCATTCAAATGGCAGAAGCGCTGACGCATTTGCACGCGCACAACATCGTGCACGGGGACATCAAACCCGGAAACACCCTGATTCGTGATTTCAACTGGGAATCGGACAGCAGTTCCGGGGAAGAGACGATCTATCTCATTGATTTTGGAATGTCGGGCAGCCCTGGAACCGGCGATGGCACCGGAGGAACCAAGCCATTTTGCGCCCCTGAAACGGGCAACGGCTTCAATCCAAACATTGACATGGAGACATACAACTGGACGAAAACCCAAAAGCACCACGACGTGTGGTCATTTGCGCTAATGTTTTTCACGCTGATTGTGTTGCGCAAGTCCACTGCATATTCGAAGGATTATCCCTCCGACTTTTTTGAGGTTGAGAGAGACGGCCACATCAATCCTGCATATTTTGACAAAATTCAGGATGAACCGATGCGTGAATTGTTTCGACGCGCGCTGTGTCCCGCCGAAGACCGCATTACTGCCGCTGAATTCTTAACTGCTGCCGCTACTGTCGACAGCGCTGTCGACAGCGCTGCTGTCTCCAATCCCATCGACATCAATTGATGCATTCATTGTTGAATTTGCATTGGCATTTGTTGTCGCTGTTATTTTTTTCTCAATAACATCGCGCTTCACATTTTGTTGCTGTAGCAACCACATGCACAGCTTATCAATTATGCTGACAGTGTTCATGTAAGTGCGATACTTGAAGCAGCAAATGGTGGTCAAGGTTGAACCAGAAGGGAACTGCATGCTGCACCACCAATATGCTGGGATGTAAATGATTTGTCCCGCGCGCAGCTCCACATCCATGGTTTTAATCTTGTCAAAATCGGCACGATACTCCGCCTGTGTTGTCCACGGATTGACGGGCGACCGAAACTCGAAGTTGTCGTAATCGGCAACGGGATACAGATACTTGCTGGCGTGCGGGGCAATCAGCCGCAGCTTAACGCTGCCCTGCGTCACCAAATAATAGTTGCGATAATTCAGCTCATATCGCAGAGGCGTTGCAGTCCCGGGCGACGCGCACACCACATCATACATGCATTTGCTCACCATGGGTGGGCGCAAAAATGCGTCATTGTATTTGAACGTTTTGGTCAGGCCCGTTTCCTCTAAGAAGTCGCCATTGTTCTCGCTGATGTAGCGCGAGTCCTTGTCGCTGTGAAACGCTTCCGCTGCGGCGTGCAGCGTCAACGGAACATACAACTCGGTCGTGTCAGTTTCATCTGCGGAATCCTTCACGTTGCGCAGGCGCACATCGAATGCGCCGTACGAAGCGCGGATTGCATTCAGGGTGCATGATTCCATCAGCCGCTCGTTGGCATATTCAAACAACACCGGCTGCCGCAAATCACACACCTCTTCCAGTTTGTCTTTGGACGGTTGGTCGATTTCATACACCTCCAGGTCGTTGCTGGTTTTCATGTGGAAATAAATGTGTAAATACAGAAACAACACAACGCAAAAAATGAGCACCGCAAATACAGACTGCATGGATTTGATACAAATGTGATATGAATGAATTGCTAATAATTGATGCAATCAATTTTTTAAATACTTATGCCTATGCTTATTTATATGCGACAATAATTTCATATAAATATTACGAGGACGTTGTTCATTCATCCTAATCCACGGCTTGCATGTTTGAAACATCCAATTGAATGTTGTCGCCTTGGTCTTGGTCCTGTTCACATTCTTGGTCTTGGTCTTGGTCTTGGTCTTGGTCTTGGTCTTGGTCTTGGGCTTGGTCTTGGTCTTGGTCTTGGTCTTGGTCTTGGTCTTGGTCTTGGTCTTGGTCTTGGTCTTGCGCTGGCGATTGTGCGCTGCTATTGCTGGCATTGCTGGCATTGCTGGCATTGCTGGCATTGCTTGGCACGCTGATTGGCGCACTTATGTTTTGGCTAAACAATTTCAGCAACATGAGGTTCATCTCGTTGATGGTCTTTTGCTGCGCGTAAAGCAGGTCGCGCAGTTCCTTATTTTCAATTTGCACGGCATCAATCTGTTCAATAATGTCAGACAAGTTGGAATTGGTCATGATGTTGTCCACGATGCCGGACACAAACTCCTCATCACTCATGAGCACCGGCTTAATCTGCTCTAAGGACAACGACATCCCATCGGATGATGAATGAGTTCCAGGCAATGACCCACTTTCGATGCAATTCAACCGATTTTTAATATCATCAATGGATTGACTTTGTTGAAACAACATGGTGTCCATCTGCTTCATGAGATAAATGGGCGGCGCAGGCCAGGTCAATCCCGGCTTTTTATTTGACTGTCCTTGTCCTTGTCCTTGTTTTTGTTGACTCGATTTTTGCTGCTGCATTTGTTGTTGCTGCGGTTGCGGTTGCTGTTGTTGTTGCTGCTGCATTTGTTGCATGCGCTGTTGTTGCTGCATCAAAAATTGTTGGCGTTGTGCAGGTGTCAAACTTGCTAAAGAAGGCGCGGTCATGGGTCTTTGCTGTTGCTGTTGCTGTTGCTGTTGATGTTGCTGTTGTGGTGTGGGCGGTTGCACCTGGTTGGCGCGACGTTTCTTTGCGGCGGAAATGGAAGCAGCGCTACTCATTGTATTGATTTTTAAATGTGTAAATTAATTGGTGAATTATAAATGCATATGACACTATAATTTTATATTATTTGCGCATTACATCTATATCCATGCAATGAAAATGAAATAAATGAAATGAAATGAAATGAATACCATGAAATAAAATAAAAATTGAAAACAATTAAACACTACACATGTTCCAAATACAGAATCCAATTCATACTCGTCGCATAACGTGAATATGTCAGAAGCTCATTCATTCCGTCTATTTGATTTTCAGGTGCGTGATGAAATGCCAGGCACCGGCACTGGAAGCGGAAGTGTAAGCAGCAATAGCAGTGGCGGTGGTGGCGGTTATAAGAAACAGGCCAAGGACAAAAAACACTTCGTAATTCAAATGTTCGGCATCAATGAACGGGGCGAAACCTGCTGCATCATTGTGCGCAATTACGAGCCCTTCTTCTACGTCAAGGTCCCGGAGACGTGGGGGTTTGAAGCCAAGGCGCGCTTCATCTCGGAATTGAAAAAAGACATCGGAAAATTCAGCGAGGATTCCATTTTGGTCGACGAATGCAAGCTCCTGCGTCGCAAGACGCTCTACGGGTTTGACGGCGGAAAAGACCACAAATTCCTCCTTCTCAAATTCAAAAACATGGCCACCATGAACAAAGTGAAGAACCTGTGGTATGAGCGCAAAGGGACCGACCTGCGCCTGAACCCGCGTGGCCACAAGGACACCTACATATATGAGGCCAACATCCCGCCCCTGTTGCGCTACTTCCACATCAAGGACATCAGTCCATCCGGCTGGGTCAAGGTCAAGGGCGAACCCATTGAAACACAAAAGCAAACCACGTGCCGATACGAATACAGCGTTGGGCACAAGGACGTTGTTGCACAGCCCGAAAAGGAGACACTCGTCCCCTACAAAATCATGAGTTTTGACATTGAAGCCAGCAGCAGCCACGGCGACTTCCCCGTTCCGATTAAAAGCTACAAAAAACTCGCCGCCAACATCGTGGACGTGTGTCTGAAGACGCCCGAATCCACAACCCGGTCGGAAGTGCATCGCATGATTCGCACCGCGTTCCATGACAAAACCTCGCAGCCTGTGTCTTTCACGATGCATGATGACATTGAGCGCATTTACACCAAAACCGTGCCAACTCCGGCACAACTGGATGCCACATTTGAGCGCATGTGGTCCACGCCCATCAACACGTTGGTGGAAGAAGCCGACCCCGATGTCATGCTGAATGTCAACACCATCGAGCGCATGTTTGAAAAAATGAAGGCAGAAAACGATGCATTGGCTGAGTGCGATGGCGAAGACGATGATGGCGACGCAGACGACGATGATGGGCGCAGCGTGTTCACTACGGCAACCGGTGCGGTAAAACCAATTGCCACTGCTGCTGCATCCGCTTATTCCGCCGCTGTCGCTCATTCCGCTCCCGCTCATTCCATTTCGGACATGCTGCAATCCTCCGCGTTGGACCGTGAAACCAAAATCAACCACATGAACGACGCCCTGTGCGCCGTGTTTCCGCCAGTGGAGGGCGACAAGGTCACATTCATCGGCTCCACATTCCTGCGATACGGCGAAGACCGCCCCTATTTAAACCACTGCCTTGCACTGGGAACATGCGACCCCGTTCCCACCGCAGAAATCGTGAGCTGCAAGACCGAGCGCAAGCTGCTGCAGGCCTGGACCGAGCTCGTGCAGCGCGAGGACCCCGACATCATCATCGGCTACAACATCTTCGGGTTTGATTACCAGTTCATGTTTCATCGTGCGCTGGAAAACCACGTGGAAGACGATTTCCTGAAGCTCTCGCGCAACACCGACGAGTTTTGCGGCAAGCGCGATTTCAAAACGGGGCGCGTCAGCATTGAAGAAACCAGCATCGCCCTCGCCAGCGGGCAGTACGACCTGCACTACATTGCCATGTCGGGTCGCCTGCAAATTGACATGTACAACTACTTCCGCCGCGACTATAACCTCACATCCTACAAGCTGGATTACGTCGGCGCCTACTTCATCGGAGACGATGTGCTTAAGATGGAGCACCTCGGTGAAGCCGACGATGAAAAGGTTAGTCGCATTGTCAGCAAAAATCTCAGCGGCCTGGAGGTCGGCAACTACATCGAGCTGGAAGAGACGGGGCACTCCACCGACCCCTACAAAGACGGCCAAAAATTCCAGGTCGTCGCAATTAACCGTGCGTCCGGCTATTTCGAAATCGTCGGACACGAGACACCTGACATGAAGAAGCACGTGCGCTGGGGCGTGTCCAAGGACGACGTGACGCCGCAGGACATTTTCCGCATGACGAACGAGGGCCCCGGTCCGCGCGCCGTCATTGCCAAATACTGTATTCAGGATTGCAACCTCGTGCACCATCTCATGAAGAAGGTGGACGTGGTCACGGGCTACAACGAGATGGCGAAGATTTGCAGCGTGCCCATCAGCTTCCTGGTCATTCGCGGCCAGGGCATCAAGCTGACGAGCTACATGGCCAAAAAATGCCGCGAGAAAAACACGCTCATGCCCGTCATTGACAAGGGGCCATCCGGCGAAGGCTACGAAGGCGCCATTGTGCTGCCCCCCAAGCGCGGCCTCTACCTGGACAATCCCGTGGCATGCAACGATTACTCGTCGCTGTATCCGTCATCCATGATCAGCGAAAACCTGTCGCACGACAGCAAGGTCTGGACAAAGGAGTACGACCTGGATGGCAACATGGTTCGCGAGACGGGCGAAAAGGACCCGAAAACCCGGCAGCACATTTACGACAACTTGCCCGGATACGGATATGTGGACGTGGAGTACGACACGTATCGCTGGAAGCCGAACGCGCGTGGCAAGATGGAGAAGCACCTGAGCGGGAAAAAGGTGTGCCGGTTTGCGCAGTTCAAGGACGGCACGAAGGCCATTCTGCCGTCCATTTTAGAAGAATTGTTGGCAGCGCGCAAGGCCACGCGCAAGCTGGCGGAGCAGCAGTCCGACCCCTTCATGGCCAACGTGCTGGACAAGCGGCAGCTGGCTTACAAGGTCACCGCGAACTCGCTTTACGGTCAGTGCGGCGCCAAGACCAGCTCGTTCTACGAAGTGGATGTGGCGGCTTCCACGACCGCCACCGGGCGCAAGCTGCTGACATACGCCAAGCGCATGGTGGAGGAGGTGTACGGGAACGCGGTAGTCACCACAAAAGTGCACGGCACGGTGCTGACACGGGCGGAGTACGTGTACGGGGACAGTGTGGCGGCACACACTCCAGTGTATGTACGATTGGGCGGCGTCATTGATGTTTGTCCCATTGAAGCGCTTGCAGAAAAATATGGCGCGAATCCGAATGAATGGTCCGACTGCAAAGAAGATGGCAAACAAACCAAGCAGGTTTGCGAAATGATGTGCGGCGTGGAAACGTGGTCAGAAAAGGGATGGACCCGACTTCATCGTGTGATTCGGCATGTACTCGCCCCTCACAAAAAAATGATGAGAATCATTACGCACACTGGAATTGTTGATGTGACGGACGACCATTCTTTGATTCTCTCAAACGGTGATGATATTTCACCAAAAAATGTGGAGATTGGAACCAAATTGCTGCATTGTGCGTTGCCGCAGCCACAGTCCGCATCCGATGAAGTGCCAATGTTCACTGTTGAACAAGCCAGAGTCATGGGGTTCTTCTTTGGAGATGGAAGTTGCGGAGAGTATGATTGTGATTCTGGCAAAAAATGTTCATGGGAATTGAACAATGCCTCGATGGAATTCATCCAAAAATATATTGAACTATGCAAAATCGCTTACCCAGATTTGGATTGGACCTACAACGACACTCTGGAAAGTTCTGGGGTATACAAAATTGTTCCAAAATCAAAAAAATATGGAAGTATTGTGAAATTTGTGAAATTTTACAGAAGCATGATGTATCACCAAAAATGCAAAATCATCCCAACCAGCATCCTCAATGGCACGAGAGAAGTTCGAGAAAGCTTCTGGAACGGCATGTATGATGCTGACGGCGACAAAGCTGAAAATGGAAACATTCGAATTGACCAAAAAAATCAAATCAGCGCTGCATGCATATGTTTGTTGGCTCAAAGTCTTGGATGGAAAACATCATTGAACACGCGTTCAGACAATATGGACATTTATAGAGCGACCATGACAACCGGCGTTCAGAGAAAATGTCCCGATTCCATCAAGAAAATATTAACATTGCCGGTTGTGGAGAATCAATGTGTTTACGATTTGACCACCGACAATCATCATTTTGCGGCTGGAATTGGAAACATGATTGTTCACAACACGGACTCTGTATTCTACACGTTCAATCTGGCTGACAAAGACGGAACACCCATTCGCGGAAAGCAGGCGCTGGAAATCACCATTGAGCTCGCGCGCCAGGTGGGCGACATGGCCTCCGCATTCCTGAAGGCACCGCACGGATGGGTGTATGAAAAGACGCTCATGCCCTTCGGCCTGCTGCAGAAGAAGCGCTACTTCGGCATCCTGTACGAGACGGACCCAAACAAGGGCAAGCCAAAGAGCATGGGCATCGTTCTGCGTCGACGCGACAACGCGCCCATCGTCAAGGACGTGTATGGCGGCTTAATTGATATCCTGACAAAGAAGCAGGACCTGGAGGCGGCCGTGCAGTTCGTGCGCGAGTCGATGCAGTCCCTCGTGGATGAGCGCGTGCCCATGGACAAGCTCATCATCACGAAGTCGCTACGTTCCACATACAAGAACCCGCAGCAGATTGCGCACAAGGTTTTGGCAGACCGCATGGGCAAACGCGACCCGGGCAACAAACCGAGTTCGGGCGACCGCATCCCCTTCGTTTATATCCACAACGCCAACAAGAAGGCGCTGCAGGGGGAGCGCATTGAGACGCCGGACTACATTCGCGCCAACCGTTTGAAACCGAACTACTCGTTTTACATCACGAACCAAATCATGAAGCCCGTGGCGCAGCTGTTCGGACTGGTGCTGGAACAAATGGCGGCGTTTCGGCGCAAGAAGGCGCGCTTTTTGGAAGAACTGGAATCCGTGAAATGCAACTGGACGGAGAGCGACGACAAACTGCAGAAGAAGCTGGACGACCTGCGGTTCCGAGAAGTTAGGGAGCTCATATTTGACGACTACTTGCGCCAGGCGGACAACATGGCGAAATCAAATAAGAGCATAACGGAATTCTTTAAGGGCAAAAGCAAATGATGCATGCAACACACAACACATGTCAAATAATAAAATCATTTACGATGTGAACGATTCACATTTTTTTTTGAGGTTTTGGTTTTGATTCTTTTGATTCTTTTCGAGGTTTTAGTGTTGCGTCGTTTTCCACCGAATCTGCATATTTGTTTTCCCACTGATTTGGGACTATCACAAGGTGTCAGGGTCAAATCATTGCTCACTCTGCATCCAAGCAACAAAACATACACTCTTTGTCCAGGGAAATGCGCATGAATCTTTTTAAGCAATTCATCTGAAAAAATGGGGTCATGTTTGCATTTCACTGTTTTGGAATCAAAAAATATACCGGATTCATTGATATTCCACATAATTTCATGAATGAACCTTAGAACCATGTTTTTAAACCGCGGTTCATGCAAATCCGTTGGCAATGACATCAATATGTCATTCTCAGCACCTGCTCTGTCAGATTGGTATTTGGCAATCAATGCATGATTGCTAAAAATCACTGATTGTGTGGCAATGCGCAATCGTTCTATCTCGTCAATGTCGTGATGCCAATGAGTTAATAAACGATGCGGATAATGAATTGCATCCAAATATATGATTCGATTATCTCTCAAGTCTTGGATCTGATCTTGTGTTATTGAGATTTTGGATAATTCCTGCATAATCTCAGGGTCGGTTGGAACCCTCTTATAATTTGAAAAAAACCAGTCTTCGAAATGAATTATAGCTTTATCAGATGGTGTGGTTGCTCTATACATTTGCATGGATTGTGGCGTCATCCGAACAGGAGGACCCAATATTGCATCGGTTATGTCGACCTGACCTGGAGAGGTTTTCGTAAATGCGAATATCCCTTCATGTTCCATTTTGGGTCCTTCTAAAAAACACGTTTGGCGAGTCAATAATGATGTCCCTTCCCTTTGAACAAATGATGCGGAAGATACACCCATGCATTCTTTCCAGTCGGTGCGCGTGGATGAAACTCCGATGCACTCATTTGCTCGATGCTGGACCAATTTGTGTTGTATTTCCAAATCATTTGGGAGAGTTTTCTGTCTGTGCATTCCACTAATTAAAACATGTCTTGGTTTGAATAATTCTGAGAACTCATGAAACAGCACATTCAATCGGGTTGCATGCAACATTTCATTGAGTAAACATGCCGTAGTTGCTGTAATGTTATGTGGAATGGGAATTTGCACATGCGGTGTAACCACACTCGAGTGAGATGCCACCACAACCAATGCATCAAATGGTCCGGATGAAGACATCGAAGACATCATTTGCAATACAAACATATTTTATTTTTGTTAAATCAATCAACATCGTCAATTGGTCCGGGTCCTCTTGTTCCGCTTGTTGGGCCGCTTGTTGGGCCGCTTGTTGGGCCGCTTGTTGGGCCGCTTGTTGGGCCGCTTGTTCCGTTTAAACGGCTCATTACGTCAAACGAAAACACAACAGAATTATCATCCACTGCATTCAATTCAAACCCGGGAATGTTTCCGCTGTTTCGCAGCAATTCATTGTAAAATGTGTTAATGTCAATTTCGGATTCAAGGGGGATTTGGACGCGACGAACTCTCCCATCCGCAGAAAGAGTGGAAGCAGCAGTTGGACTAGGACCAGTTGGACCAGGTGCAGGAACATCCACAGAAGTCAATAAATTGTGCCTACACGTAGGACATGTGTTGTTAATGCGCAACCAATGCGTCAAGCTGTCTGAATTGAATATGTGCCCACAATGACGAATCCGCGCCACTCGTTGCGTGGGTTCAAACGCATCGTGTGTAATTGAACACACAGTGTTGATTGGATTGACAATGTTTCTAAATTCGACATATTGCACTCGTTCATCGAGCTGCGCCTGGGTCAATCTGTGCTCTTCTGGCAGTGGTTGAGAGATAATTCCGAATAATGCATTTATTATGTTATTCTCCAACGTAGTTGTAGAAGCTCTTGGCGCTGGACTCATTGTGGCCGGATTCCTGGTCGGAATCCTTGTGTTTGTGTTTGCTGCGTTTGTGGTTGTATTTGCTGCGTTTGTGGTTGTATTTGCTGCATTTGTGGTTGTGTTTGCTGCATTTGTGGTTGTGTTTGCTGCATTTGTGTTTGCTGCGTTTGTTGGATGGAATTGTGATTGTTGGCTTTGTTGGCTTTGTTGACTTTGTTGGCTTTGTTGGCTTTGTTGGCTTTGATTTGGGTGGGGACCTTGGGTTGGATGGTTTGGGTGTGGGATAATCAACCATGGATACGGGTTTGAATTGATTGAATTCCGCGTGCCATGCAGCGCTTGTTCCAATACACCGTACATGTGATTTGCATGATACGTGAAATGGGTGTAGCTTTGAATCAGGCTTTCATACATTGCAAACAATCGAGCATTGTAAAAAGGGATGCTATTTACATTGTCTTGTGCCGGAAATGGTTGGCCTTGCGGTTGTTCAGCATTACTGTTCTGATTCTGATTCCGGGAAGAATTCCTTTGATTGTTTCGATGGAAGCGCGGCATTGTAAACTGGGTGTATTATTAGATTTATATTAAATAATTATCATTTTTTTAAGCATTAACCCAATGATAATTATAATTTTAAATGCATAATTTAAACATCATAAACAAAAAGATACTCCACGTGAATGGAGGCTCTGGTGCACTAAATGCACCTGTGCGACATTGATGTGGACTCCTTTTTGGAGGGTTTCTTGATTGTAATCCCCCCGACAGGTTTCGATCCTGTGACCTTCCGCTTATGAGGCGATAACCATCAGTCCTTCGGACTCTTTAAAGTCAAATTAAACGACCGACGATGTTGTAGACGCTCTGCCGCTGAGCTACAAGGGCTTTCATTCATGTGTTGGATTGTATTGTCTTGTCTTCATGTTCCATTGCTTGACCTACTGTTTTTTTTGGTTTTTTTTGCAGAGGGATTCGAACTTGGTACCTTCGGGTTAGTAATCAGGCTTCCAACCACTAGACCACACGTTCGTTGCGAACTGCTTGCAATACATGCCACTGAATTGGTATAGTAAGATGAAACCCCAACCTCACAAACTCATATTCGATTATGACATATAAAATGCATGGTCTGGATGACCCCCTACACAATTAAATCCTGGTAAATTTAAAATTAAAATATTAATCAATGATATAACTAATAAAATGAAAACCAAACGTTCATCCCATTCTCGTCGTCATAGGTCTTCCATCAAACGCAGCAAACGTGGTCGTGGTGCTACGCCGCCGACATGCTCAGGGTGCATATGCAGTGCGTGCGGCCATTACAATCCCGTCATTCAACGCGTTTTATACGTTTAAATATACATGATTATTATGCTTTGTGTTTATCAATTTGAATATTCTTGATAAATCCTTTTATGATTTTTTTGTGTGCATGGTCATCATTTTCGATGTTCTTGTACAGCTCCTTACACAGCGCCAAATACTCGGTCTGCAACTTTTCTTTAGTTTCCCACCCAGGATGCGCGTCAATCCAGTCCTGAATGCGCTTGATTTGATAGCACGATGTCAGGTATATGAATTTCTTGATGTTGGAGCAGTCGTCGTCTTTTTCCCACTCGTCGTTCTTCACGTACATGATCTCGCGCTTGGCATCGGTGCAATGAATGGGGCGCTTGTGCACGTCCATGCCCTTCAGATTGTTGACGATAATGGAGCTCACGCCCTCGATGATGCCGTTGTTCTTCGTGAATTCCAAATCCTCCACTGTTATGTTGAGAGATTTTACAAAATCGCTGAGTTTAATGGCGTCCTTGCACTCCGTGTTTAAAAACACCTGCAAATTAAATTGCTGGTTGTTCGTCGTGTTGTTCGTGGTATTTATCACCGTATTTCTCTCTTTGCTCATTTCTATTAATTGAGTTTGCAGAGTTTTGTTCTGCTCCATCAGCTGTTCCACCATCTTCATCATGGTGAATTCGGTTGATGCCGGCGGTGATGCATGCATGGGCGCGGGTTCGGGTGCGGATGCGGATGCATTCGCATTATTCAACTTTTTAATGCATTTGGTGGTGATTTGTTCTTCCATTTCACACATGATTGCAATGCTGTTTGGTGCAGTCGCCTTTTGCGCACACTTCTGTTCATGATACCATAAACTGTTTCGAGCATCATATCCCTTTCCACAATGAGCACATGAATACGCTTTTTTTGCCCATTCAGTAATTAATGGTTTGTGTTTACATTTTTTTTCATGATACCATTTACCGTTCCGGGTCGTGAAAGTTTTTGGACAGTGGTCGCATTTATAGTGTTCGGACTTCTCCGAATCATCCAGCATGCATGTTGGCGCAAGATTCAATTCATTTGTTAAGATTTCCGCCAACTTGTCTTTTGAAATCTTAAAAAATTTTTTGTTGGGTTCTATGCGATATTGCATTAGATGATTGTGAATATGTGTTTCAAGTTCATGCCCTTCATGCGTAATTATCACCGACTCAACCACAAAAGGCGTTGGGACACCTGTTGCATGCAGCGACCTTTTAATGTGATGTTTCCTCGTCCAACCAATTTTTAATACATCATCATCATATGATGGGTTTGACATGATGTAAACACATTGGTCTTTCGTGTCGTTCATTGTCTGTTTACACTGTGTTATTATTAATTATTATTGTATGGTATTTAAATTGTTTCCATCATACACGTTCTAAATAGTCAAAATGACTGTTCAGCCTGCTAAATAAAATGTTCTTTATGCCAAATAATACATTTCTATATGCCAAAAAATCGTTCTAAAAACTAAAAAATACATAGAACGTTTTTTTTAACACTTGGTGCCTTTTTTTAAGCTTTTTTCGGACCCAAAAATCACCTTTTTTTGAGCCATTTTTTACCAGACTGATATGCTCTCATTTTTATCGATTTATTACATAAATTAATTTTGTTATTTTTTCAAATTACTTTGCACAAAAGTCAAAAAATTTTCAGGAATTGGACAAAAAAAATGTCCAAAAATGGATATGTCAAAACCTTTTTGCGCAAAAACGTGCGGCGCTAGGTAATTTGCGGAACTTTTTTATAACGAAAAAATGTAGACCATAATGGTCTGATAAAAACGGCACAACCGATGTTTGGAAAATCGGCCTAGAGAGAAATGAATGATATTTACTGAATATTAATGAATTTACTTATTTACTGAATTTTAATGATTTAATGTTGGGAATATCTCTCGTTTCATGATGTTGAAAGATGCAAAAAGTGTCGCATGCATGGGATGCATGCGGCCGGTGATGTCATTCAACTCATGCCTTCGGGGTTTCTGGAAATGTGGGAACGAGAGAAATTCAGGTAATAATAAAAGCATATATGATTTAAAAAGTGCATAAACACAAGACAATGCCTAACATCAAACATGACTGTGTCACAATATGATGCATACAAGGACAAGGGTCTGAGCGGCCTCGCAAACATGGGCAACACGTGCTACGCGAATGCGTGCCTGCAAATGCTGTCGCACACCTATGAATTCAATGATTTTCTCTCAAAGAATGGGGGGGAGTACAAGGCGCGTCTGAATCACAAGGTGGATTCCGTGCTTCTGCACGAGTGGGACAAGCTGCGCACGATGATGTGGGCCGACAACTGCATCATTTCGCCGGGTGGGTTCGTGTCGGCCATGCAAAAAATCGCCAAACTCAAGCACATGGACCTGTTTTCCGGGTTTCAGCAGAACGACGTGGCCGAGTTTCTCGGGTTTTTGCTGGACTGCTTCCACACGGCACTGTCCCGTGAGGTGGAGATGAAGGTGCGCGGCGTGGCGCGCAATGCCACCGACCGCGCGGCCCGAGAGTGCTATGAAATGATGGCGGACATGTATAAAAAGCAGTACTCCGAAGTGCTGAACATATTTTACGGGGTGCAAGTGTCCATGATTGAGTCGATGGGGGCATCGGAGACGTTGAGCACGAAGCCGGAGCCCTTCTGCATATTGAACCTGTCGTTCCCTAATGCAACCCACGCAACCCATGCAACCCATGCAACCCATGCATTTAGGGGGGCCACGGTTTCCCTGTTCGACTGCATGGAGCACCATTGCGCGCCGGAAGTGTTGAGCGGAGAGAATGCGTGGTTCAATGAAGCCACTGGCAAAAAGCAGGACGTGACGAAACGGCTGTCGTTCTGGAGCCTGCCAAACGTGCTGATTATCGTGTTGAAACGATTCGAAATGAATGCGCGGGGGCACATGCGAAAAATCCAGGTGCCGATTTCCGTGCCGTGTGTTCGCGCCGATTTTTCCAAATTTGTGCACGGATACAATCGGGAGAGTTACGTGTACGAGCTGTTTGGGGTGTGCAACCATCACGGCGGGTCACCGATGGGCGGCCATTACACTGCCACCATCCGAAACGCGAATGGAAAGTGGTACGGATGCAACGACACCATCGTGAAGGAAATGCCGCTTGCGACAGACTCCATTGTAAGCAATTTGCCGTACTGCCTGTTTTATCGGAAACTCAAAGAATAATAATATTTTATAATTTTATACATAGTATTTAATAGTATTTAACAATTCATTAGGGAAATGAACGTGTCATATGATTCGGTAACCGGCATCGGGCAAAACCCGCTGGAATACATCCAAATGACCGACTCCATAAGCACCAACGGGAAGCTGATCATGCTTGCAGTGCTGTCGGTGACCATACTGTTGTATTACATGATATTTTCCACGGTTCCAGGGGGGACGGGAACCAGTGGACCCACCCCTGCAACCGGTGGAATCAAATTGCTGGAAGTCATCATGTGGGGGACGTTCATTGTGCTGCTGATGATCAACGGGTACCAGTATTTTTTCAATGTGAACATTGTGGCCAGTGTGAACGACATATTCAGCGACAAACCGAAAGTGGACATCACGGTGCAGCAGCCGGAGGGCGACTCCGAAACCAGCGTGCCCGAACTGCGGTATTTTAAGCAGGTGTTCCACGTGCCGGGGAATGAGTACACGTATGACGATGCGAAAGACGTGTGCAAAGCATTTGACGCGCGACTGGCGTCGTATGATGAAGTGGAGAAGGCGTACAACGGGGGCGCCCAATGGTGCAGCTACGGCTGGTCGGATAACCAGATGGCGCTGTTTCCCACGCAAAAAAACACGTGGAGTCGGTTGCAAAAGATTAAGGGGCACGAAAACGATTGCGGGCGTCCGGGCGTGAACGGCGGGTTCATTGCGAACCCGGACGTGCGTTTCGGCATTAACTGCTACGGGTTCAAGCCGCAGATCACCGCGGCGGAAGCGGACGACATGAAGACCGCCTCGATTTACCCCAAGACGCTGAAGGACCTGGAGAAGCAGCAGAAGGTGGCGTACTGGCAGACGAAGCTGAGCGACATCATGGTTTCACCGTTCAACAATGACGTGTGGAGCGCGTGAATTGCGCATGATGCGAGTCGCACGATTCATGAAAATATAATCCAGATTCCAAGCGGCCACATCTCCGCATCTCATTGAATATCAAACATTGTCATAAATTTGTTTGATGTGCCATAAAAATGACCGTATTCCAATATGTGAGCATTTCTATTCGCATGTTGATGCATGGTGAATGGTCCCAATAAATTCTTCATTGTTTTGTGCACATTGTTGTCATTGTGTTTATTAAATGGAGATTCCAAATATGGAGATTCTGCAACATTTGTGTAAGTTACGTCAACGTACCCAATGTTGTATTTGCTGATTATCGTGTAATGTCCATTGGTTGTTCCAACCACCGCACAATCTTCCATTGTGTGCATTGTGAATGTGTTGTCTAAATTGTAGATTATTTTATACATTCTATTTGGCTTGCTTAAACTGGTGTGTATTCCAATTTTTCCACGAATTGCATCATCCAGCTGGCCCGGAGATAATTTATTGTGCGACGTCATGAATCGCAATGCAATGAATAATAACAATGCGACCACCGCCAATTGAAACGCAATTCGTTTGTTCATGTTGTATACTGTGTGTTGTGTGTTGTAATAAATAATAATGAGATTTTATTTATTAAATGATTTAATGGTCACATGTAATCACATGGGCATCATCATGCGCACATCTGCAGCTTTGGCCCTTGGGGAGACGCGAGTGGTGTTGCCATTGAACCAGTTGTCCAGCAGCTTCGCTGCAGGTTGCACTGGCTTGGCAGTGTGGAGATTGATGGCATCATTGCCACGAAACATGGCCTTTCCGCCGAAGCTGGTTGAAGTGCGATTGTTGTTGAAGCTGCCGTCTAGCAGCTTGGAGTCAGCATTGGATGCAAAGGACAAGTCAGAGGCAGACATTGGCAAATGTGAGTGGTGTGTGGGGTTCAAAGGGGGTTATGATATGCGTTAAGAAATTATTTTTATATTGAAATAATCACTAAATTATTTTAATGATTGTTTGTTTGTTTTGTTTTGTTTTGTTTTGCATTGTGTGTGTGTTTTGCGCATTTAACGGCGACCACCGAGGGGCAGACCCATAGACGCAGCTTCGGCACGGGTGAGCGCACCGGCATTGTTGGCAGCAACCTGGGCAGAATGGGTGGGATTGGCTAAATAGCCGTTGTTGTTCATGGTGTATCCATTGGATATGTAGTTTTTGGCGGAAACAGCGGAAGGCTTGACGGCAGCAGCCGAAGCCACCGAATGCGAAGCCACCGAATGCGAAGCCACCGAAGGCTTGAAAGACAAGGCGCGAGAGGTAGAGAGGTTCAAAGACATTTTTATAATATACAGTGAGATTTTATGTTTATATTGAAATACATCTATTTTATATTTGCAATTTGCAATTTGCAATTTTAATAAATCCTAAATTCTGCGTTTGGTTTTTTTATGCGCAGGCGCATGCGCATTTAAGCGGCGTTTTTTGCTTGTCTTGTGCGCCCGAGCGCGTGCATCATGCGATAACCAGTTGCACACGAACGCGCATTCCGGGGCCATTCCGCAGTCTTCATCGTCGTCATCGCAATTGCACGGCGGCCTGGACTGTTTCTTAGAACCTGCAAATTGCAATAAGGAATGAAAGGGTGAAACGAGCTCCTTGAACATGAATAATTATGATATATTATGCACATGTTATAATTTTAAGTGAAATGCACATAAATACAATTTGCGAATGCAATGGAATCGCGATTAAACCAATGACGACGACTCAACCCGACATTCGCAGTCAGCAGCAGATTGACGGCACAATGCAGTGGGTGCCAGCCCCCGCCGAGTGGGCAGCGGCGTACATGCAGTACAAATCCAGGCCGGCATACAGTCCCGAGGTTCCATCCAACTATGAAAACCGGTTCCTTGTGTATCGCGTGGAAAACGACTGCTACATGCCGACCCGCATTCAGCGGTCCGACACGGGGGACACATTTCCCATCATGGACTGCGCCGACGTGAAAGTGTTTCTGCAGGATGCGGACCCAGTGAACTGGTACCCCGCGCGCAACTACCAGATGTGGGCCTTCCGCGATTTCATTTACGACTCGGCGCGCCCCGTGCGCAAGTTCTACGCGTCCAAGTACTCGTCGCACCTGTTTTTCCAGCGGGGGTCATCCGTTACAACCGAAATTGACATAGACGGCCTGCCGCCGAACATCATCTTCTCCATCTCTCGGAACAACAATGGCAGTGTGTATTACGAGAGAAATGATGCACAGGGAACGAGGGTGCGCATTTGCGACCACGAGGGCGCGCGCGCCGGGTTCCGCGGGTTTTACAACCGCATCACCATGGACCCGGGGATTGTCATCACACCACCCTCACAATCAACGCATCTAATTCAGCCAATTCAGCCAACGCAGCCAATGCCTTCATACACAATATCTTCGGCCATCCCATTGCAATTGCCGCCGGGAATCAGCACAGTCCAAACGAGCGTGGAAGAGGAGCAGTGCATCCTGTGCTATGAAAACGCGAAGAACCTGACGTTTGGCCCGTGCGCTCACACCGTTGTGTGCAGCGAGTGCTACATTAGGTTGATGAAGCCGCGCGAGTGCCCGGTGTGCAAGCAGGCCATTGAAACTTTGAACTAATTTAGACCACATTTGAAGTTGCCGTTGAGACAATCAAATACGATAGAAACAGGCCGAATAAATTCTTGGAAAACAGGTCAAGCACGTTGTAAATCATGTTTTTCAGGGTGTAAGGAAGCACAGCAACAATGCCGTACAACGACCAGAACACTAAGAAGTATGCGTAAATTTGCAGACTGGTGTTGTTTGGGAGGGTTGATGTCCGGATGAATCTCTCGTAAATGAGGTAGAAATAAGTGATGAAAGGGATGAATCCGATTGCAACGCCGGCAACCAGCGAAATGACGCCGATTTCTCCTAAATATCCGAATAAAAGCATGAGCCAGTTTAGGCCCAGAATTTGGAGAATTGGTGTGGAATTTTCTCTCAAAAGTTGCGGCAATGAAAGTGAATGGGACCCATGGTTCAAGTAAATGATGTACGCAACCAGCGTGACAAGCATGGTGGGCGTGGTTAACGCCCAGTCGGCATAGCGCTTGGGCGTGATGTTTTTGACATTGTGAATGTTGTAATACAGCCATGCATAAAATCCGCCTTCCACTGTCTGAACTGCAACTTCTAGTCCAAGGAGTTGTTTGATGAGTGTCATGCCGGGCGGGGTTCTCACAAAGAGCGCAAACAATTCAATGATGCCAGTGATGAGCTGTACCACGATGGAAAACAACAAGGACGAGTGCAAAATGGAAGTCATTGATGAAAAATAAAAAAAACTCAAATTTAAAATTATCAAATATTGTATTTTTATTCATTGTTCATTCATTGTTCATTCATTGTTCATTCATTGTTCATTGTTCGCCGTATTTCGGGCGCCAGTTTTGCGGCGGCATCGCGTTTGGCGCGAATGTGCTGCATGATGGCTTCGGCCTGCTGCGGGGGGCAGCACTCGGCCAGCGCCTCGCTCAAGAAGGACAGCGTGATTGCCGGCGGATGTTTCACATTGAATGCGAATTTCAGCGTGCCGTCCTTGATTCGGACGGTGGCGTGCGAGAGATTGTGTTCAGACACGTGTGTGAGGATGCTGGATTCCACTTCGTTGCGGGACTCGCGCAGTTCCCGCACTTGGTCGTTGAACTGCTTAACGTTGTTGTCTAGATGCACCCAGCGCTGAATGCGCTGTTCCAACGTAAGGCCTGATAACGACAGTCCCGATAACGGCAGTCCCGATGCTGGTTGGTGTGTCATTCCCTTTTTATGTATCAATGAAAAATGTTTATATAGTTATTTTAATATAAAGACACGCCATGAATGTGTAATGGGGTGAGAGTCATAGACGCGGATGTTTTTGCTTCTATAGTGTAGTGGTCATCACATTGGACTTTGAATCCAATAACACGAGTTCGAATCTCGTTGGAAGCTTTGATAAGGTCATGTTTTTCTTAATGTTTGGCATTAAGAAAATCAAATGCTTTTATGCACAAATGATGTGTGCGTGTATTACTGACCGCCGCAGCCGATCTCGAGGGGCACGCGCATAAGGTCGGGGGCGATGGTGGTGTTGTTCCAGGGGCCGACGTTGAGCTGGGGGTTGGGGGGCTCGGAGCGAACCTGGAGGTTGGCGTTGCGCAGGGTGTTGCCGATGGTGTCAATGCCGATGAGGGCGCCGGCGCTGAGGAGGTTGACTCCCTTAAGGTCGCCAGCCCCGGTGGGGTTGAGCTGGGCCCACTGGCTGTTGACGTCCTTGGGCAGGAGCTCAAGGGGGTCCACGGTCTGCTGGGGGGTGCAGCTGGGGGGCAGGCCCTGCATGGTGGTGCCGGCTCCGCTGGCGGGGGCATACTGAATGTTCTCTAAACCAGAGGAAGGATAAACATTGCCGATGTCGGCGGTGTGCTTGCCAGCGGCCTGTTGGTAGTACTGCTTGCGCTGCTGAGCGGTCAGTTTGTTGGGGTTAACGAGTTCCATGCCTTCGGACGAAGCCTTGTACTGAGAAAGACCCCAATACAACACGATTGCTCCTAAAAGTATCACTACAAAGTGATTTTTAAGCATGTATAATAAATTGTTCATTGTGATTTGTTTGTTATATAAAATTGATGATAAAATATTTTTTTGGTTTATAACATTATTAATATGCACAATCATCCATTTCCAATTACCAATTGCCAATTAATCATGTCGCATGACTAATTGTAACTGAACTCACTATTATTATCGTTGTCGCTGTCGCTTTCGCTATCTTCCAACATGTGCGCCGATTTAATTTGTTTGGCTTCTAAATATGCTGCAATTGCATTTTTCTTAAGCTCCTTGGCCTTTTGTTTTGCGATGCGATACATGTTGTAATACACCTCGGTCGGTTTTTTTAATTTAAGGTGCATGTGTTCCAATTCTTCTAAAACATCCAGATTTACTTCCTGCATTGAGTCTTCCCCCATTGATTTTAATTCATTTGCAGAATTGTCAGGTTCCGGTTCCAATTCATTTGCAGAATTTTCAGGTCCCTGTTCTGGTTCCTTTTCATGAGATGATGGTTCCTGTTCCTGTTCCTGTTCCTGTTCCTGTTCCTGTTCTGGCGGTGGTGGTTCGAATTCATTTGCAGAAATGACAGCAGCTTCTTCCGTTTGATGTGATGCAGCAGTTGTAGCATTTTCATGGACAGCATTTTCATTTTCATTTGGGTCCTTGGCGGATGCGTGGGGTTTGCGAATGATGCACGATTGGAAAATGGGAACATTGGAAACGAGCAGCACCTGTTTGAGCGCCACTTCCAGTTGATAACTGCGCGCCGTGAATTTGATGCCCTGAAATTCGAGGACGGCGTACATGTGATGTTCCGCCTTAATGTGGTCAACCGAGACGGGGCGCTCGTTTTCGTCAAACACGGAGCACGACTGGGTTCCTGCTAAATGTTTGGCGGGTTGGATGTGAGCACGTATCAGATAGTTCTTGCCGCCCTTGTAAGGCCGAACGGGGGAAGTGAAACCCGCCTCAATGTCCGACTTCTCCAAGTCGGCACCACTAAACCACAGGTTCCGTTTTTCGTAGATGAGGCGAACGGCGTCGGCCTCTAGTGCCTCCAGCCACTCCAAAAACGGAACGTCGTGGCTGCTAAACATGAGGTCAATGTAGGGGCGCTTGCCGGGAACCACTGCCTGTCTCGACGTGCATTTCGGGGTTTGGATGTAGAGGGGGGCATCCTTGTAGTACATCATGGCGAAGTAGGCACCGCCTTGCAGGCCGTTTGGAGGGGCTAAATGCAGTCGACCGTGTTCAAATGTGGCATCCGGTAAATGCACGTGTTCCGACATGGGATTTGGTTGTTTTGTTTGGTTATGTTTGGTTATGTTTGGTTATGGTTGGTTATGTTTGGTTATTGCTGTTGCAGCATTTAGAGAAAATAAACACGCAAGAATGACGTATATTTTTTAGCACAATGATATAAAAAATATAAAAATATAAATCCATAAACCCATAAATCCATAAACCCACAAATCCGAAAAATGATGCGAGAGAAAATAATCGATCAGTGCCTGCAGGTCATGAAGCGGGATGATGTAAAGCGCGAATTGAAAGAGTTGTTTCATCCAGTGATTGATTTAATCATGCAGGAGATTTATCCCTACATCTATCTCTCGGTGATTTTCGTCATCATCAGTTTTTTGTTGACGCTGGGCATTTTCGTGCTGCTGATGCGCACCTCGTTTAACAACAACAGCCATCATCATCTCATGCATGGGGTGTTTTAGGCGGTCGCAGTGTCATCAACGACAGTGGCACCCGAAGTTGGGGTGGTGGTTGGTTTAGCAGTCATGGCGTCATCGGTTGGACGGGTGGTCATGCAAACGTAGGCATCAATCAACACCATTAGGTGCAGCACAATTAGAATGAGAATGCAAACCAGTGTCTTTGGAGCATTTTCGGACGCAATCAAATTAAAAACGTAGTTGCCGACAGCTGCGATTTCCAGTAAGGTCAACCATGTGGCGACGGACTGAATTCCGCTCCAGTTCACCAGATTGTTGTTGATGATCTGATAGTATTTGGAATACAAAATGATGTATGCAATGTAGATGCCAAACAGCAACCCGATGGCAATGGGGGACAAATAAGGGTGCCATTGTTGGATGCCATCGGGCAATGTTCCCAATGCCAACAATAAGCATGCTAAATACAACACAATGCATGAATTCATGATGATGGAAGAAGTTGCGGTCATGCTGTTGTTGGTTGCAGAATCCATGATGAGTTTAATTAAAAATCCGGCAATTGGGAAAAACAACAAGGTTTTCAACATGTCATGCAATCTAAATGATTGAGGAGATGTAGATGTTGGTTCCATTATTGCGTCGCTTATGTTGCACTATATTCACTATAATAAAGGTTAGATATTTTTAAAAAATGAATATAAACATTTAAGACAACATTGAATTTAATAGCATTTGATTTAATATTGACATATAGTAATTAAAATGAGCAAGTATGTGCTAAAAAGTGACCATCCTCTCATTCCGAGGGAGCAAACGTATTCGATTGACCGCAAGCTGCTGACGGTGCATTCGGAAGACCGCGACGTGAACAAATGGCCCAATTCCAATCATTTCGAGCTGCAGTTGCCGCAAACTTACACCAACGTGGAAGCGATTGCGCTGGTGCAGTACAGTTTCCCGATTTATTACAACACCTTTTCAAATGAGAATCAAAACACCAAAATCACGTTCTCCGCGACCATAACCAGTGGATACAACGGAACTGGACCACTCACGATAACCATCGAATCTGGGTTTTATGGCCCAGAGCAGCTGGCCACCGAGATGCAAAACAAAATGAATTTGGCTGTGCGAACCAAAATAGGGTCATCAACGTATGCCAATTTTAAGGTGTTTTATGACGAAGTCCGACAGAGGTTGCTGTTTGGGAACACGGCCGACCCATTCACGTTCATTTACGATGCCCCGGAATCCTATGACAGCGAGCCCTGTTATTCGTCGTGCCCTCCTCTGCAACCGCAAACGGCGCAACCGAGTGCCATCATTCGTTGGAATCAGTACGCAAATTGGGGACTGGGATACAACGTCGGATTTGTCAAATACTCGAAGGACCAGTGCGGGTCGAAAGCAAGCACCCAAAGCGCGAACACCGCAACGGCCAGCGCAGTCAACGGCGGTCAAAGCGTTTATTACAAGAACACGAGTTCGTCCACGCTGGGATACGAGTGGTTGCCCGTGTCGAGTGGCGGCACGGGCTATGTGCTGATTCCGCCGAACCCGCCCAGCCTGAATGGTGATTCTTCCATCTATATGGAAATGGACAAATACAACTACATTGATGAAATGCAGCCCTATTCTGAACAGACCAACAGTGGCAGGCGAAACGATTACAACGGCATTATGAATTCGGCATTTGCTAAACTTCCGATTATAGAAAAGCCCACCAAAATAGTGTCGTTGGTGGATTTTCTGTACACGAATGAACCGTCGGACCAGTTTGCGGGTTCCACTGCATTTTTCCCCCCATTGGACAAGTTGAGCAAATTAAAATTCAGGTTCAGGTACCATGACGGTGTGCTGGTGGATTTTGGCGGACAGAATTTCAATTTTACAATTGTGTTGTACTGCTATCGCGACGAGATTGCGCGGTCCAAAACATTGCGCATTCCTTACACGTCACAATGAATGAATGCAGTTTCATTTTCAGTGGTTCATTGGGTTTTATTTCAGTTATTGTTTTTTATTTTTCACGGGGGTGGTGGTGGACCATGCGTCCAACAAACGCAGGTCGCATGTTTTCCAGTCATCTTTGAACCCGCGAAGGGAGACAAACGCGGGTGTCTTCATTTTTGGATTTTTGTAATAAATATAAGGGCCGTATTGTCCAGTGCGCACGCTGGCGTGGGGATTGATTTCGCGCAAAATGGCCGGATTAGTGGATGTAAGAGATGCAGAGGAGGCAGAGGAGGCAGAGGAGGCAGAGGAGGCAGAGGAGGCAGAGGAGGATGATGATGATTCAATGCAACGCACTGCATCATCGTACGAGCACGGCACTTCATCCACGTTCATGACATTGGCGCACTGCGCTTTCAAGTGTGTCAGCGACTGTTTTTGGTCGCCCCATGTCAAATAAGGCCCGTATTTTCCGGTGCGTAGAAACAGGTCGGACCCGTTGTATTTTCCGAGTAGTTTGGAGAGAGATTTTGTGCCATTGCTGCCACCATTATCGCTTGAAACAAGTTCCGCCAGGGTGTATTCTCCTCGACGCAGTTTGGCGTAATCGATTTCGATGTCCTTGCGAACGGGGTGCAGCGCGTCTTTGTTGATGCTGCGAATGAGGGGGCCGTATTTCCCCATGATGAATTCGTGGAGTCCGTCGCCCAGCGGAATGGCGCATTTGGACAGCTGTTTGGAATTTAAAGTAGCAAGCAAGCGGTCCACGCACGACAGGCAGTCGCCGCACACATTGCCCCACCGTTTTTCGCCCGACGACACATGGTCCAGCTGCTGCTCCATGCGCTTGGTGTAATCGTAATCAAACAGCTCGGCGAAATGGGCGTACAAGAATTCGATTACTATATTACCCAGCGGCGTGATGACCAAGCGGTTTTTCTCGTTGCCGAATTCGCGTTCTTCGACAGTCTGGGTCAGGACGCCGCCATCCAGGTCGTAGTTAATGCAACTGACGCGCCGACCGGACACGTCCTGCTTTGCAACGTACCCGCGCTCCTGTATTTTGTGCACGAGGCTGGAAAAGGTGGAGGGGCGCCCGATGCCGCGGTCTTCCAGCAGGCTGACGAGGGACGCCTCCGAGTAGTGCGACTTCAGTTCGCGGATGTTCATGCGGGACTGCAATTTATTATACTTTATGCCGGAATCCGGGGCAACCGCTTGCAGCAGAGCCCAGCAATTGGTCGCGTCATTGGCCGCGGCATTTTTGGAATTGTTGGCGGCGACAATGCGCCAGCCCGCAAACTCGGTGCGTTCCACGGAGTGCCGGTATTCCCGTCCTTCGGGAGCGGTTATGCAGGAGGTCAGCGTCTTTCCTGAGCACGGCGCCATGCAACTTTCGGCGGAGTGGCGCCAAATCATGCGATACAGGCGTTGTTCTTTGGGGGTCATGGTGTCCGGCACGGCGACGCAGTGCAGCGACGTGACGTGGACCGCTTCGTGGGCTTCTTGCGGCTTGACATCATTCAAAACTTCGGGATCGGGTTCTTCCTTTTCTTTTTCCTTTATGTCATCCACCACAGTGGCTGCCTTTTTTCGTTTCACCACAATGCGTTTCTTAGGTTTGTCATTGGTTGCATCAGTGGTGGCATCATCAGTGGCAGCAGCGACGTATTTATCGCCCCATGTTTCGCAGATGTAGGCGTGGGCGTGTTCTAAGAACGGCACCGAGTATGTGCGGCTGTCGGTCCTCGGATACGTGATGTATCCTCCCTCATACAAATGCTGACACGCCAGCATGGTGTCGGCGGGGGACAGGTTCAGTTCGTTGCTGGCCTGCTGCTGCAATGCGCACGTGGTCAACGGCAACGGCGCTGGCTTTGAAAACGGGCGCACCTCGGGCGCACGAATGACGTGCTGAAATTCGGCGGATGCCAGCAGGAATGCGGAGCAGGCTTCGGCAGCAGCGTGCCCTTTGCTCAGCTCGTATTTCAAATTCATTTTGGTGAAATAGCCCACTGTTTCATACACAATGGTGCCCTCGGCTGCGGCATCAATGGCGCGCTGGTTGTCGTAAATGAGGCGCAGGGCCGGTGTCTGACAGCGCCCCGCTGAGAGGGACGAGCCAGCCACGTGGCTCCACAGCGTGGGCGTGATTTTGAATCCGACGAGCATGTCCAGCGCCTGGCGGGCGATTTGCGCGTGCACCGCGTGCATGTTGAGCAGCTGCGGTGATTGGATGGCGCGCTCCAGCGCGGGTTTGGTGATTTCGTTGAACACGATGCGCTTGGTGGTGGCAACGGGGAGGCCGAACAGGCAGCACACGTGGTACGCAATGCCGGCGCCTTCGCGGTCGTTGTCCGTCATGAGATACGTTTCTTTGCACTCCCCAATGAGCGCCCGAATTTTTTCGATTTGGGACTGCTTGGTGTCCACGTTGTGGAACTGGGGCACGGCGGCGAATGTGGTGTCAATGTCCTGCAGCCCGGTCAGCTCTCGCAAGTGCCCGAACGTGGCCACGCACACGTATTTGTCGGCGCCCAGATGAGAGACAATGGTGCCGCATTTGGCGGGAGATTCCACGATGAGCAGAATTTTATTTTTATTTCTTGACATATGTTTATGAACACATACAATGCATTGCATTGTATATTTTATATTGATTTTGCACAATGATTTATAATCGTGCATGGTGCATGGTGCATGGTGCATGGTGCATGTTTAAAACATTTTATTGAATGCCAGTTTCATGGCAGGACGGGGGCCGCTTTGTATTGTTTCCATGATATTTTTTTGGGAGCGGGCAAAGACTCGGACCCCGACCCCGAATGCTGTTTGTCCAATTTGTCGGATTTCTTCAGAGCGCTGTCAATGTAAATTTGTTTGAGCAGTTTGCCGACTTCAACCGAGGCTTCATGTTGCCCCACCGTTCCGTCTTCAATCATTTTTAGCACGCCCAACAAGCGCCCTAAAATAGTCAAATCAATTTCATCCTTTTTGACCTTGTTGAAAATGTCGGTGTACGTGTTGAACAAAAAGGCGCAGCGGTTCACGCACATCATGTCAAACTGTTCAGGATTGGTTTTGGCGAGGCGCGCGTAATCGTGCTTCAACTTGAGGAGGGTTGCGACATCCTCGTGGATGCGCATGCTGTGTCGCAGTTCGCGTATTTGTTCCGTGTTGTCAGCGGCATCGTTTGCCTGAATCATTTTCTCCAACTGGAGGCGGTCCATGCTATTCATGTTCGTGTTGGGTTGTGGGGGTGTTTGGTGGTTGCGCGTGTGAGTAAAATATGATAATATAATAATCTGAATAATGCAACGCGAATAAAAAAATGTTGGTATAGTGCATAGCACAGAATCGAACACAATGGTGGAAATAACTGCTAAACCTACGTCCACCCCCAATCCAAATCCATATGGGAATCAGTTAATGAAAGCAACCGTTGTGCCTCCATCTAGCGATGCAGCCACGCCTGCCACGGTTCCCACGGCAACCTCTTCCAACATAATTGCAGCCAACCAACAACAAAGTGCGATTCACAATAAACTGGTGTTGACCCAGTCCGGCCATAAGGGAGGCAATAAGCGTTCCAAGCGTTCCAAGCGATCCAAATCTAAGCGAATCAAGCGATCCAAATCTAAGCGATCCAAATCTAAGCGATCCAAATCTAATCGAACCAAGCGATCCAAATCTAATCGATCCAAATCCAAGCGTTCCAATCGTAGCAAACGTGGTGGTTTGACCACATCCCTAACACCCAGTGCATTAATTGCAAATGTAGCAAATGGAAATGCAACCCCAAGCCCACCCCCTATACCTGTGACGACAGTTCCACAATTTTCAGGAGCAAACAGTGCAAGTGCAAATGCAGCCAGTGTGAAACTCAATCATGGAGGAATGACCGCATCCACGCAGGCCACATACGATAACACCAAAGCCGCGCCATCGAACTTTCGTGTTGTGTAGCGCATTGAAAATAATAAAACCAAATGCAAAATAAAATTATATTTGGTTTTTATAGTAGTGATAATCATAAACCATACAATAACAACAAATGGAACAACCATCAGAAGAAGAAGGAGCAAACGCTGGATTAGGAGCAGGAGGAGCAGGGGACGCATTGAATGAAGCAGTGTTGTCAGCATCCGCAATCGCAGACCACTTCGGATTTGCCCCGCCATCCAAAGGAACAACGTATATGCAAGTGTGTTTAATTATAGCATATTACGTGGGTCTGGACCTTGGCATATCTCTCCTTATTTTCATTAAGAACATTAAAAACAATTGGCCGTTGTATAAATGCAGCGCCAATTACATGATGTTTGCATCGTTTTTCGGGTACGACACTGAAACCAATTTTCAACAGTGCATCCACTCCATGCAGTCCAGCTACATGACGGTTTTGATGGAACCGGCCAATTATTTGATGTCGGGAATAACAAGCAGCATTGGCGGCCTGTCGTCCAGTTTGAACGATGTCCGCCAATTTATGAACAATTTTAGAGTCAATTTGACGGGCAGCATTCAAAACATTTTCGGCGTGTTTCTGAACATGCTGACCCAGATACAACTCATGGTCATCAAAATCAAGGACATGATGGCCAAAAACATCGGCATCATGACCACCATGATGTACACGTTGGACACCAGTTTGCAAACCACGCAAAACATGTGGGCTGGCCCAATTGGCAAAACCGTGCGCGCCATTTAGGATTTGGTCGGGCTTTAGGCGGAGGAGGGGTGGCATGGGTTGTGTTATTGTTATTTGTTTTGCACAAAACCGAAAAAACAAATAATGACATTTAATAATAAGAGCATTTTTGAGAGATGGAACCCGACCCAGCACGCCTGGCGTGGTTGAAATACTTGTACACGAATAAAACGCACGACGATTTTGTTCATGCCATACTGTGGACCACTATTATAATTTTTTTATACTGTTGCGCGGGAGCGTATTTGAAAATTCGGTCGAATTTGAATTTGGTTCGCACCAATTGGATTCAACTTCGGTGCAATCCGGCATACATTCCATTTGCGGGCTTCATCATGAAGCCGACCGGCATGACAAAGGACGCCTACACGGCAACGAATTTCGAGTATTGCGTGCAAAACGAGTTGAAAGCCATTTCATCCGATTTCATGGAGCCGCTGTATTACACGCAGTCGGTTGCAATGAGCACCATACACGGAATCGCAAATGCGCTGAATGACCTGCGCACATTGATTAAAAACATTCGGGATGCGCTGTCATCCATCATTGCCGACATTATGAGTCGCGTGCTGAATGTCATGCAACCGGTGGTCGGACTCTTATTGAGCGCGCGCGACATGATGGGTAAAATCCAAGGCCTCATGACAGCCTCGCTATACACCTTGTATGGAACATATGACTCCATACAGTCCGGCTTGAAATCCGTTTACGAAATAATTGTCATCATTCTGATTGCGATGGCGGCCGCGATTGTGGCGCTTTGGATTGCAGTGGCGATTGCGACGGCATTCGGCCCGTTTGGAATTCCCGCATTGATAGCTGCAACCGCCACAGTGACAGTTCTGACTGCCATTTACATTGGAATTGCTGTGCCGATGGGCATTATTGCGCACTTCTTGGCCGAAACCATGCACATCCAGGGCCTATCGCTGGTTCCATCTTAACCAATCCAATCTAATCCAAATCTGAGATTGAGTTTAGGAGGAAATGATTATGACAAAAAAATATTTATATTTTTAATATATATAATCGTAAATTCAATACACCCTTCTGTCATAAGAAAATGGAATTAAAAGTTCTCGGATATCATGCACGCATTGAGCTGATTGCGCTGTTTGTGGTCATTGGCATAATTTTAGGAGCTCATTTGTTCTGCAGCTGCACTTCGTTTTCCGTGGACGGCATGCCGTCCAATGTGGGAAGCGCGATTAAGGAGGCTTTTACGCAGCAGCTGGGTTCGGACGACTACGGCGCTCCCATCAATTACCAAATGGATTCCGGGCTTCCCCGCGGAGGTTGGGAGAACGCGGCGCGCAATTATGCGAAAAATGTGGGCAACCAGGACAACACCAAGTCGGGTCAGTACTACAAGGGCGGCCCCATTCCCCTGCCACCCGGTGAACTCCTCATTTTTGCCGACAATCAGGTGAAGCCCGAGTGCTGCCCGAGCTACTACTCCTCCAGCACCGGCTGCGTCTGCACCAGCCAAAAGCAGTGGGACTATTTGAACGAGCGCGGCGGAAATCGCACATTGAGCACCGAGTTTTAAAGACCCCACATGCCGGATTTTATATATAATTTAATAATTGTAAATTATATAAATAACTCATCGATTGTCAATGCCCGCAACAACACGAAAACGCGCCCCTCGTGCCTCTTCCTCCTCCAAAAAATATGTCCCCATGGATTTCTCTCACTTGCTCGGCAAGGTTAAGGGAATCGACGACGACCTCATGAAAATCCATTTCAAACTGTATGAGCAGCTGGTGGGTGCGACCAATGCATCGCTCCAAAAAATGGAGGCCACTTACAAAGGCGCGGGAGTGACCGACATGGTGACGTATAGCGGCCTGCAAAAAGAGTTCTCCTTCTTTTTCAACGGCATGCGGCTGCACGAGCTGTATTTTGGCGGCATGTGCGGAGAGAATGCGGGCGTGGAACACATGGAGCACGGCCTGCGCGAGGCCATTAACGCATCATTCGGCTCGTTTGCCGCCTGGAAAAAAAACTTCATGCAGACGGGAAGCATCCCGGGTGTCGGGTTTGTTGCCCTGTCGCGTGACCGACGCACAGGTCGATTGATGAACCTGTGGATCAACGAATTCAACATCGGGGAGCTGGTGGATGTAGATTTGTTGCTGGTGATGGACATGTGGGAGCACGCCTTTTTGTGCCAGTTCGGTCTGAACGTTGCGAAATACCAGGAGGTGTATTTAGCGAACGTGAATTGGAGCGTGGTGTCGGCATTGTTTAGGAAATGAATTGATGCTATGTATGCACAATGATTTAATAAAAATATTTATAAATGTTATAACAATCATAAATATAAATATGAACACCACCGCACCAACTGCATCGTATGCGTCTTCAACCCTGTGCGCTCCGGCGTTGACGTATCTCGTCATTTCATTGGCAGCGCTCTTAATAGCCTGGTTTCAAAATCTCCAAAACACAAAAGTGTATTGCGTGGGGCAGGTGTCTTGCCCGGTGCAAAACACAACCTATGTGTTCGTTCTGAAAATCATGTGGTTCCTGTTTTGGACATGGGTGCTGAACTCCTTGTGCGCCAATGGCTACAAAACCGTGGCATGGATACTGGTAGCCATCCCATTTTTGGTGTTTTTCACGCTGATGTTTGGATTGGCGAACATGGTGGCATCTGGTTCAGCATCTGGGTCGTCCGCATCTGGACCAGCATCTAGCCATGCCATGCCCGCTGCAGGAACAACTGCATACAATGGCAAATCATCTAATAAATTACCCCCTAGCATGACAGCAGTCAACAATCCTCCAAACGAATACATTCACGGAAACAAAGGCGACAAGGTTGGAGTGTATCCCAATGAAACCAACACGCAGTATTCCAGTTATGCAGGATATGATGCCAATTTGGACAATCGGTCCAAATTTTTAGACCGCGAGTCCAAGGGAAATGTTCAGCCAATGCCAACGCCACAGCAGCAACAGTAAACCGTTTAATTTCTGCGAGTTTTGCGTCCCTTGCGGCCTTTGTTGTGTTTTCGGCTCTTCCCTCCTCTATTCGGGCAATTGCGTTGCACATGTCCAGTGGAACCACATTTAAAACATCTCCGCCTAGTATGAGACCGAACCGGCACAGCAGGCACAAACGCTTGCACCGAAGGGTTTAAAGCGGGACGGTCATAAAATCCATGCACAAAAGTCGCCGGTTGGGGTCCTCCCCTGAATGCATATTGTGGCATCAAGAGGTCCCTCCGATGCATCATATCCGATGCGGTGTTGGAATTCCAACTTGCGCTGGGGTCAAAATGCATGGGAACAATTGGGTCTCTATTCCAACTGGCATTCGGGTCAAAATGCATGAGTCCCTGCCTCTTACGCGACTTCGATAACTCCTTGTGGACATCAGGTCCATTCCACTTGGTCTTGGCGAATATGTTGATTGGGCTGGTGGTGTGTGGCATCGTTTGTTGGTGTGTTGGTGTGTTGGTGTGTGTGTTATTGAATGTTATAACATTTGACAATATTTTAATGTTAAAAATGTTAAAATGTTAAAATATAAAAAAAGTTTATATTTTTACTAAATTTTACTAAATCAATTCATTTCATGTCATTCATTCATGTCATTCATTCTACAGGTACATGTTGATGTTGGGACGGTCGGTGTCGCCCTTTTTAATCAGCTTGTCCACCACCTCGCGATTAACCGTGTAAGGGAATGACACCTCCAGCAACTGCTCCGTGTCTTCAAACAGCTGCGTGCCGGGGCGCATGAGGCGATACAGGTTCAGCTTCGTGTAAATGATTTCCAAGCAGCGCTTCAGGTTGCGCACGCCTGCTTCCTTGTGCGTGTGATTTTCCACGAGGTATTCTATCACGGAATCGGGAATGACGATGTCGCCCTCTGCGAACGCGACCTCGCTGCGAATGCGCGGAATCAGATGGTTCTGTGCAATGAACGTCTTGTCCTTGGTGCCGTAGCCCGTCGTCCGGATTTTGTACATGCGGTCCAGCAGCACGGGATTCACGCGGCTCTCGTCGTTGTAGCTGAAGATGAACAAGCACTTGCTGAGGTCAAACGCCACCTCCGAAAAGTACTTGTCGTGGAACTGCGAATTCTGCGATGTGTCTGTCAAGTGGGTCAGAATGCCGACGATTTCCTCGCCCTTGGACGTCTCGCTGATTTTGTCCAGCTCGTCAAAGTAAATGACGGGATTGCTGGATTTGCAACGAATCAGAATGTCCACGATTTTGCCCCACATGCTGCCCTCGTATGTGTAGGAGTGTCCCTCCAGGAAGCTGCTGTCAGTGGCGCCACCGAGCGCAATGAATGCGAAATCACGACCCAGAATCTTGCTGATGCCTTCCTTGACGAGCGACGTCTTTCCCGTGCCGGGTGGTCCGTGAATGGCGACAGCAGTGCCAATTGCGGCGGGATTGGCAATCCATTGCCCGACCATCTGCATGATTTGCATCTTGGCGTCATTCAGGCCGTATACTGCGGTGTCGAGTCGAGTTTTGGCTGCAGTCATGAAGTCGTGGCATCGGTCTACGCCGTCCGCGATGGTCAACGGCAGCGTTTTGTTTTTGCCGAACGGAATTTGCATGAACGCATCCACCCAGTTCTTGAGCTTGCAGTATTCGCCGCATCCGGGTTCCATGTAGTGCAGCATGCCAACCTTGCGGATTGCAACTGCCTTCATGTCGCGCGGGATGTCGGATTCCAGCAGTGTCAGTTTGTATGGCTTCTCAATTGCGGTGACCTTGGCGACTTCATTCAATTCGTCAATGAGCGCGCGCTGCTGCTGAATTGTCAGGTTTTTTTTGAAGTATTCCAGGTCATTGGTTGAGTTCTTCTTGCGCAGCAATTTGCGGAACTTCTTGGAATTGGAGCACTTTTGCTTGTGCGTCAAATCGTCGAGTTCCTGCCTGATTTTATCCTCGGATTGCCGGAGTGTTTTCAGCTGATTTGCCACAATCCGGTTGGTTTTGTCCTTTTCGAGCATTTCTTCGTAGGTTGCGCGCAACGATTGCAGCATTTTCATTTCCTCGATGAATTTCTGCTGCTTGGCCTCCATTTCGGCTGCATTGAACTCCTCCTCATCGCTGTCAGACGACGATGAATAGTAGCTGTCATCATCATACTCATCGTCCTCGTCATCGAAGTATTCATCGTCGTCATCGTAAGACTCATCTTCAGAATCCCCGGGAACGTAGTCCTCATCGCTGTCATCTTCGTCATTGACTTCTTCGTCGACAGGAATGATGCTTTTTTTCTTGGCGGCGGCAGAGGCAGAGGCAGAGGCAGCAGACCCAAAATCGAGCCGCTTTGATATGTCGGTCTGCGGCTCATTTGATTTGGCCTTTGGTTCAACATGTATGATGATGTTGAAGTTTTGCTTTTGCTTCTCTGGCTTTTCTTTCTTTTCATTCCTTTTTGACACTGCTGCGCTTGACACTGCTGCGCTTGACACTGCTGCGCTTGACACTGCTGCGCTTGATGCCGCGATAGGTTTTTTGGGTGCATTCGGCGCAGTTGGTTCCTTCGATGGTGTGGCAGGTGGGGTGATGAATGCATTTGCGCCATTTGATTCGATGGGACTCATGCTTGTGCTTGTGGCTGAAAATGCAGTGTCAATGATGGCTTGTGCGATGGGATCAGCTTGCGCGGTGATGTCAGCTTGGATTTCAGAAGCAGTTGTGGTAGCAGATTTCCTCGTTGATTTTCTTTTTGATGAGACTTCCAGCTGTTTGACCTTCTCTTCCATGTACTTCGATGGGAACAAATCAGACAACAGGCGATTCACTTCCAACCGGTCATATGAATCCTTGCCGCCTTTGCCTTTTTTGGTGGGGGAGGTTTTGCTCTTTGGTTCTTCTACAACAGCACCACCACCAACAGTGTCAGCGGCAACAGTGTCAGCGCCAGCGCCAGCAGCACCAGCAGTCACGACCACTTCATTTTCGTGTTCATTGTCAGTGGCATCGCTTTCCGGTGATGACGGGGGGTGAGGCGCATTCGGGGGATTGTTTGAACTGCTTTTATAAACCCGAGTGGCATCGTCTTGCTTCTTTGATTTGGTGGCGGTGGCGGTAGCCTTCTTCTTCGGAATGGTTGAAATGTTGATGGGCATCGTTTGAGTTGTTCTTGTTGCTTCTTGTTGCTTCTTGTATGTCAGTGCATTGTGTTTATATTTCATTTGCTGTTTTCAATTTTTTTTTTAATTGTCATAATGGAATGAAATAATAATGCAAATCCAGACCATCCGAAATGAATTTCAATAAAAATTGATTGCAAAAACAATCTAAATATTATTTAGTTAGTATAAGGAGGCTTCTATCATTTTAAAGACACACCGACATCAATCAATCAATACAATGGCAACAATGGCAAACAAACCTCGTGTATCAAAAATTGTGGGCATTCAGTTTAGCATGCTGTCTCCCGAAGAAATAAGAAAAGGGTCGGTCACGGAAATTACGAGTCGCGACACGTTTGTTGGAAACAAACCCGTCATCGGTGGATTGTTTTGTCCGTACATGGGCGTGTCCGAACCGGGCATGCTTTGTCCCACGGACGGACTGGACTACATGAACACGCCGGGTTATTTTGGTCGCATTGAATTGGCAGCGCCGGTGTTTTATTACCAGCATTTGGCCACAGTGCACAAGATTCTGAGATGCGTGTGCCTGAAATGCAGCAAGTTGCTGATTAACAAGGATGCGCACAAGCAGGCGTTAAAGATGCTGCCCGATGAGCGCTGGGCCTACGTGTTTGGCGTGGCGAGCAAAGTCAGGCGGTGCGGCGATGACAATGAAGACGGATGCGGCTGTCTCATGCCCAAAAAAATCAGAAAAGAGAATTTGGCCACATTGATTGCTGAGTGGGAAAGCGACGGCGTCAAAGGCATGTCCGACGAGGATGCCAAAAAAATGAACATGCAACTCACCCCAGACATTGTTCTGAAGATATTTCGCAGGATCAGCGACGACGACGTGTCGTTCATGGGATTCAGTCCCACATTTTCACGCCCCGATTGGATGATTTGCCAGGTGTTGGCGGTTCCTCCGCCAGCGGTGCGTCCCTCCATCAAAATGGACGGCGCCCAGCGCAGCGAGGACGATCTGACGCACATCATAGTGAACATCGTCAAGACAAACAAAACGCTGCAGGAGAAAATACGGGACGGAGTACAGGCCAACATCATTTCCGACTGGCACACGGTGCTGCAGTATTATTGCGCCACACTGGTGGACAACAACATTCCGGGCGCGGCGCCGGTGGCTCAGCGTTCTGGCCGTCCGCTCAAGTCCATTAAGGAGCGTTTGAACGGCAAGGGCGGCCGTGTGCGCGGCAACCTCATGGGCAAGCGCGTGGACTTTTCGGCGCGTTCCGTCATCACGCCCGACCCCAATTTGTCGATTCGAGAGCTCGGTGTCCCGCTGAAAATCGCGAAGAACATCACGAAGCCGGTGGTGGTGAACGACATGAACCGTCGCATGTTGACCAAACTGGTGCGCAACGGACCGGAGGAGTACCCTGGAGCGAAGATTCTGGAGCGCAAGGGTGGCGAGAACATTTCGCTGAGATACGCCGACCGCGACAACATTGTGCTTTACAACGGCGACATCGTGCACCGCCACATAATGGACGGCGACGGCGTGCTGTTCAACCGTCAGCCCACGCTGCATCGCATGAGCATGATGTGCCACATTGCGCGCATCATGTATCAGGGCGACACGTTTCGCATGAACGTTGGCGACACCAAGCCCTACAATGCCGATTTTGACGGCGATGAAATGAACATGCACATGCCGCAGGACGAGGAGGCGGAGGCGGAGCTGAAGAATCTGGCAGCCGTGCCTTACCAAATCATCAGTCCTGCGAAAAACCAGTCCATCATCGGCATTTTCCAGGACTCACTGCTGGGGTCATACCGTTTGACCCGCCCGGGCGTGTCGTTCACGCCGCGCGATGCCATGAACCTGCTGATGGCGTATAACGGTGTCAACGAGGGGCTCTTTGCGGCACACGCGGACCGCATCAGCAGCTTTCAGATTCTGTCGCAGATTATGCCGTCAATGACAATGAAATACAAGACCAAGGGCTTCGGCGAAAACGACGACTTTGCCACCTCGGCGGGTGTGTTGGAAATCGTGGACGGCAAGTATTTGCGCGGGCAGCTCGACAAGGACGTGCTCGGCGGAGGCAGCAACGGGCTCATCACGCGCACCTGCAACGACTTCGGCAACATGGCTGCCGCAGACTTCATCGACAATCTGCAGAACATCGTCACGGAGTACATGAAGGGCAGCGCTTACAGCGTCGGCATCAGCGACTTGATTGCCAATCGCAGCACGAACGAGCAAATTGCGGAGTCTATCACTTCAAAGAAGAAGGAGGTGAAGAACCTGATTGACCAGACGTACCTCGGCATCTTTGAAAATGCGACGGGCAACACCAACGAGGACGAGTTTGAGTTCAAGGTGACCAATATTTTGAACAAGGCCACGCTTGATTCGGGCAAAATCGGGTTGAAGAGCTTGGACAAGGACAACCGCTTCGTCACCATGGTCAAGGCGGGTTCCAAGGGCAGCGATTTGAACATTTCGCAGATGATTGCGTGCCTCGGACAGCAGCTCATTGACGGCAAGCGCATCCCCTACGGGTTTGAGAACCGCACGCTGCCGCACTTCACGAAATACGACGACTCCCCGGGCGCGCGCGGCTTCGTGGAGAACTCCTTCATCTCAGGGTTGACGCCGGAGGAGCTCTTCTTTCACGCCATGGGTGGTCGCGTGGGTCTCATTGACACCGCTGTGAAATCAGTGACATGGGAAACGCCCGTGGTTGTCGTTGAAAACGATGAGCCCAAATACGTCAAAATTGGCGAATGGATTGATGCACACATTTCGTCGTCCTCATCAGTGCAGCGCATGACGGAGCAAAACATGGAATACATGGAGCTTGAACATCCCGTCAAGATTGTGACAATGGACTATGATGGACATGTGTCTTGGGAAACGGTGAGTGCAGTCACGAGACACGACCCTGGAGACAAATTGTACAAGATCACGACTCACGCTGGGCGCTATGTTACCGTCACCGCAAACAAATCGCTACTGGTGTGGAATGCGGAACTGGGTCAGTTTCGTGAGAAATACACGGATGAAATCAAGGTTGGCGATTTCGTGCCAGTGGCAAAGAAAGTGAGTGGGTGTTCTGCACTTGAAGTTGAATCCAAATTGGATTATGAGGCTGGATTGTTGGTTGGAGCAGACGTTAATCTGGAAATCAACAACATTCCGCCACATGCTTATGTTGCCAGTGTAGAATTCATCAAAGGCATATTGAGTGGTTATTTCTCAGTGCACGGAACAATCAATGCCGATGCAATTGAAACATCTTCTAGCAATATTCAGTTCATTGAGGACTTGGCATTTATATGCGCAAGATTAGGGGTGCATGCCGATATATGTTTGCCAGTTGAACCAGCTGCACCGACCACATTAATAATCCGTTCAACCAACGGCCAGCTGTTTGCAGACCAGATTGACTTGTTGCATGAGGAGAAAAATGAACGTCTCAAATCCATTCGTTGGACGTCTGCATTGAATAAGGTGCAGCAGCACAATGACGTGGTTCTGGATGCAATCGTCAGCATTGAATCAGTTGACCCCGCGCTTCACCCCAAGATGTATGATTTGACCATTCCAACCACGCTCAACTTTGGCCTGGCGAATGGACTCCAAGTGCGCGACACTTCGTCGACTGGATATATCCAGCGCCGACTCATCAAGGGAATGGAGGATTTGAAGATTGAGTACGACATGACGGTGCGCAACAACAAGAGCCGCGTCATTCAGTTCAGCTACGGCGAGGACGGCATTGACCCCGTCAAAGTGGAGAGCCAGGTTGTACCGCTGGTGAACCTGGGTCTGGACGAGATTTACGCGCACTACCACATGCCGAGCAGCGACCCGAAGGACGTGGTGTTCACGGCGGCATTCACCAAGGGCGTCATTTCGCGCATGAAGAAGCAGAAGGCCGAGAACGATGCCAAATGCAAGCAGTGGATTGACTTTATGATTGAGCAGCGCGAGGAAATTATCCAGCGCGTGTTTCGCAATAAGAACAATGACCGTGTGTTCTTGCCAGTGGCATTCGCCCACACCATTAACAATGTCAAGGGCCTGCAGCAAATCAACAACAATTCCATTGTGGACATCACGCCCTTGGAGGCGTTCACCATGATTGAGGCAGCGTATAAGCGCCTGGAAAACATGCACTACTGCGCGCCGACGCAGCTGTTCAAGGTGATGTACTTCTACTACCTGTCGCCGAAGGACCTGCTCATGGTGAAGCGCTTCAACAAGAAGGCGCTGACCGTGCTGCTGGAAATGATTGTGCTGAAATACAAGAACTCGCTCATTGCGCCGGGTGAAATGGTCGGCATGATTAGCGCCCAGAGCATTGGTGAGCCCACCACACAGCTGACGCTCAACAGTGTATCATACGACACGCGCATACTGTTGAAAATCAATGGGCAAATCAAAGTCTGTCAAATCGGAGAATATATCGACCAATACATTGAAAAGGCAGAACGCATGGAAAACCATCCAAATGACACAAAGCTTGGATACATCAATGCGGATGAAGATGTGTTTATTCCATCAGTTGATGCATTCGGCATCACGAGTTGGAAACGCGTTGAAGCAGTCACGCGCCACCCGGTTGTGAATGTGGATGGAACAAACACTGTGCTACGAGTCACGACCGAAGATGGGAGACAAGTCATTGCAACGAAGGCAAAATCATTCTTATCCATTGATGCCAAGAACCAATTGGCTGCAACAAATGGTTCAGACCTCAAGGTCGGAGATTACATTCCGATTAATCAGAAGGCATTTGAAATGCCCGAAAACGATTCGTTTGATGTGTCTATCATTTTGAAAAAATCAGAGTATTCATTCGGGAGTGAAATAATGAAGGCATTGTCGTATTCTCATGAACGAAACTGGTGGGCAAATCATGCCAACGTTGATTTCGTGGTGCCTTATGCAAGAAGCGACTCATTGCTTGAAGCAACAAATGGAAAATGTCGCAAAGGTGCAAATACAAAACAATCATTTGAGACAGGCATTGTGTATTCGAAACACAAAGGAAAACAATCAAGAATTCCTGAAAAAATACCATACGATTTTGAGTTCGGTTATTTGATTGGGGCATATTGCGCAGAAGGATGCATCACAAAAACTCAAATATCAATTTCAAACAACGATGCGAGGTTCTTTGAACCCATCAATGCATTGATGCTTCGTTGGGGCATCACCACGAAGTATTACGTTGTTTCAAACAAAAACCAGGATGGATGGACCTCATCTGATTTGAGAATTTATTCAAAACTGCTGACTGAAACATTGAATGCATTGTGTGGAAAGGGTTCTGACAACAAATTCATTCATCCCGAACTGTTGAATGGGAACAAAGAATTCATGCGCGGCGTGTTGAGTGGTTATTTCGGCGGAGATGGAGCAATTGACAAAAAAACAAAATACATTAGCGCGTATAGTGTTTCCAGAAAATTACTTGAAAATATTCAAAGCATTTTGGGGTTTGGATTTGGAATTTACAGCAAAATATCCAAACCAACCAAATGTGAAACAAACAATCGTGGTAGCAAAAACATATTGCAAGGATACACCATTTGCATCAAATCAGATGGTGCTGTCAAATTTGCAAATGAAATGCGCTTGTTCATTGATTGTAAACAGGCCCGATTGGATGAAATGGCAAAGTCATCTACCAAATCATCAGAAGTGAATGATGTCATTCCCACATTTGTGCACAATGGAAAAGTGCACACAAACATGAATCGCAAAAAACTGGCTGCAATCATTGGAACCAACCCATTCCCCGACGTTCGCTTTGACAAAATTGTCAGCATTGAAGAAATTCCAAACCCGACCGAATGGATGTATGATTTCACGGTTGAAGAAACACGCACATTCATCATTGAAAACGGCATGGGTTGTTATGATACATTTCACACAGCCGGCAGCGGTGTTGCCATGAAGGCGAATGTGACGCGCGGTGTGCCCCGCATTGAGGAGTTGCTGTCCATCACCGAAAATCCGAAGAACTCGTCGCTGACCATTTACATGAAGAAGGACGAGGAGACCGATTGCGAGCGCGCCAAGGAGCTGATTGCGCAGATTGAGTTGACGCAGCTGAGCGAGTTGGTGGACAGCGTGTCCATTTGCTTTGACCCCGATGACCTGAACACGCTCATTCAGGAGGACCGCAGCACGATGTTGCAGTACTATGAGTATCAGCGCCTGTTGCAAGAGTGCGCGGGCATAGACTTGGAGGGAGAGGCCGACCCCAATGATTCGGCGCGTTCGAAGTGGATTATCCGCATGGTCATGAGTCGTGAGGCCATGTTGGACAAACGCATCACCATGGACGACGTGCACTTCGCCATTAAGAACAGCCACGGCGACGACGTGAGCTGCATTTACGCCGACTACAACGCCGACAAGCTGGTGTTCCGCCTGCGCATGAACAACATCAACGGCAAGAAACCGCTGAAGCCGAAGGAGAACCCGCTGGACCAGTCGGACAAGATTTACCTGCTGAAGGCGTTCCAGGACCAGCTGATGAACAACATCGTGTTGCGCGGCCTGAAAAACATCAGCAAGGTGACGCTGCGCAAGCTGATGGACACTCTGCACAAGGAGGACGGTGCGTACGTGAAGAAGGAGACGTGGGTGTTGGACACGAAGGGGACCAACCTGATGGACGTGCTGGCGCTGGACTACATTGACGTGCGTCGCACGATTAGCGACGACATTCAGGAGATACACAGTGTGCTGGGAATTGAGGCGGCGCGCGAGGCACTGTTGACCGAGATGACGGGCGTGTTTGAGAATGACGGCACTTACATCAATTACCACCACCTGAGCCTGCTGTGCGACCGCATGACGGCCAGTTCCAACATGGTGTCCATTTTCAGGCACGGAATTAACAATGACAACATTGGGCCCATTGCCAAGGCGTCGTTTGAGGAGACGCCGGAGATGTTCCTGAAGGCGGCGCGCCATGCGGAGCTGGACCAGATGCGCGGCATTTCGGCGAACGTCATGTGCGGGCAGGAGGGGTATTACGGCACCAGCAGTTTCCAGGTCATGCTGGACTTGCAGCAGATGATTGCCAAGATGGAGGACGTGGCGTTCCAGGCGCAGAACGAGCAGGAGGAGATTGCGGAGGCGATGGGCTCGGCCGCCATGGACACGAGCGCGTGCGCGTTTGAGAAGCTGACCATTGAGTCCAATGTGAGCAGCATTCAGAAGGTGGACTTGGGCCACAGCGCAGACAATTACAATGTTGGGTTTTAAATGCGTTCAACCCAACTAATCAACTAATGATGAAAATGGTTTTAGCGCAAAAAAATGTTTTTTATCCACATTAAACGCACAATCCCTTCCTTTAAAATAAAAATTTAATATTGTTTTATTTTAAATCAATCATCAATAATCAATCATCAATCATCAATAATCAATCATCAATCATCAATCATCAATTGTAAACATGGACCCCCTTTCCCCCAGGTCCCCTCCCAAACGAACCCGAGCTGCAGCATCTGAACCCGATTCACCCGACACTCCCAGAAAAATGGCAAAACGAATGAAGTCGCAATATGCAATGATACACAAGAACACTGGTGCTGAAATGAGGCGCGAAATGGATGAGTTGGTGCTTGGTTGCGCATTGGACCCGACAAAATGCGCTGTGTCAGTTCCAATGCTGAAACATCACGCAACCGCATATGCCGCGCGGTTTGGAAAACCATATGCCATTCCCCCGAATCAAATATACATGATGCACGATGAACCAAATCCGGTGTTGCGTGCAGCACAATTGGCACGCGCGCGTCAAATGGCTGACGTGGCAAATGATGCAATTCACGCGAAACTGAAACAGGTAAATATTCAGAGCATGGGGCATTCAGTCATGTCGCAAATGTTGGGACAAATGCAGCATCCAGGACAATCGTTGAAACCGTATTTGCAATGCAATTGCAACCCGATGTCTCCAAAACGGAACCCGGCGTGCAAGGTTAAACCCGAACTGTGCAAACATCATGCGCGCCATTTGTCTTTGAATTTGCATAAAAAAGGAGGGGCGAAGAGCAAAACGCAACGGAACAAAAGGCGCAACAATAGTATGACGCGCAGAAGGCGTTAAAGCCAGTCGCCGCCCATGCCGTCAATGATGGCCTCTGCGCCGTGATACACGGTTTCAACGCCGTGCACAATGGCACCACCGTACTGGTGATTGTGAATGTCCTCGACGGTGGAGATGCCGTTGCTGAGCGCTTCGGCCCCGTTGCTGATGGCGCCGCCGCCCGCAATCCGGCCAACAATGTCAAGCCCGTGCTCAACTTCGGGCGCAGTGATATGAAAATGCATGATTTGATTGTGTGGGTTATAATACACTTACATATTTTATTTTTTTTAAATTCTTTGAATTTCAAAGCATTTAATGCATCCTTTAATTTTAATCCCCTCCCTCTTCGGCCGCCTTTAATCCGACCCGTTTTTTGACAACTGCTGGGACATATGCTGCCACAAAGTCTGCAACGGGGACAACCCCCCGAACCAGTTGAGTTTCCACCTGTTGCACAAAGGCGGCATTGGTGCACTGACTAAGAGAGAATTTCATTTCATTTTCGCCGGTGCGAATGACCCGATACACGGGAGCAACATCTCGAGCGCGCCCCATTGTCATGACGTAGTAAAAATTGGCATTTGCATTTACATTCCCGATGACGGGTTCGCTGTGTAGCACCAGCGCCGGCTGTTGGTTTTCAATCAACGGATACTGAATTTGTCCCGCAATCAGCACAATGGGGATTTGGAAATGCTGCGCCAAAATCCACAGGTCCAAATGCGTCATGTAATGGAACGAGTTCATGATGAAATCGTGCACGTTGGAGGCCAGCACGTTGCGGTTGGCGGTGATGTGCTGATAATATTTCATCATTTGCACCTTGTGCGTGCGCATGAGTTCCCCATATTTGTTGACCAGAATGGATTTCAGCTCGCGCACGCCGATGCCAGCATATGCGGCGTTTTTCTCCTTCATGATGGAAATGAATGCTTCGAACGTGCACTCCCCCGTGGCACCGTCGAATGCCAGTTGTTGCATGGTCTTGGGGAAATAATGTGCAGCGGCACCCGCCAACGGTTTAAGCGCAAGGGGGGCACACAACCTTTCAGCGGTCGTTTCTTTGGGCAAATCACCCCCCAAATTGCCTGCTGGAGCCACGTACTGATTGGACGGAATTTCTCCGGGATTCAGTTCGGGATTTGCGGTGTCAAACGTGTTGTATCGCACAAACCGGTTGATGGTCCCTGCGCCGGGTTCCAGGTGTTCAAAATAATTCTCTAGTTGCGAATGCATCAAAATGATTTCGTCCTCGTGCAAATCATATTTCAACGGCATGAGCGAGGTCAACGATGATGAGGACGAGAGGAGGAAGCGTCGAATGCGCGTGTATCGCAGCAGCTCATCGGCCAACTTACCGTAATAAAATGTGCGGTTATCGATTCCGTTTATGAGGTTTTTGTGCGGTAAAATGATGCTGCATTTGTGCGGTTCTGGGTGCACGGTGCGCATGCACGTTTTCGCGCCGTATTCAATCCGATTTTCGGCCGAAATGCAGCGCATGAATGCGGAGGAACTGGACCCGAACGCGTCCAGCACGGCATCCGACATCGCCGTGAATTGGATGAACGGTTCGCCCATCTCTCGGCAGATTCGCATGATTTCGCGAATTTTGTCATGGTGTCCGGCACCATCGTTGGAGCGAATGATGTCCTCCACCTGCTTCTTCTTGTCCATGTTCTTTATTTTATTCAGCATGATGCGCATGGCGTTGCGAAACAGTTCATACATTTCGGTTTCCAATTGAATGCGCCGGACATATCGCACCCGGTCAGCATCTTCTCCAGCACCGGTCTGCACTTCCGCGTCGGCGGCATTCGGGTTCGTCGTGTTATAAGCGATGACGTCCAGCGGTTTCAGTCCAGCCGGAATGGCGGCGGCAGGAATCAGCGGTTCGGGAATGTGCGGCTGAATTTCCATGAACTGGTTGGTTTCCGTCATTACACCGATGAGATGAGCGTCATCTATGACTTGGATGCGCGGCAGGCACGGAATCTTCGCTTTCGTTTCTTTGCTCACGAACGCGAGGAACGTCAGCGTGTCCGCATACGAACTCCAAATGTCGGGGTCATCCATCATGACCAGGTCCATGTCTATCTCCAATGAGTTCGAGTCCAGCGGCGATGCCGCGGTCATGACAATTCCGGAATACAGGCGGCCGGCGGTCCGTTTTTCAACGTCCAAGCCAATGATTTTGGAATCGTAATTCAGCACCAGCCGATTGACAGTAAATTTCTCTTTACTCAGAATGGCCATCGCTTCACCCGCCGAAATGTTGTATTTGAATGTGTACGGTTTGGTGCCGGGAACTGGCACATTGACTGGTGCGCACCCGGGCAGAATGTGGTCCTTTATCAGCTCTATCATGACTTTCAGGTTGGGCATGAGGGTCGGCGCGTTAATGCTGAACGATTTCTTCACGTCGGATTTTTTGGCATCGTCATTGTCCGTGAATTGGAAAACGGGCTCGTAGTAGTTGTACTGTTTAATCAATATCACGGTCATTTTTTTGTGCACGTCGAAAAAGTTGTTGGAATAGTGGTTGGACGGGCACACAATGTTGAGCGCGTCGCTGTTGTCGTCTTTCGGGATTTCCAGGACAATCAGGTTGAACCCCACCTTTTGCGCGTTGAATATTTTGGGGTTGAGGGTGGTCATCACGTCCCACATGTAGGTGTGGTCAATCACGGTGTCGTTGCTTGCAATGAAACTTCTGTAATTCTCGTACGCATTTATGGTGTTATTCATTGCAGCCGTCATCCGTTCGCGCGTTTTTGCGCCCTTGTCCTTCATGCTCGCCTTCATTTTCTGCACGTAATTGGTCTTGCTGTATATGGATGCGGATGCATGGACTTCCTTTTCCTGGCCGGGTGCGGGTTTGAATGCATCCACCAGCGTGCCGTTTTGATACGTTAAAAACGAGTCCAGCGTGATGCCGTCCAGAATGATTTGTTTCATTTCGGGGATGCTTTTGGGTTGGGAGTCCTGTCGCAGGGCGGCCATGCACGCAATGAACGACTGCAGTTCGCTCAGCTGCGACGGTTTTTCGTCGCGGCCCATCGCATCCCTGTCCCATTCCTGCACCCCGTACCGAAGCAAGCACTTGACGTTCTTCTTCAGGGTTTTGTTAGTCTGACTGACCTGACACGTGCTGTTGTCGTAGTTCAAAAATCGTTGCACGGGTTGCGGCAAATACCCGCGACGCCCCGCCGGAATCGGGAATTTGTCCGGACCCACAATGTAGTCGTCAGGGACCTTGACCGCTGGTTTAGGTGCCGCCGCCGCCGCCACCACTTCTAGCACAGGTTTATCCGCAGGTTTATCCGCAGGTTTATCCTCCGCTGATTTGGGTTTAGGTGCTGCTGCTTCTGACACCACTGCAGGACCTTTGGCAGTGCGCAGCTTGTCCTCGCACACCTTCAAATCGGCAAACTGCTGTTTTTTTTTGAAGCAGCACGGCACGCACAGGCCATCTGGGTGCACACTCGAGCTCAAAAATCCGGGATAATGCGGGATGTATCCCTTGGCGCCCATGTGCTCCTTGCCGTAATCATTGAACTCAAAAATGTATTTATCCCGCGTCACTTCCTTCTCCTTTTTGCCGATGATGTGCTGTTCCAAGTGCTTGTCTTTGACCTCTTGTTCGGTCATGGGCCGCCGGTCTTTGAAGCTCCAGTACCGGGGGCACATGTAGTAGTACTTGTTGTCGGGGTCGGACCCGTATTCCAGCGCGTCCTTCAGCATGGGTCGCGTTTCCGGGTCGGCATGCAGCTCATCGTATTCTCGCTTGGACAGCACCACCGGCTGGCGTTTGATATTGGATTGGCAATTCGTGGAATACGTGTCATAATTCCCCGTTTTTTTGGAGAGAAACAGGATGGGTTCGCTCTTTTGCAGCTTGTGTTCAAACGGGTTCGGGTTTTTCAAGGATTGGGGCGCATACGCGACGACACCACCTGGTTCCGCTTCCGCTTCCGACTCAGACTCCGACTCGGAATCAGACTCGGACTCGGACTCGGAAGCCTTTGCTTTTGATTTTGCACCCACTTTGGGCGCACCTCCCAATTGACTGCCTTCGCTACCACTGCCTTCGCTACCACTGCCTTCGCCGCCTTCGCCTTCGCCCATCATGTCCAGAACAGCACCCAATCCCGCGTATTCATCTTCTTCCGCTTCTAAATCCAGCCCCTCCGCTTCGCGCTCCAGCGCGCGCTCCAACGCCAGTTGGTCTTCAACCGGCAGGTCAACCACAAATGCGGGACTGGCGGGCACGCTTTCTGCGCCGATCATCGCCGCTTCACTCATCGCTTCGCTCATCATCTCTTTCAATTCTTTGACTTCGGCCACTTTGCGTTTAGAACACAGGCTTTTCAACACGGTCGCTGGCACGCGCGTGGTTCGCTCGCCTTTGCGGTCTCGATACATTGCAATCCGAATGACGGCATCTAAATAAATTTCCAGCAGGCGGATGTACCACACGCTGGTGATGTCGCTGATTTCGATGTGCAGGTCCATGTTTTCGCGCCGCACAACGGTCAAAAATCCGGGCTGTTTGACCCGTGTTCGGCTGCGTCGGTGCGCGCTCTCCATGACTTGCTCATCCGACCGGTAATCCGCGATGATTTTCATGGCCGCTTCTTCTGTCTTGGCCAGCCGATTTTTAACGAGTCCGGACATGATGCTGGCAACCGTGGCGTCTTTGCGCATGCGGTCCGCAATGTATGCTTGCGCCCCGAATCGCTCGTCATAATTGGACACGCGTTTGTATCGCATGCTGAGTTCCGCGGCGGTTTCGTCCACCACCGTGAAAACGGCGGACATGCATCCCATGATGCCGTTCGCCTGAATCATCGGCGTGTTCGTCAAATACGCGGCATACGTGATGTCCACAATTTCCACCGTGGGAACGGCAATGCTGCAAAACAGGTCAATGCTGTTGCCGCTGGTGCTTTGCAGGAAGTTGCGCGCTTCATCCAGCAACGGATTCAGGCACTCGCGCAGCACGCGGTCGGTGGCATTGTCGTACGCCGAACCGTATTGCAGCGCCTGTCGAAAATGCGCCATGACGTGCACGTTGGCTTCCGCGTCAAATTCGCACACCACTTCGCACGCGAAGCCGTCAATCAGGTGTTCCATGTAGGCTGCCACCCGCCGCCGTTTGCCAATCTCGCCATCCAGGCGCATGATTTTGGATTTGGTCAGCGCGGGAATGCGGTTTCCGTTTTTGGCAACACCGGGCGCATACATGCGATACACCTTTTCTCGCTGGCCCTGCGGGTTGTATTTGATGAGCGGCGTTTGTTGCGCGCTGTGCAGCATTTTGAAGAGGCTGTCCAGCGGCATTGCGAATCGCGTAATTGGCTGCATGATGAAATGCACCGACTTAATCCCGCGTTCGACGTATTGCAGCTCCTCGGGTTGTTGTCGGCCGTCATACACTTGATACAGCACATCCACGGCCTCATTGTGCTGGATGAATGCGTCGTCAATGAGCGGGCGCGTCTCATCCATCAGTTCCTGCCTGCGTTCGGCCAGCTCCTCGCGAGAGGCGATGCCCTTTTCGTGCAAATACGGGTAATACAAATTTATGATTTCGGTGTCGGCACCAGCGCCAGCACTCAAAACATCGGCGGCGCAACAAACGCGTATGACATTGTTATGCATGGGTCCGTATTCTAGCAGCACGGTTTTGTTCTTGTTTTTCACTAAATCATGGTGCGCCTTTTTCAAAAAGGGGTCCAACACGGGCTCAAACGGGTCGGCCGGCATGGGGTAGTCGTACTGCAGCGTTTCGCCCAGCGGCACGTCCATGCGCAGGTCCTCGCTGCCCTGAACGGCCAACAGGAATTCGGACAGTTCGTCTGGCGTGTAGTCGGTTTTATCGGCTTTCTCTCTGATGCTCTCGCACAGTCGTTCTGCCAAGTGAGGACTCTTCAAATTCTGACACAGCGTCACCAGCCGGTGGCGCGAAATGGGGAGCCGATGATTGCACGTCAGGAGCCGAACGGCGCGTTCCACCGTCAAAAATGGCTGCACGCTGGCAAACAGGTAGAGCTCGCCATACGACACCGACGGCAGTTCCACCAGTATTTTGCGCTTAATGGTTTCTATGGTGTCGTCTGGGTGTATGCGCTGATTGGAGTACTTCACACGTTCATTCGGCGGCAGATTGGCCTCATCGGCCGGGCCAAACACAATGAGTTGGTTGGGTCCCATGATGTTGACCGTGTAAACTGGATTCGCATCATTTTTAGGATGTTCCATTATGCAATGTTATACTTATACGATGTTATAAAATGGTGTGAAAGTTATGAAATTTGTAAAAATTACAATTATATAATTGTTGATATATTAATGTTGTCATTTGTAATTAAATGATTTTACACATAAACAATTTGCAACATAATGATGCATATGGCATAAGGCATGGTGCTGACATTCAAACTCATCGCGGCCATGTGCTCGAACGGCGGCATTGGCTACAAGGGCGAGCTGCCGTGGCCGCACTGCAAGGCTGACATGGCCCATTTTGCCAAACGAACCACGGGTGCAGGCAACAATGCGGTCATCATGGGGAAAACCACGTGGTTCAGCATTCCCGTGCGCCCGTTGCGCAGAAGGGCCAACCTCATTCTCTCGTCTAATCCTAAGCCATTGACTGCAACTGCCACTTCAGAACACTGGTTCACTTCCATGCCGGACTTATTCGCGCATATAGAGTCCGCAAAATACGACGAAGTGTGGGTCATTGGCGGTGCCAGCATTTACGAGCAGTTTTTGACCATGCATAAAAACAACGAAATACTCATCGATGAGATGTGCATCACCACGATGGAGGGCACTCATGAGTGCGACACGTTTTTCCCATATCACCAAATTAAACCAAATTAAAATATAAAATATATCGGTTATGCCCACAACACCAGCCACACCGGTAGCACCAGCCACACCGGTAGCACCAGCCACACCGGTAGCACCAGCCACAGTAGCACCAGCAGCTGCAACAACAGTGGCACCAGTGCCAGCACCAGCCACAGTAGCACCAGCAGCACCAGCCACAAATGGAGGAAGACGAACTCGCCGCAATAAATCAAACAACCGGTCTCGCAAGCACAGGAAAGGCAAGAAAGGCGCAAGAATCTCTCGTCGCGGCAATAAACGGCACACAAAACGGCATTGAATGCAATGCAAAATAACTAACGCATTAAAACATTATAAAAAATAAAATACATTCATTTTTTATATAAACCCAAACATACAACGCATTACGCAATAATGAGTTGTTTATTCAACAGTCTCTCACATTTCATTCCGCAAACCGACCCGCAGGCCATTCGCCAGCGCATTTGCGACTACCTGCAGGCCAATTCGCCGATCATTGATGGCATGAACACGCACGACGTGCTGCAATTGGATTCTTCATCTGCCCAGTACATTGGCGCCATGCGCAGCCCATCTACCTGGGGTGGCGCCATTGAGATTCAGGCCGCGTGCAACATTTGGAACGCGCGCATCATGGTGCACGACATCCGAATGGGCCACGGGCAAACCATTGAGTTCTTGCCGGTTTCCGCTATCACTTCGGACAAAACATTCGAACTGGAATGGAGCGGCGGACACTACGAGCCAATTAAGTCCCATTAGATTGGACACCTGTTCCTGTTGACATTAAATTTCAAATGAATAGTTAACATTTTCCCAATCAAAATCATGTAATTTGCCCCTGTAATAAATTGATGGTGTTTTTTCTTTATTTAAACATTCAATCTTTTTTAAACGAAACCTTGCAACGTCATAATGCACCGAATTCTCGTATTCAGTCAGTTCAATGCAAATCATGTCATCGTCAATAAATAACTCTTTTCGGTTTGATATTTCGCATAGATTTGATAATTTACACTGAATACGATATCTTTTTTCATTTTGATGAATTGGATGAGTTGGATAGACCTTGCAAATTTGACGACATACATATTTTTCTAGAAACCGGTATTTTTCAAAATCAACAAGCCTAACCAGGGTGCCTTTGTCATACCTATATCGTTTAAGAAGTTTGGTGTAAATGTGCAGTATTATATCATCTGGTAAATTTTGAACGAGCTCCATTTTGTACATATGTTGTTTGTTGTTTCTATATTTGAAACAAAGTAAAAACGTAAACAAAATCAAAAAAATCATGATGAATTTACTATTGATAGATTTGTGGCTGGTGGATTTGTGGCTGGTGTGGCTGCCGTTGTGCCTGATGTTGTGACTGGTCCTACTACTTGTGAATTTGTGCCTGCTGCTGCTGGTGCTGTTATAGCTGCTGCTTGTGGTCCTGCTTGTGGTCCTGCTTGTGGTCCTGCTTGTGATGATGGGGCTGGTGGAATAAATTCCCCTTTATCGGCATCAAATGCTGCTTTTACTTTATCCGCAAAGTTGTTTGCATCCAAAGCGGTCGATATGGCGGTTGTTTGTGCAGCAACCACTTGTTTTAAATAGGGCATTTTGGTATACAACGCACTTCCAATACTTCCCCCAACATTCGATTGTTTAAACTTTCCTTGCATGTACGATAGAACATTGTTTGCCGCAGCAACAAAGGTTGGATCACAAGATGATGGCGGATTTCGATTGAGGCACGTTGCATGTGTTTTTTTAGACTGCAGCAATGGATACACCAATGCTCCTTCCAACATGGAATGAAATTTAATATCAGTGAGCACTTTGTCTTGCAACTCCTTCAATTCACCCATTTGATTATTAACCAACAATTGCACAACAACCGTGGTGTAAGTTGTTGAAAATGAGGCAGAAAGTGCGGCAACATACAGTGCAAGATATGCAACAGCTTCATTTAATTCTTCTACGAATTTGGGGGCACTAAAATCTATGACTTGTTTCTTGAAATTAATCATACCTTTTACCATGCTGTTTGATTTAACGCGGGTCCATAAGGAAATTTTTTGAGGCTCGGTCGTCGGGGCATCTTGTGATTGTTCAAAGTCGTTCACCTCATCAATAATAAAGTTAACTTTACTATCGAACTTCAACTTCGATGCTCTGAAATTGGTCAAGTCTTTTTGAATCGGTGCGTTATTAATATCACATGATATAAAATAAAAAACATTTACCTCTATTTTAATTTTAATTCAATTAAAAGCTCTAAGCATCAAAATACGGATTATCGTTGATTTCAATGCCGCAATACTGTTTGGGCTCGTTCTTGTAATCCACAGGCGTGTATATTTTAATTTCCGCGGCATTTTGCAGCAGGAACTTGAAGTTCTTCCAGAACTCGTCCTTGTGCCCGATGCTCTCGGTCATGATGTGCGCCATTTCGTGCAGCGCAATGAACATGAGTGTGTTGGAGTCAATCAGCTTGGTGCCCGTTTTGGTGGTGTTCAGGCAGAACGCCAGTTTCTCGCCCTTGTTCTCGCTGTAAGCGGTGTATTCGCTCGTGGGCAGCGTTTCGCACACTTGCTTCGGGTCAAATCCAGCAACCAGACGCCGCACGTTATCCTGGTCGGGGTACGTCTTCTCCATGTGGTCCACCAGTTTCTTCATGTTGACGGTGCACTGAGCCAGCAAATCCGCTGCCAGAACCAGTTTGGACCGCTCGCGCACGCAGTACTTGTTGCCATCCACATCAGAAACCACGCACTTCAGCTGGAATGAGTCTGAGTTTTGATACACGCGTAAACAAATGATGGCAATTAGGGCAATCAAAATGTATCCTAAAATGTTAAAATTCATTTGGACTGGGTTTCCGCTTATATTACACCGGTTATTTTATAATTTTCGCACATTTCATTCGCTTCTCTTCGCGCTTCGCGCTTCGCTTATTCCCGCTTCGCTTATTCCCGCTTCGCTTATTCCCGCTTCAGCACTTGATGAATTTGTAGGTTATGCCGCATTCATCTTTGGTTTCCCAAACGCCGCATATTTTCAGCATCAGTTTATTGCAATTTGAACTGGCATTCGTTCCCGCGCATGCTTCCGCATCCACAATCGAATTAAATGCATCATTCGCGTCATTCATGTTCGAATTCGAATTTATGTATGATTTAATGCACCCGCCATTCAGTTGGTCGCTCAGCGAATAAATGCACTGCTGCGTCCCTGAAATCGCATCCACGTATTTATCCACAATATCGGATTCAATGGCGCGCAGTTGATGCACCAACGTTTGATTTGCGGCCAGTCCGGGGTCAAATGACACAAACATTTTATTGTAGTGCTGTTCATGTTTTGCACTGGCTAATTCCAGCACGATTCCAATGCCGTTCAGAGAGATGTGCTGGGTTGAATAAATGATGCGCGAGAATTTGCTGGCATCGCCTTGAACCGCGGGCCCGAAATGCAGGTGGACCGCATCAAACTTGTGCGGATAAATTAGAAAACTCATTTCGCAGGAAGGTGTCTTAATATATGCGTTGCAATGTGTTTAAATAAATAACTATGTTATTCAACAACCCAACGCCCCCCTTTAAACCATGAAGTTTCACGACAATCATTTTGAGGCTTACGTGGAATCCGCAATGTCAAAACCGCTGCATCCTAAATTGAAAACGATGTATGCGACCGCATTCCCGTCAAACATAAACCACCTGAGGAATTTGATATTTTACGGGCCACAAGGAACGGGCAAATACAGCCAGGTGCTTGCGTGCATAAGCCGATACAGCCCGACCCATCTCAAATACGAAAAACGTCTAACGATTTCATACAACAAGGAGACGTATTTTATAAAAATCAGCGACGTGCATTTTGAAATCGACATGTCGTTGCTGGGATGCACTTCCAAGCTGCTGTGGAACGAGATGCACAACCAAATCGTGGATGTCATCAGTGCGCGGGCAGACCCGGTGGGCATCATCGTGTGCAAATGCTTTCACAACATTCACAGCGAGTTGCTGGAAACGTTTTACAGCTACATGCACATGCCGCACCAGGGCGGAACCAACCACATTCGTTTGAAATACATTCTGATAACGGAGCACATAGGCTTCATCCCAAACAACATTTTAAACAGTTGCGAGGTTGTGCCGGTCGCGCGTCCCACGGCTGCCATGTATAAAAAAATCATTGCACCTGCCACGCATGCAAAATTGGTGCCGGAACACATAACAAACATAAAGGTTCTTCAAAATTGCGAAGACCTGACTGCTCCCAACCCGAACGAAGCAAACCAAGAACTGTTTAACAACCTGTGCGATTACATCACCAATGTGGAACAAATTCGGTTCGCACAATTGAGAGAATTGTTGTATGATATATTGATTTATGATTTTGACATTGCGGAATGCGCGCATCATTTAATCACCGAATTAAAACGCAAGGGGTTTCTGCACGATGATGACATGTCCGAGGTGTTAATCAACACCTACCGATTCCTGCAATATTACAACAACAACTACCGCCCCATTTATCATTTAGAAAACTTTGTCTTCATGTTGATTAACATCATTGGTGCAAATAAAGTAATAAAGCAATGAATCAATGATAATGCAACCTACAAAGGCAACAAGGCAATAACAACATAAATAATGAACATCAAAGATGCGCGCACAATGCTCGCAGTGTCGCGGGACTGTTCGTTGTCAGAATTGAACAAACGGTACCGGATAATGGCGCTCAAGCTTCATCCCGATAAAAACGGAGATGCACCCGAGGCGACCGCCGCATTTCAGGAGTTGAATGCTGCATACAATGCATTGCTGCCAAATGTGCAACATGAATCCAATGACGCCAATGGAACAAATTGCCACAATGCAACCACAGAAACGTATGCGAATATTTTTATGAATTTCATGAAATCTCTCTTTCGTTCCAAATCGAAAACGGAAAAAGAGGGAAAGGATGCAACGGATGGACGAACCACCCAGGTTTTGCTGGACCTGTTGCACCTGATTGTGCATGACTACGCATCCGCGTCAGTGAATGCGGTGCTGGATTCGCTGGACCCATCGCTGCTGTTTCAGCTGTATGAAACGTTGGAGCAGTACAATTCGGCGGTGCGCATGGATGCCCGCATTTTTGAGGAAATCATGCGCAGGATTCGAGAGAAAATGCAGAACAATAATATCACAATTTTAACACCATCTCTCAAAGATGTCATTCAGAACAACATTTATGTGCTGAATGTCGAAGGACAGACGTTCTATGTTCCCTTGTGGCACAGTGAGTTGCATTATCGTATTGAAGACCCCGGTGCCAGTCCACCGACAACAAAGCAGCTCATTGTGAAATGCATGCCGGTGCTGCCGGAGCACATGTCAATCGACGCAAATAATGAGTTGCACATTGATGTTCGCGCGGACATCAAAGAGCTGTTGCACAGAGGCAGTGGCGTGCTGCGCATTCCTTTGTATGATTCTGAATGTTTGGAACTGCAGGTGAGAGAATTACACATTAAATCATATCAAACTGTTATTGTAAGGAATAATATTCATGGAATTTCTCTCATTTGTGTGAACGATGTTTATGATGTGAGCAACAAGGCGCCCATCTGCGTGCATGTGCAGCTCGTTTGATGGCACGGATGCATGTTGTTGTTGGTCAATGCAACAAAAACATGTGATTTATAATATAGATTAATTGTAATGCAGACACATGACATGACATCCCAACCCGAAATGAATGATGCAACATTCTGTTTTCTCGCCACGCGGGATTTGGTGAAGGAGCACATTTGGCGCGAATGGTTTGATGGATTGGAAAGGCTGCAGTTTAAATTTTCGATTGTGGTGCACTGTCCAAGGGACAAGATTCGGTCGGATTGGTTGAAACGTCATTTGCTTCCGGATGACCGTGTGCGCAAGACCGCGTGGGGATGGTTAGTGATGGCAATGATGTCCATGTATGATTATGCGGTTGACACGCATCCGGCTGCGTGGTACACCTTGCATTCGGAAACCTGCGTTCCCATGGTGAGTCCTGCGAGATTTGTTGAGACGTTTAATAAACACAAGCAGAACTCATTTGTTGCATACAGCAAGGCGTGGTGGAACCCATTAAGAATGAAGCGTGCAAATTTGCATTTGTTTCCTCCGGCCATGCGGCTGGTGCATTCTCAATGGTGCATCTTTTGTCATGAAGACCTGAGCCAAATGGTCGGTTTGCCCAAAACAGATAACCGCATAAATCAGGTGTTGACCACGGTGATGCGCGGAAACATCGCCGATGAAAGTTATGCTGCCATCATGTTGCTCCTCATCAACAATTTAAAAAACGTGATAAGTAAACCCATCACTTTGGTGGATTGGAAACGGAACCCGAATCTGGACCATCCACACACATTTGATGCGTGGACGAAACGCGATGAAACTAATGTGCGCTACATTATGAAAAACACACCGAATGAATACATGTTCATGCGCAAGATTGGACCCAATTTTCCGGACCACATATTACGCATGTTCATTGCATAATAAAATATTCACATTGTGTATAAACAATCAAACAAATAATCAAAATCAAAAATAAAATGTCTATAAATAAACTGGTGATTGTGCATGTGTTTCACATCCTGTTTGTAGGAGGGCTATTTTTGTATTTAGGTATCCGGAAAAATGCAGCTCCATCATGGTTGTATCCCGCCCTCGTGTTTTTGGGCATTGGCATCATCATTGCACACGGACTAAAATTATTAAAAAATAGATATTCTCTCGTTTCATGGTTCCATGTTTTGATTGTAGCGCCGTTGGTCATCTACATTGGACGCACCGGTCCCCATGCGCCCCCGATTGCTTACACGCTAATCCTCATTGAAGGCATTCTGGCCATCAGCTACCATTCATACGCACTTTATAATGGAACATAATAAATGTGGATGTGGTGCCTTTTTTTAAGCCATGAGATTGGATTACAATGGATAGTTGGTTTAGTATTTGAACAAATGAATGAATGAAAATGAATGAATGAAAATGAATGAAAACAATGAAAAAAATATTTTTATTGTTTTTTGGTGTTTTGTGTAGTTGTTTGTTTAGTTGCTTACCTGATGTCGTTGGTGTCGTGGTGCCTTTTTTTAAGCCCGGAAGTGGCTTACTTCTTCTTGGCGACAATCTTCTTGGGTGCAGAAGCAGCAGCAGCCGCAGCTACAGGTGCAGGCGCAGGCGCAGCGGACGACATGGCTCTCCTGAGTGTGGGCTGCACCTCTTCCTCCTCCTCTTCGGATTCAGAGTCCTCGACATCGACTTCCTGTGCAGCAGATGCTGCAGCTGCAGAGGGAACCTGGTCGTCGTCATCGTGCTGTGCCGCCTGAGCCTTTGAGGGCGCAGCAATGCGCTTCTGCTCATCCTCATCGAGCACAATGTGGCACTTGCCGCGCAGGCTTGCCTTGGGCTTGAGAACTGCTTGAAAGAGGCGCCAGGTCACGCCGAAACTGCCGCCAGCGAACCAGAGACCGCCGCAGGTGATGATGAGCGAAACGTCGGAGCCCTTGGTGATGATGTCCTTGGGGGTCTTGCCATCGGAACTGGGGAACAGCGTGGTGTTTTCGGTGTCGTAGATTTCAATGCCCTTCCACTCGCCGTCGTAGAATGGCAGCTTGACCTTGAGCGTGGGGTTCTTGCTCAAATCGGGCTCGCCAGTTGCGGGGTTCTTGGCGTAGTAGAGCATGGGTGTGAAGATGGCGCCGATAACCTCGGCAGACATGGCCTTGCCGAACCATTCCTTGGAGTTGGCGATGGCATCGCGCTTGATTTTGGCCTCGAATTGCTGCATGTTGGCAAAGAACTTGCTGACTTGGGGTGTTTTGTACTCGTCGCTGGGGAATTGGAGCGCCATGGTGTAGGATTGAATCTCGCCGGTCTTCTTGTCAGTGTTCTCGTTCACGCCCCACGTCAACATGAGCGGCGTCTGAACGTTGAGCACGGAATTGGATGCAGCATTGAGAATGCCGACACTCTTTCCGCCAGAATTGTTGACCTTGACTTTTGCGTATTTGGTGTCGGAATCGACATTGAAGTTGACGCCAGAGAGAATTTGAGAGGTGGTGGACATTGTATTGGTTGTCGTCGGGGTGGTGTGGTTGGTTTGGTGGTGGTTGTTGTTGCTTTGAACTGCCTACCCTTCCTATGCCCAAACCTTTAAATCAATTTTTTTTTTAATTCGCCAAAAATACTTAAAGAGCCATGTCATGTGCCATGACCCTTCATATTTTTAATAAATTTATTTTGAAAATGCATAAATCAAAAACAAGACAGTGGAGTTGACCAGCTTAAATAACACGCGAGACGAAAATTCTCCGTCAACTGTGTAATAATTGTATGACATGAGGTATGATCCAAGAGAATACACAAGGAATGCGGGGGAATATATGGTTTTGTTTTTTTGCATGAGATGCATGAGCTGCATGAGCAATGCCGCTGTGATCATGACGCGTGCCACGGTTGCTATGTCCATTTTGTTTGATTGATTGATTGATGAATTGAATAATTGATAAATACATTCGGTTCATGGTTCATTGCAGATTATGCCCATCATCATGCCCATCATTCCCATCATGCCCATCATTGCCTATCAAAGGCAATTCTTTGTGAAAACCCAATGGATTTATGATTTTGTGTATTTTACTTGAAATGTAATTCAATGGTACTTTTACTGTCGCATAAACACCATTCACAAAATCAATGTGATTTCCCATTTTATCACAATTTTTAATAACACTGACGTCCAGCTTCTGCAATATTAAATCCAGTTTTCTCTCTATGACGTCTATTCTATCTGTCAATTCTTTCAGTTGGTGTTCGATGTCCTGATTCGAATTCATGATTATTATAATTATTGAAATATAATAATAATGCAATAAACACGACAACCCAACCACAACCAACCATGACAATGTCATTCATGATGAATTTTGCATGTTATGCGATTTATTTCTAGTTGTTTTCTATATTCGGGCCATGAAATGCCTTTCTTCATGTGCGGATTTAATAGCACCACCTTTTCATTAACCACATCATGCTGATGCCACACTTCATATATCCATTTATCCCGTTTGTCTAATACAATGCGTCTTGAATTATGTTTAGATATTCTCTCGTTGAACCAGCGCAATGAATGTAATTTGCATTCGGTGCAAGGAAGGGAGTTGAGAATGGTGTATATTGTTGTGCGCATGTTGTCGCACTCTAATTCCGTTGGGGTTTCTGGCATCATTTCCACTAAATTGTGCAGCACATACCAAATCTTATTTCCGTTCTTGACAATGTTGTTTGAACACCCCTGTGCGGCCAACACGTTGCAGCATCCACATCCAAACCTCGGCGTTGGCGGTTTAATTTTAGCCAAACACATGTAATAACCGTGCGAACCTGTTATTAGATGTTTATATTATAATGTTTATGTTTATTTCATATGGTTTAACCATCAACCCTTAAACCAGTCCGTTTGCCACGTGGGTTTTAAGAATGGACACGGCGCACTCCTTGTTGGCACCGTCAGTCATGAATTTGGTCTTCTTAGAAGAGAGAATTTCCGAAATAATTTGCTCGATTTGCGCAAACATTGCAGCATCGGCCTCGCTGGCACCGACCGACTTTTTCAAGGATGCAACCAGAGTGCGCAGGCGAGCCACTTCGGCCTTGAGACCGCTGAACACGGTTTGCCCGGAGGCGTAGCGCTGAGTCAGGTCCTTCAGGTTGAGCAAAGCATTGCTGTATGCGGTGGAATCGGCGCGCATGACGTTCTTGTATTTATCATAGTGTGCCAGAAACGCCTGGGCCAAGTCGCGCGTGTCATACACGGTGGCATTGCGGGCGCGAGCCAGGATGTCTTGCATGATTTTCTTGTGCTCATCGCTGACCAGTTTTGACACGTGGTCAGAAAGCGCGGCAAAGTTGGCATTGGTTGCATCGAGCGTTTGCAGGAACTGCGGCTTGATGGCGTCGAGCTTTTGCAAATAGAGCGAATCTGCGGTCATTTGGGCGTAATGAGCGGCGATGCTGGCATTCGTCCGAAGGATGCTGGCCTGCAGTTGAACCAGCTGCTTTTGCTCCTCATCTTGCTTCATAATGAATTTATCCAAATCAGTTTGAGAGATATTCACATTCTTCTTATTTTGGTCAATTTCTCTCTTCTGAAGAGTTTGGGTTTCATGAATGATGGCAATGACCCGAGTGTGCATGTTGTTGACGCTGCCGATGACGTCGTCTTTCGACTTCTCATAAGACACCGATGATTTGGGAGCAACAACAGGAGCAACAGGTGCTTTGGGAGCAACAACAGGTGATTTGGGGGCAGCAACAGGTGCTTTGGGAGCAGCAACAGGCTTATCAGCAACCTTGGGTGCAGCAACGGGAGCAGCAACAGGAGCTTTGGGTGCAACAACCGGTGCATTGGGAGCAACAACCGGTGCTTTGGGAGCAACAGGTGCTTTGGGAGCAACAGGTGCTTTGGGAGCAACAACAGGTGCAACAACCGGTGCTTTGGGAGCAACAACAGGTGCAACAACCGGTGCTTTGGGAGCAACAACAGGTGCAACAACCGGTGCATTGGGAGCATCAACCGGCAGAGCAACAGGTGCTTTGGGAGCAACAACCGGTGCTTTGGGAGCAACAACAGGTGCCTTGGGTGCAACAGGTACGGGTGTGTGTCTGCAATAAACCCGATTGTGATTGTTATTGTCGCTGGTCCACAACCACTCGGCATCGGCTGGAATTTGGGGACGAGACCCACCACCAACCGATCTCCAAATGTTGTTGTCCTGGTTCCTGCTAAAACTAATAGCTTTCGGCCATGCAGAATCATCAAATGCATTTTCATTCCAGTTTGAAAATTTGGTTGTGGTGCATTTCCAGTCGGCTGGTTTGGTCGCCTTTCCATTGAACACACCAATGAATGCGGCAGGACCGCCATGGTCCACTCCATCAATTGCAATTACATCTCCTGCTTTCACAATTGGAGAGAAATGGTAAGTGGTTGTCCAGCTGCTTCCTTTGCCAATCTGTTTTCCTCCAACATATAAATCAAACTCGTTATCACATGTCATGAAAATGGGGAAGGATTCTATGGCAGGTTTAGGCGCAACTGCAACAGGAACTGCAACCGCAACTTTAATTGCAACAGGAGCAGGCTTGGGTGCAGGCTTAGGCGTGGCCTTGGGTGCAGGTGCAGGAGCAGGTTTAGGCGTAGCCTTGGATGCAGGCTTCGGAGCAGGTTTAGGCGCAGCCTTGGGTGCAGGTGCAGGAGCAGGCTTAGGCGCAGCCTTGGGTGCAGGTGCAGGAGCAGGCTTAGGCGCAGCCTTGGGTGCAGGCTTAGGAGCAGGTTTGGGTGCAGGTTTGGGTGCAAGACGAATCGACACTAATAAATTGCGTCCTTCGTGAGCATGCGTGGAATTGAATTCATGGGTGGAATTGAATTCATGGGTGGAATTGAATTCATGGGTGGAATTGAATTCATTGAATGCATTGGTGGCATTTAATCCATGCTGTGGATAGCGATGATGCGCATGATGCGTGTGATTCTGCTCATGCTGAACATCAAGTGGAATGCTGGCTGTCATGGACAGCGTGCACAACAACAAAAGGCAAGGAATGAGCTTCATTTTAGGCGGTTGGGTTATGTATTGTGATAATAAAAAAAGTTTAAGTTGTTTGGAAATGCATTCTTAATGATTGTCATCAATCAATTGTGAAAAGATATAAAAAAATATACGTAGTATAATAATAAAACCACCCCCCATCATGCAGACGCAGGATTCGGGTCCGTATGACATAATTGTCAATGGCCTAAATCATGATATAAACAACCACCTGATTAACAATGAAATCAATGTATACAATGAATATCTGGATGACGATATATACACCGACATCATAAACATAACGAATCACGACACCATCAAACCCGTCAAAAAACGTGTCCAGGTGAAAAAGCGGGTCTGCAAAGAAGAGCCCCCGCGCATTCCCGCATTTGCGGATCACGAGACGTTCATGCATTCCGAACACAAAGTGTCCGCGCTTAAGGACGTGTGCAAGCACTACGGCATCAAATGCAGCGGAACCAAGCAAGAGCTGAAATCGCGGGTCCACGCGCATTTGATTCAGTCGCATTTCATAACACGCATTCAGCGCCTGGTTCGCAGAAATTTCTGCAGGATGCATGCGCGCATGAGTGGACCGGCCTACAAAGACCGGTCGATGTGTGTGAATGGCACCGACTTCTACAGCATGGAGCCGATGAGCGACATTCCGCGCAATCAATTCATAAGCTTTAAGGATGACAAGGGCGTGGTGTACGGGTTTGACGTCATGTCGCTGCACACGTATTATGAAACCGAATTGAACAACGGGCAATCGAGCCCATCCAATCCATACAATCGCATTCCGTTTCCGCTCACGCTGCGCCGCCAAATGTACCGCAAAATTCGGCTGACTCGCATTCTGGGTGTGAAATGCATCATTGAAGTGGAGCCCGAGCCCGTGCTGTCCGTGCAGCAGCAGGACGAACATCAACTGGTGCTCGTGTTTCAACAAATCAATTCGCACGGGCACTACGCTGACTCAGCGTGGTTTGGCGAGCTGAATGGTGTGCAAATCATGCGATTCATGCGCGAGCTGGCCGACATTTGGAATTATCGGGCGCAAATCATGGCGCAAGTGAAACAAGAGATTTGTCCGCCCTATGGCGACCCATTTCGATACGTGGATTTACGGATGGATGGCCACGCACACGCCGAGCCCATTAAGCACGCGGGGATTCAACTCATGAACACATTTACAACATCGGGAAACACCCGCGACAGCCGGGGGCTGGGGGCATACTACGTGCTGTCGGCCCTGACTTTGGTGAGCCAATCCGCCCGAAATGCCATGCCATGGCTGTATGAATCTGTTATGTACAATCCGTGATTTGTTTGAAACATCAAAACATCAAAACATCAAAACATTTAGGCGATTTTGAGACGGCAACTGCATTGCGAATCCAATAAAGATTTAATTCGTAAAAAAGCTTAAAAAGACATCTCTATAGAGGGTATAAACAAACACACACAATGGCTAAGACGACAAAGACCTCCGCTTCGGCGACCACTCCTGCTCCTGCTCCTGCTTCCGTTTCCGCTTCCCCTGCTCCCGCCACTCCTGCTCCTGTCAAGGTTGCTAAGGCTCCCAAGGAGGTCAAGGAGCCCAAGACTCCCAAGACCCCCAAGGCTGTTCCCGCCGCTGCTCCTGCTGCTGAGGCCGCTGCTCCTGCTGCTGAGGCCGTCGACGCTGCCGCAGTTCCCTCCACTGAGTCCATCATCGCTGCTCAGTTTGCCTCCATTGCTTCCAAGTTGCAGCAGGTTGTTGCTTTTGCCGCCACCCTCCGCTCCGAGCTCCGCGCCCTTGAGCGCCACGCCGTCAAGGAGATTCGCACCGCTCAGAAGGCCAGCGCCAAGAAGCGTCGCAAGGTCGGCAACCGTGCCCCCTCCGGCTTCGTGAAGCCCACCCTCATTTCCAAGGAGTTGTCCGAGTTCCTCGGCAAGACCGACGGTTCCGAGATGGCCAGGACCGAGGTCACTCGCGAGATCAACGCCTACATCCGCAACAACAACCTTCAGGACAAGGAGAACGGCCGTCGCATCAACCCTGACGCCAAGCTCAAGTCCCTGCTCAAGTTGAAGAAGGGCGAGGAGTTGACTTACTTCAACCTTCAGCGCTACATGTCCCCCCACTTTGCCACTTCCGCAAAGCCTGTCGTCGCTGTTGGCACTGCTTAAAAACAAATGCACTAAAAACACATAAAACAAACAAATGCACTAAAAACAAACAAATGCACTAAAAACAAACAAATGCACTAAAAACAAACAAATGCACTAAAAACAAACAAATGCACTAAAAACAAACAAATGCACTAAAAACAAACAAATGCACTAAAAACACATAAAACAAACACAAATAAAATAAAAGCATCAATCGCCTTTATTTTATGCATCATTCATTCAAATGCTATTCAAACAAATATGAAATTTTCATGCGCCATGACTGTGTGCAACAAATCACAATCGATTGCACTGTTGTTTACATTCTTGTTGCAATCTGGCAATTTCATGCGCGCATTGGCCGCCACATCAAACATGTCGTCGATTGCCGTGATGGCGTCGTAATCAAATTTCAAGCGCGGATTGATTGTGCTGCAGTTGTGATACAACCATGTGTAAAAGTCGGTGGCCACAATGCCATCCGTTGAGCTCGCTTCTTGGATGCATTTCTTGTACTGTTTGAACAGTTTCAATGTGAGTTTCAAATGCAAATGAAAGGGGGTGTCATTGGCGGCAGTGGCGGCATTTGTGCAGTTGTAATCGGTGCCTGAAATCACGCAAATTTGGCGAAATTCGGTCATTGAAAGGCCCAGCAGATTCAAAATTTTGGACATGTCGTACAATGTTGCGGTTTCATCTAGCAGGTTCAAGTGCCGCAGCACGCGCGGACATCCATACACAAACATGTCCGTGTCATCCGACATGCACGCATGTGCTTTGCGTTTCAGCACCATTTGCGCGCACAGCGCGTCTGCCTCACCGGTGGCCACAATGTAGTGCACCCCGAGCGCCTGCAGCAGCATTTTCACGCGTTCAAAATCCGCATCGCACACGCGAACGAACCGCCGCCGTAGTGTCTTCAATAAATGGGTCGTGTCTTCGTCTCGGTGACAACTCGTTGCCATTTGCGACCTAACCATGTTGTATTTCCATTCTGCAACCCGTTTTAAATGCTGGCGCCGATTCAAAAGGTTGCGCTTTTCATTCGGCGGTTTGCCGTCAAATATGAACACGGGAACAATGCCGCGCATTTTGAGCAGCGTCACCATGGTGTACATGTTTTCCAACAGCGCTTGGTCGGCTATGAATCGGTACATGTAGATGCTGGCGTCAATGACAACCACCTTGCCTGTCAGGTCGGTGAGAGATACGGTTTTGATTGCGTCCGGACACTCCTTCCGGACAAACTGGTTTAAATTTTTAATGCCCATGATGTTGCGATGTTGTAGAGTTGTGGAATTCGTTTCGTGTCAATCCCCAAACTGGCTCATTTTCAAAATCAATTTTTCACTAAAATTGGTTCGCTTCATAATTTATTCACTCGTCATGCGCATCGTTGAACCCAGCACATCATCCCGACTCACCCCCGATTCAGGAGGAACCGGGCATCGCTGCTTGCAATGGTGCAGCAGTTCCATGAACCCGTTGAAATTGGACGGAACCGAGGTGCGAAACTGCATGACATTGGCCCGCGGTTTTGCGGCGGTCGTTGGATTGTTTTTGTAGCACCACACCAGGAACGCGTCCGGAGAATTCAGCAGGGCACATGTCATAACGTAATACGCAAACACGTTGGTGCTTTCACGGTATTTTTCGGCCACGATGGCCCGGTTTTCTCTGGTTGGATTGCAAATGACGGCACAAGGAATGTCCATGTAGTGCATGATTTTGGCGTATTGATGCAGGGCGAATTGCGCATCCCGGTGCAGGCCGTCCATGACGCATTCAATGAAGGCGTTGAGTTTCGGATTTAAAGTGCCCATCATGCTGTCAGAGGAGGGGCTCGGCGAAAAACACGCAAAACACACGTTCAGCACGCGCCCCCATATCTCGCAATACGTTTCATACACTCGCACCGGATGCGAAATGGCATACGTTTTTTTCAATATGGCCTGCATTGCGGCATCCACGCCCGGCGGTATGTCCTCCTCGATGAACGAGAGCCCAAACGCGTGAAACAATTCGTGAATCAGCACCTTGAACCACTCCTCCTTGCGATACACTACGAGGTCGTTGTTCCTTGCGCAGTGATACGAGAGCCCCGTGTTGGCGTGTTCGGCATCAATCGCCTCTCCCATCGCGATCGGAAACCGCTTCTTGAATTTGGTCATGTAGATGAAAATGTTCAGCGTGGAGGAACACGTGGCCCTGGAAGCGTGCATTGACACCAGGTGAATGAGCGTGCACACGCGCCGCGCATGTGCCAGCATTTTTTTCAAATCGGGTTCCAATTTATTGAAGACCACAAAATGCAGAACAATGCTGCGACTGTTGCCGTTTATGGAAACCGTGAATCGGTATGTTATTGCCGTGGCGTGTTCATTCAGGATGTGGCGCTGGATTTCTTCGGGGAAGTAGTTGCTTTGTATGGCACCCCCTGAATCCGCCATGTCGGCGGGAAGCGGCAATTTTCTCCAGTGGTCGATGGGTCGAACGGTTGGCTCTAGATGCTGCAAGGCGCACGCCGCATGCGCGCGCTGCATGTCCGAATACAAGCCATGCAACACCTTGTGCAGGGTCTTGGCAGTGGATGAATCAAATGTCATAAATGGATAAATGGATGAATGGATAAATGGATGAATGGATAAATGGATGAATGGAATGAGATGAATGGATTGCGATGAATGGAATTCGAGAGAATATAATGAATATAATGAATATATTGCTATATTGTATTTTCATTATATTTGAAATTATGTCATAGATAATTGTTTTAGGGGTTTTTAGGTTTTACGCTTCTCCTGTTGCAGCCGGTGCCGAACGCGCATAATTTCGTTGCACACCGCAGGCGGTTTCCCGCGCCTAAAATGCACCAGTTTGGCATTCCGCGTGTTCAAAAGCATGTCGGTCAAATAGGAATTTTGACTGTATTTGGCATACTGCGCATCCTCGCGCTCCTTCTCTTCTCGAGACCCATAATCCGCATCCGGTTTTATGTCCTTGTATTTGTCATCTTTGGCTGCCGATTTTGCCAGCGTCGGATTCTTGGACAGGTCGGATTCGGAGTCCAGCGAGAATTGCAGGTAGTGTTTGGGATTGTCCTTTCGGAATTTGACGCCCTGCAAATAGTGCTCCAGCGTGCGCCACTTGTGGCCGTCCAGCGTAAACAGCGCCTTTTCCTTGTCGTCGCCGGGCGGTTCCCAAAAATTGGACAACATCTTGCGCCACTGCGGCGATTCTTTCGCCAGCTCCGCGTATTTTGGAATGTCGGCGCGCTCAATGGTTTCACCCGACCCCATTCCCGGCAGCGGCTTGTCCATGCTCTTGCTGTAAAACTGGAACACGGTGGCGTCATCGTACAAAGGGGCGTGTGTCGCATCCGATACATGCGCGGATGCATGGAGGACAGAAGGAACCTTCTTTGCCTCCTCCAAATCTGCGTCCTTCAGGCCCAGCTCCTCCTCGCGGAAGGTGCGGAATTGCGGAATGATGTTGTACGGCCCCGCATTGCGCTCCATGCATTTTTCTATTACCATGATTTTAATGTCATAGGGAATCTCTCGGAATGTTAGCAGCGCTTCCTTTTTGTAGGTGATGAGCTTGTAGTGCATGCCCGTGTGCTCCGCCATGATGTAGAAGTCGGGTTCAAACGAACCCTGGTCTTCCAGCATGCGGTCGTTCAGCTGGCCGCACTGCAGCACGCCGCCCATTTCCCCCGCATGGAACCGCTCCGACGAGAGAATGATGAGTTTGATGCGCAGCACGCGCTCCAGGGTGGAAATGGCCCACGTGTCGGCCCAAAAGGCGCAGGACTTCAGCATCTCTCGGAAATCTTCCAGCGTATTGACATTCTTCATGAAATGAAAATCATGCAATAATTCTTTGCTGAGCGCCACTTCAGATTTCAGACGCTTGAACTGCGCGGCGTTGCGGCGCGACTCGGCAATGATGGCCTGCTGCTCCTTGGCCTCCGTGGTGCGCTCCAGGCGCTGCTTCAACTTCGCATTGGCATCCACCAGCCCGCGCATCTCCGCCGAAGTTGTGGTGATGGACTCCGCGGTCATGGTGTGTTGCGCCTTGTATCCTTGAAACACTTCTTCGGTGGCTTCCGCCGCCAGCTTGCGACGGAGTTCGGGAACCTCCACGTATTTGCCGCGAGTGCGATAGGCGTCGCGAATCACGGCAAACAGGCAATCCCCGGCGCCTTCATTATCCGTTATGCCAAAATTGTTGTTTTGCATGTGCGTCTGTATCCACGGCTGGTTGGGCAGCTTCCTGTATTCGGCGTGCTCAGCCAGGGCGGTGTCCTTGGTTTGCGCCGGCAAATTAAGCGCCTTCAGCTTGGAACGCAGCGCATCTGCGCCTTCTTTTGATTGGCCTTGGTTTTGGTCTTCCTCCCGGAGTTCCAGAACTGGTGACAGAACTGGTTCTTCCACTTCTTGTACTTCTTCCACTTCTTCCACTTCAGACGCGCCCTTTTCTTGAACTTGTTCCGGTTCCAATGCCTTCTTGCCACGACTGTCGGTCTCCAACATGCCGGCGTTGACAAAGGAATACACGAGGGGGTGCGGCAATTTGTCGATGTCCAAATCATCATCGTCATCTAAAACGTCGTTGGCCTGGTCGGCCTTGATTTCAAACAACCCGATCTGCTTTGAAACCCGGTCATCCGTGTTGATTAAATACATGGGATAATAGATGATGCCCGCCTTCTCGGTCTTGCCGCGGCCAATTGCAATGCGCACCTCTTTTCCTAAAAGCTCGATTTCATACATGCAGGCATCATAGTCAGCGTCATCGCGCTCCAACTGCTTGTACTCCCGATAGTTGATGTCTGGATTCAGTTTTGAACGGACCATAATGAGAGATAATGGGGGAATGGAATCAACAATAATGGATGTGTTATATATTGCATGCATTATAAATTTACATTTATTCTCTTTATTTGCCATATTGTTTTTCAGGTTGGTTGTTTAAAGTTAAAACAGCATATTAGATAACACCGGGCTATCATCGCAATTCCCATCACAAATCCTGCAATGATTAGCACCACGATTTGTATTGGCATCCTTATGAATTATTATGTTATATTATTAAAATCATTGCATGAGCATAATATATATGCCACTAAATAAATATAATGAGACGCTGACTTGTTATATTATTAACGAATTACTAATCGATGCGCATACTAGTGTTTGGAGGCAACGGCTGGATAGGGCAACAGTTTGTTTCGGTGGTGAATGCATCAAATGTGTCATTGGAGTATCGCATTGCGGTGGAACGGGTTGACCTGGACCACATTGCAAATCTGGAAGAGGAAATTGATGCATTTGCGCCAACCCACATAATATCCTTTCTTGGACGCACCCATGGAGCGAATTTTACAACCATTGATTATTTGGAACAGCCGGGAAAGCTGGTGGAAAATGTGCGCGACAACCTAATGGCGCCCATCATTCTTGCGCAGCTGTGCGCGGACCGCGGCATCCATTACACGTATCTTGGAACGGGGTGCATCTTCAACGACACAGACGCGTGCAGCGACCATGCGTATGCATTCAAAGAGACGGACACGCCCAATTTTTTCGGGTCCAGCTATTCGATTGTCAAGGGGGTTACCGACCAGTTCATGGCGTGGCGACACGGACAAGGGCGACAAGGCCAACAAGGCCGACAAGGTCAAGCCATTCTGAATCTGCGCATTCGCATGCCGATTGTGGGCGAAGACCATCCGCGCAATTTCATCACCAAAATCACGCGCTATGAAAAGGTGTGCTCCATTCCGAACTCCATGTCGGTGCTGCCGGAGCTGCTGCCCATGGCATTGGAGCTCATGCGCTTGAGACACGTCGGCACGTTGAACCTAACCAATCCCGGCGTCATCAGCCACAACGAAATTTTGACCCTGTATAAACAGCACGTGGACCCGGCATTTGAATGGCGCAATTTTTCATTGGCGGAACAGGACGCCGTCCTGGCATCCAAGCGCTCGAATAACTGGCTGGACACGCACGAATTGCAGCGCCTGTTTCCGAACGTGAAAACGATTCGGGATGCAGTGGAAGCCCTCATGGCAACGTATAAACGGGACCCATCGAGACCCATCCCCATTGCGGCGGCGGTGGTCCCAACCGCAGACATTGAAGACGCCGAGACAACCACGATTCTGGTGACTGGCGGAGCGGGATTCATCGGGTCGCATTTCATTAATGGCATGTGGAGCCAATTCAAGCACGCTCGCATTGTCAATGCGGATGCGTTGTATTATTGCGCAAATCCGAACAATGTGGCCGAACACATTCGAGGCGACATGCGCTACGTGTTTGTCAAGTGCAACCTGCGATGCAAGGACGAAATTGACAGCATCTTCAGCGTGTTTGACGTGACGCATGTGGTGCATTTTGCCGCCCAGTCCCATGTGCAGACGTCGTTCACGGATGCGTTGGAATACACGATGGACAATGTCATGGGAACGCACAATTTGCTGGAATCGGCGCGGCTGCACTGCCCGCAGCTTCAAAAATTCATCCACGTTTCGACGGACGAAGTGTACGGCGAGTCCATGCTCAAAAGCGCAAGCGGAAGCGGGGTTAATGATGATGCGAAAACGGAGCAGTCCATCCTGTGTCCGACCAACCCGTACGCTGCCACCAAAGCGGCGGCCGAGCTCATTGCGCAGTCGTATTACCACAGTTTCCGAATGCCGATCATCATCACCCGCGGAAACAATGTGTACGGTCCCGGGCAGTATCCCGAAAAAGTCATTCCCCGGTTCATCCAACAACTGCGCGCAAACCAGCCGGTGTCAATACAGGGGGACGGGTCCTGCATGCGCGCGTTCCTGCACGTGAACGATGCGGCTGCTGCATTCATGACCATTCTGGAGCGCGGAGCCGTGGGCGAGATTTACAACATCGGGTGCGATGAGGGCATGGAATACAGCATCATGGACATTGCGCAGCTGCTCATACACCTAATTAAAGGAGATGATGCAGATTGTGTGAAGTGGATTCAATTCGCGGAAGACCGCCCGTTCAATGACAAACGATATTACATTAGCAATGCCAAACTGAAAGCGCTTGGGTGGCGCATTCGCGTCAATTTCGAGGACGGCATTCGGGATTTAGTGGTCCATTAAATAAATAATATTGCATCATTTTAGAACACACGCATATCGGAATTTATCAAATGAGAACCAAAAAAATGGTTAGACACAACAAACGACACAGTCGCAAAAAAGGCGGCAGAAGTCGCCGCCAACACGGTGGAATGTGGAGTTCATTGATTACTGCCGATAAGAACGTTGATTCGATGACAGAGGGAAAAGGAATAGATATTAAATACAAGGGCTCTCCCCCAAAACGACAGTGGTTGATTGGTGGAACTGATAAAACAATTCTTGAATTATTTGATGATAAGGATGAAAAGGGTAAACGGTACGCGGATGTCATGAAATACATACTATCTATGCGGGGAATGCTTAGGTATAATGAAAAAGGAATGACATTGTCCGACGAAGAATTTTGCCATGTGTTCATTAAAGGTCCCCTGGCCAACAGGTATCCTACTATTTCTCTCACATTGGAAAGAAAAGGTATAGACGTGTGTAGTGGTGTTCACGTTCACCCCATGATGACACACATGCACAAAGCCCAGCGGGGTCCTTCTGCTGCTTCTCGTGCTTCTGCTCCTCATGAACACAATAAATCACGTGCAGATGCAGCTGGACTAGGTGATTCGACTTTTAGCGGAAATATTGCAAGGGGAAGGCAGTAAAGAGGAAGACACTAATTCATTCAAACGTCGCAGAATGACGCTGCATGATCGCCCGTTTTTCTTCCAGCGTCATGTGTCGAATTTGATTCAGCGGGTCGTCCACATTCGGGTCGTAGTTCGGGTCTTCCAGACACCCCTGATTTGCAAAGAACACGTCCATGACCGACACCGATTTGCTCATGGGGTCCCCAACCTGGACGTTGTATTCTTCCACACAAATGAGGTCCTCTTCAAAGTGATTTTCAGGGTTCGGGTCGTGTTTGTTGATGGATTTTTGCGAAATCCATGAACTAATGAACCACCGCGTGTATCTGAACGGCCGCCCAGAATTGGTGCGGTCCGATTTGCCGGATTCATCGCGGCGCGTCCGATGCACCCAGATGGGAACCCGGAAACTGCTGTTTGGATTGGGGTCATTTTTAGCGCGTTCATGTGCCAACCGGAACCGCCAAATGGGCGCAAGCGTTTTATAAAGGGCTTGGCGAAAATACGGCGCGCATTCGGTGCAGAATCGATAGCCTTCTCTATAGTTATCACTCATTTCGCCGTGGATGTCGTCGCTGGAGGCCTGCATGTCGCCGCACAAATAGCACTTGTGCGCAAGGATGAAGCACATGTAGAAAGGCGGCGGTAGAATGCCAGCGCCATACCAGTCAATTTCACATTGGTCGTACATGGCCGGGTCAATTGTGCGATGCGGCAACTCGTGGTTTCCCAGACGGTGCTGCGTGACCAATTTGGACGAGTCGCACAAATGCAGCGGCGTGTTTGCGTGTTTTGTGCGATGATTGGGCGAAGGCACGTCCATCACTTTGACGACCGAATACGTTCCGTCGGGTTCTCCTGGCATGTGATAGAGGGCATACGATGCCGGAATTCCGTGAATGTCTGTGTTGGATGATGAGCTCATGTTATTGTTATAGGTTGTAGTTGGGTATTTGCATTTGTTTTCAATTTTTTTTGAATAAGGGTTCAAAAAAAATACATTGTTGTTATTTTGCTGCGTGTTAACATTATGTAAAGTGTAATTTGTGCCTTTTTGCAACAAATGATTTAAAATAGATTTCTTTTCCAAACCCGTTTTTGAAGTATAAATGATCCAACCATCTCGAACCCGACAATTCTTTCATCTCGTTTATGAATGAACTTACACTTTTTGATTCATTGTTGGCATTTGTGTAGGACAATCTGCCCTCCACCGAAAGGACATACATCCTTCAAACTATTCACTTCGCCAATCACAGCGGGATCGCTAGCTTTTGCTGTCATCTTATGAAAATGAAATGTCAATTAATTGACTTAATGGACGTAATGCAAATTTTGTTTCATTTCAATTTTTTAAAATATGTGTTTTAAATGATAAATGCAATATTTATTTCCCAATTTTGACCCAATCCGCGGGAAACAGGTCGCGCGTGTCGTGATTTTTCAGAGCGGGGCCGAACCACGTGCTCGGATAGCACACGATTTTTCCAGGGTTCTGGTTGAAATACGCGCCCCACCAGCTGAACGTGCTGTTCGCAATGACGTTGTGGTCGCACACGCTCATCAGCAGCAGCTGCTTCCAATCTTCAAATATGTCGGGGACCTTGTAGAACCGGCACCGTTTCGCAAATGCGGGGTCGGCCTTGAGTTCGCGCATGTGGTCCAAAATGACGGCGTTGTCGCAGGCCTGATTGAATATGAGCACGTTGAATTTGGGGTCGATTGTTCCTGTTCCGTTGGCATACAAGTCGGACGACGGTATATTTTCCAGGACGTGTTTCAGTGCGCGGCGGTAATACTCCAGCGGCAGAATGGGGTGCGCCTCCTGAATGTGCGCATAATCACCGATGCGAAAGTGCAATGCAATGGTGGTTGCGCCGCACGAAAACCACGCGTTGTCTGCAAACATGTTTTTGACGCCTTTTTGCTGTGCCAACAACTGAATTTTGGAGTAGATTTGGTCCCGAACGTCGGCAAAATATTTGTCGCTTTGAAAATAGCCAACCAACTTTAGGGGCGTGGAGTTCATGGCCGTTTGGCTGGGCAGCTTAGTGTATTGAAACCCCGATTCCTGATGCATGGGCAGTTGCATGAACCGCTGCACATTGGCGTGCGTGGGAATGACCGTCATCGGTATCAAATTGTAAAGCAGAGATTTCCAATAAGTGGCGCGTTTTCCGGTGGCGTCTCTCGGCATGTGCAGGAAATAGCAGGTGTCCTCATTGTGAATGGCCGCAGCCAGTGTGGCAAACACCTGGAACAGCTGATTTCCTAATCCGCCGTTAATCAGAACCGTTATCATTTTGACTCTTAATGCTTATGAATATTATTATGTGTTTAAATTAATATCAAATTTCAAATCATTTCAATGTCTTTTTTTGCGAGTTGCCTTGCGTTTGCGAGAACCGCCACGACCAGGCAGCAATTCAATGAGTGTGGCATTCTCTTTTTCCAATCGGGCGTTTTCTTCTTTTACTCTTTTCAACTCTTCTGTTGCTATATTCAATCGGGCGATGTAATATCTACAAGTGTGTTTTTGTGATTGTGCCGCAGCAGCAGCAGGTGCGTATGGATTAGAATATGCAGAATATGCGACTGGAGCTTTGGCAGCCGCAGCAGCAGCAGGTGCGTATGGATTAGAATATGCAGAATATGCGTATGGATTAGAAAATGCAGAATATGCGACTGGAGCTTTGGCAGCCGCAGCAGCAGCAGGTGCGTATGGATTAGAATATGCAGAATATGCGACTGGAGCTTTGGCAGCAGCAGCAGCAGCAGCAACTCGCTGTTGGCGCACTTCATCAGGGTCAAATATCACGTCAAGCTGCAAGCTTGCTTTTACATTATCTGTGCTAGTGCCGAGTGCCTTTGCCAATAATAACACTTGCGGATAAACTTCTCTCCTTCGTTGCGCGTTCATTGTTGAGTATTCATGTAATTGCGGAAGAAGACCGAGTTCCGATGCCTTTTTTGCTACATCTGCTGGAATCAAACCTGTGGCCGGGGTTATTGTGTACTGATTTGTGGTTCTATCCATTTTATCCGGTATACATATTAATTATATAATAAATGATATGTGTGGCAAAGTGTTTTTAATTGGCTTGCGCTTGTGCTTGTGTATAACATGGCAGCGCGTCAATGTTCATGATGTGCGGTTTGCCATTGATTTGTTTGCGCGGAATGGCGTAGTGCGCAAACATGGGTCGCTGCAGCTGCTCGTGCGGCACGGCGCCGTGCACGGTTCGCGCAATCATTTTATACAGTTTGAATTCGGGATACCGCTCGTCGCCGTTCTTTTTATACAGCACGTTGCGCCCCTTGTCGTCTTTCAGCCACTCCGCCACCACGGTGGCAACACGGCTCTCTTTCAGCGTGGCGGCGTATTCCGCCTCGTCCCGGATGTCCTCCACAAAATAATCAAACAGCGAGCACGCCAGGCGGCACAGGTCAAAACTGGGATTGGGGTCCAGTCGCGGCTTTCTCGAGTTCATGTAGGGTTCGCAATTGTACTGCGTGGCGGCATCCCCGTGCCGGTCAAAGCTGTCGCTGCACAGCGTTTGCCCGCGGTATTTGTAAATGGCGCGCCCGAAATCGATGATTTTCATGATGCGACCGTGCGTTGGAACCCGGTAATACACCCCCTTATACTGGTAATGCAGGAACTTCTTGTCGGTTTTCACGAACATGATGTTGTTCGTGTGCAGGTCGTTGTGCGTGAACGAAAACATCTGCTGGTACGCAATGAGCGCCATGATGACCTGTAGCAAAGCAGCCGTCCATTCGGGGTCGGTCAGCTCATTCTTGCCGCACATCAGGCTGTCGAGCGTGTTGTCGCACTTCTCCATCAGGATGGCGTGCACCGGAAAATTGAAAATGTGGGCATTGTACACTTCATCGTCGTCATCATAGTCGCTTTCAGAATCGCATTCCGAGTTATCTTCAGAATCGCATTCCGAGTTGTCTTCGGAGTTGTCTTCGGGTTTGCCTTCAGGTTTGCCTTCGGGTTCTTCATTTTTGCATTCATCATCATCATCGTTGTCGTTGGATGACCGCGATGAACATGAATCGCTACTGGATTGGCTGGATTTGCGCACCCGTGAACTGTGGCCCGGTTCTTGTTCTTGTTCTGGTTCTTGTTCTGGTTCTAAGCACTCTAAGCACTCTTCCAATTTCATTTCCAATGCACTATCGGGTGGTGTAAAAAACAGCCCGTCAAATGCGCTGTCCAGTGAATCCGAATTCAAATCCAACTGTTCCGGGTCCAGCTCTTCGCCAATGCACACATTGGGTTTTTTAGCACCACCGCTGCCGTGTCTTGATGCCGAGTCAAAAAAGTCGATTGGGGTTTCATCCAGGCGAAACAATTCATTCCGGTTTTTCAAAAAAAAGTCGCATGTGGTAAAATAATCAATTTCGTCATAAATGTTTACTGTGAACTCGTCTTGGTTGGCTAAATACGACCCGTAGAAATCAAGCCCGTGCACAAACCCGTGCGTGTGCAGCACTTGACTGGTCAAATACGTGAAAAATGAATCCACATAAGACGAATTGTTCACATCGTGCATTTTTTTTTGATGAACTGATTTCACGGCATCAGTTGCATCAGTTGCATCAGTTGAATTGTACTTTGGAACCAAAAACAAATCATCCGCCGCCATGTCATACTTTCCGGACAAATATTTAATGGGGTCAAGCAGGGGCGAATATTTAATGAACATCGGGGTTTTTGCAATCGTTTCATCCTCCGAATTAGAGTGGAGCGTGGCAATGACCGTGTTTTTGTTGTCGCCGGACACAACCGTGGTTGCATGATACCGATGGTTTAAATTTACGGCGTTGTGATTTGATTCCGACAATGAAAAAAAGCGACAATATAATGGAATGTAGTTTTGCAAATTGTGCAGCCCAGTTTTGGCATTCTCTAAAGCTTCAAACAGGTGCGGTTGTTTGTTCTTGCGATACATCAATTCAAATGGCGTTGTCATGTTGGGTCGAAGAGAGAAATTGGATGCAAAATCAATGTATTTGTATGCTTATTCATAACATTAATAAACATGGGTTTAAACTAATTTTCAAGCGAAAACCATAAAAATTGAATTTCAGACAACCAACCCCATCAAGAGCAACAGCAACAGCAACAGCAACATCAAACAATGACAGACCATGAGCAAATCGTTGGAGAATGCACTGTCTGCAGCAATTCGCTGCCAGTCGGCGCCAATCATGCCTACACCCGGTGCAAGCACTTATTCTGCATATCATGTTTGCTGAAATGGTATAAGGCGAACCCAACTGGAACGTGTCCAATGTGTCGGGCGCCATTGTGTCAGGACGACGACCCAGTGGCACAAGCAGATGAAATGTTGCATCAACTGGAACAGGAACAAACCAGAATGACGCTCGAAGAAATGGATTTGACCCAGGATGAAGAGTCCATGCACGACCACATGATGCGCCTCGTGGACATTCATGCGTCAGAGCATTGTCTCGCCAATCCGATGTGCACTTACATGGGAATCACCAATCTTCGCACCGTTCCGAACCGAGAGTCCGATTTCAATTGGGTTGAAGTTGGCACCCAGAATTTGAACTGCCATTATGTGATTGAATTGCGCGACGCATCGCGTGCATTTCGCTACAAATTTGGACGCATTGAAGACATAAGAATGCCGCATCCCATGTTTCAGGGCATATCGTGGTTTGTTTTCCGAGAATTGGTTGACCGCTGGGACAATGACACCGGATACATGCAGACGACGTGGTCCCATGAAACGCAGCTCATTGTCATGCATGAGCAGCGTGATGTCATTTCGCTCCGACAATATGTTCCCAGAATGCGCATGACCGTGTGAAAAACTAATTTATAACCCAAATAAACACATAAAGAAAACGCAATGATTTTAAATTAACAATAAACAAATCAATTAAACCCCAAAATGCCGTCGCATCATCATCATTCATATTTGCATTCATTTTCAAAAGGCGTGAAAAAACCGCAGTTCACATCACCCCCATCATCATATAAAAATTTTTTTCATGTTTTCCAGAAAAAAAATCATGGACCGGCTCATTCCACATCGATATTTAGCGGGTTTCTGCCGCAATGGTTCACAACGCCATCGACAATGGTCCCAATGTCCAGCGTGTTTGAGTCATGCGACTGCATTTGGTATCACGGAACCGTCTACGTGAAAGAGGCGGTTGCAGTTGCTAGAATGCAACAATCCCAATGCCAATGCCAAGTGGCTCAACCGGAACCAACTCAGTTAGTAGTAGAACCAGAACCAACTCAGTTAGTAGTAGAAACAGAAACATATCCAGTGCACAGCTATGATGATGATGACGATGACACCGAAAGCGTGTGCAGCAATGGCAGCCACAACAGCAGCAGCAGCCACAGCAATAACGGCCACAGCAACAACAGCCACAACAACGGCAGCCACAGCAATAACGGCCTTAAACCGGGTCGCAGCATTGGCAAACAAAATCAGCTCAAGCACTTAAAGGATGGCATGCTGCTTCGGCACATGGTTTTGTCAGACAAATGGTTTGCCACGTTCGACTCTGAAACCAATCGCATCATTCGAACGTCGGATGGCGTGGCATTTGACACGTTGCGCCAGTTTGCCCGCCTGCATTGCAACGAGGTTTTGTCAACGGATTCATTATCCTCCACCAATGTTTGGTCCGACCCGCATTTTCAGTATCAAGACAGCGCTGATGGGCAATGGCATCCATTGTCCAACTTAAAGAAAAAATAAATTAAATTGTGCGCGCATTCAAACGGATTATAATATTTCAATATTGTAATATTGTAATTGATAATTAAACCTAAACCACGATGGACATGCAGTTCAACCAGTTCTTCATTAAACGGCACATCACGTCCTTTTCCATTCTGGTGTTTTTAGCGGCATTTGCAGCCATCCACTCATTCAAGCCCCGATTCATGTACAACGATGACGGCAGTTTGCGCCAGTTCGGGATTGGATTTCAGCGAAAAACGGTGGTTCCTGCATGGTTGGTTGCCATTGTGGTCGCAATTCTCTCTTATTTGCTTGTGCTGTACGCATCCACTCCGTTAATTGGTTGGTAGAACAGAAACCTGGTTCATGATTCATGGTTCATGCATGATTCATGGTTCATGCATGATTCATGGTTATTGTTTATTCGGATGTTTTGTAAACGGTTGCAGGTTTTTTAGTGGGTTGCGTGGCGGCGGTTTTGGGTGGCGGAGCATTGCTCAATTCATCCAAGTTTACGGCGCATGGCGAATTTTCCAGTGCAATGATGGCGGTCAGGTCCGTCATCAAATTCAACGTGAGTATGTAAAACACGAATTTGGCGACGCTTTCCTTTGCATACACATAATTCACAAACGTTTGTTTGGCATCTGGACTGTCATCTTGCAAATATCCGCCGGCCTTTAATTCTTCGAATTTCAAGTCGGCCTTAACATTCGGTGGCGCGTGTTCGGACATGGTTAGCATGCTGAAAAGCGCCCACGGGTCCTCTTTCATGTAGTCTAAATATTTTTGAATTTTGTCGGCGGGGTCATTGACTTTGCTTTTCAATGTGTCGTTCATGAAGGATGCCAATCCAGACATTTTGTTTACCCAGTATCCAAACGTGTTGGCAAACGGCTGCAACCACGTGTACATGTATTCCATGCACATGAACATGGGCACAAACATCGCAAACCACATGGCAAACGAGGACCACAGCGCCAACACGTAATTCGGAGTGTTGCATTGTTGATTCAACAGCACGAAGACCATGATGTATTGAATCAACCAAATTCCGGTCAAAAATATGATGGATGTTATGGGAATGCCATTGGTTTCGGGCTTGGCTGCAGTGGACGTGTTGTTTTTGTATTCAATCCACAAATAACCCGCTGAAACAATGCTATACACCATAAGATGCCATGAACCATTCGGGGATGCCGACGCAGCGGTGGGGGGTGTGTCAGCCATCTTATGCAATTTGTATAATTTCTATGATGATTTGTATGATTTGTATGATGTTTAGAGATACACAATATAAACATTGTGTATAAATTAATTTGAATTTTTAATGGCATTATGTAAGAATCACGCAATGCCATCTCCTCCTTCTTCTCATTATGCCCAATCCCCTTCCCTCATTGAACCCGGTGTCAAATACTTTTTTGGAGGGGTGTTAAAGGAGTGCAACCGCCTGCGGGAGGAGTATCACAACGCCGTATTCAATGCATGCATGTTGGGGGTTTTCGTCCTGATTTTAGGCGCCCTGCTGTATTACAAGCGCAGCAGTAAACCGACCCCTGAACAGCAAATTGAAATTAAAAAAAAACAGAAGGAATACATTCTCTCTAAATTGCGGATGGTGAATGCAGTCAATCATGCTGCATCTCGCGGCAACTTCATAACGGGTCTTCCTAAATGGGAGGTTCCGGAAGTGGAACTCATCAAACAACGCAAAATCTTTTTATAGGAATCGGATTTCGGATTGGTTATGCGCGCATAAATAATGTGCAACATATATAATAAGAACCGAACCAGTTATGGAACAACCCGAAACCCCACAACAGAAACAGACGCATGGACAAGCGATAACCAACGTGAGCAAGGGCGATTACGTGGATGCGCTGAACGAGTATTACATCTACAAGCATCGGTATGACGAGAGATATGAAGAAGAAAAGAACGCCGTTCAAAAATCGGACACCCTGAACATGCAACAGAAACGTGCTAAAATCATGCGCATTAAGCGCAACCGCAAGTGCGTGGCGTGCGGTCAAAGTGGCGGAACCCACTTCACGAATGAGGACGGCATGCTGCGCGCACAATGCGGCAATCGGTCGCAGCCCTGTGCCCTCAACATTGAAATCGTGAAAGGGAAATTCGTGAGTGTGGAGCAGCTGGCAAATGAGTCGCTGCACAACGCCGATGTGCTGAAGGACCACATCATCAAGACCAAGCTGGACCTCCTGTTCAACTATTCCACCGAGGAAGAGGCGCTGCGCCAGTTTGAAACGGACCGCGCGGCTCTGGACCAGGCGCTGGACCTATACGGTGGGTTTCGTCAAAAGTATTTAGACGTGGTGCGCAATCCGGAACGCCGCGAAGAAGTGGAGGCGCTCACGGTCGAGTTTTATGAGGTGGTCCAGCAATTTAAGGAAATGGTGAAAATGGGGGCAGCTTCAAACGCGGAATCCTTTATCAAAGATGCGGTGGCGCTCTACGTTGATCGCATTGTGCCGCTGAACGAGAGCCGCATGGACAAAAAATACGTGTATTCCGCCGTGGAAAAAGATGACGCCGGGGTCTTTCATTTGGTGCAAAAACCGTACACGCTGGAGCAGCTGGAATTTGAGATTGACGTGCCGAGCATAACGGTGGAGGCGCGAAACCGACGGCTGCGCGAACGGCTGGCGCGCAAGCGCAATGACCAACTTGCCGCGTACATTTTCAACTGGACCAAGGACCAGGAGAGAATTACGGGCGACGTGTATGAAGTGGCGAATCTGGATGACCCTGACACCGGCAAGGACGAGCTCATTGAGTTCATTGTGGACAACGGCGTGCCGACCACCAAACACGGAGGAGCCAAGGAACGAGCCAAGGAACGAGCCAAGGAACGAGCCAAGGAACGAGACAAGGAACGAGACAAGGAACGAGACAAGGAACGAGAGAAATCCAAGTGAAAAATATAATGTGCATGCAATGTATCCCATAAAATTCTTCAAAACAATGTCCATATTAAACAACATTTCATGGCCGGCATTCATCATCAGTTTCGCAATCGGCGTGTTTTACATCTACATTTCTCTCCCCACTCAGCGCGTGGTCACCGTTTATCCCACGCAGGACAACGAATCTTACTTCAACTTCCGCGACAAGGCGCACAACTGCTTCCGGTTTGAACAGGAGGAGAAGGCCTGCCCCGCCAATGACGACGACCTGAAAACCATTCCCATGCAAACTTAATAACAATAATTGCATAATTACGTTATAAACCTCGATTTAATTACATTTTTACAAAAAATAAAATATAGTTATAAAACAACTTAAACATTTAGCATTAAAATAATGCAACTTCATGACTTCATTCATTCTTCCGCAAGCAGGGTCATCTTCGGAATAATAATGGGTCTGGGTCTTTCTAGCTTGTTTAGGAAGACGTGCCACGGGCGCAATTGCATGGTGTTCAAGGCGCCCGACATGGCGGAAACCAAAAAGTTCACGTTCAAATACGACGGCAAATGTTTTACGTACAATGTCAATAGCAGTAAATGCGATGCTTCACGGGTGGATGTGGTGCTTTAAGGAATGACGCATGACGTCTGTATGCAATTTTTGTGTTTATTGACATCTTAGTATACCGATTCGGTGGCATGTAATTTCAAGCAGTTCGAGATGGACGCGTGGTCTAGTGGTTGGAAGCCTGATTCCTAACCCGAAGGTCCACAGTTCAACTCCCGCTGTGGAAAAAAACACCCCTGTAGCGCAGAGGAAGCGCGCCGTAAACATCGTCGGTCACTCCATTAGACTTTGCATAAAGTCCGAACGATTGATGATTATCGCACTACAAGCCGGAGGTCACCTGATCGAAACAGGTCGGGGGTTATCATTACACTTCGGTGGCTTTGCAGAAGCCACTAGTCTTCTCAGGCAGACTCTAAACACGGTATCACATCACCGGCATGGCGCAGAGGAAGCGCGCCGTTTCACTTTGTGGGCTCATAACTCCGAGGACATCTAATCGAAACGGAACACCGGTATTCTTACACTTCAGTGGCTTTGCAGAAGCTACTAGTCTTCTCCGGCAGACTCTAAACACGGAAACACATCACCGGCATGGCACAGAGGCAGCGCGCAGGGCTCATAACCCTGAGGTCACAGGATCGAAACCTGTTGCCGGTATTCTTACACTTCGGTGGCTTTGCAGAAGCCACTAGTCTTCTCCGGCATACTCTAAACACGGTAATGCATTACCGGCGTGGCGCAGAGGAAGCGCGCCGTTTCACTTTGTGGGCTCATAACTCTGAGGACGTAGGAACGAAACCTACCACCGGTATTTTTTACATTTTGGTCGATTCGATTTGCAGCACCGTTTTGCTTCAACATTTGATGTTCATTGTTTTTAAAACAATGAATGTTTCATTGGTTTCATTGGTTTCATTGGTTTCATTGGTTTCATTGGTTTTATTTAGGAAGATTGCGTTATACTGTGAAAACATGAATCTATGCAATAGATAAAGTGCAATACCTAAAAGACATACTCAATAAATAATCCACGATGAGCGACACCACCAGCATTGATGATTTGCCCACAGCATCCGGCCAAAATGCCAACACCCAGAATCAGAACATCGTTATTCAAAAAACAGAACCTGGAGCCATGTCTTATTCACCCAATATGCCTGATTTAGCACCTCCACCACAACAGCAATTACAGCAGCAACAGCAGCAACAACAACAAGGTCCGCCACTCAATCCAAGCCAACAAGCCAATCAAAAGCTCATGAACGAATTGGTGAGTGGGGTGCAGCGCGCCAGCATGACGGGCATGACCGCTCTCCCGTCCCGCGACATTCCGCGCGACACCACCGGCATGATGCAGGATGCGCAAGTGCAGCCCACGTATGTTCCGCAACCGCAACGGCACGTCGACTACATTCATGACCATGAAACGAGTTCCACGCTGGAGCGCGTCATGCATCAAAACACGCGCGGGTCCAATCGTGCCGATGCTTTAGAAGTCTTTTACGAGGAAGTGCAGTCGCCGCTCCTGCTGGCCATTCTCTACTTCGCGTTTCAACTGCCGGCAGTCAAACGATACATGTTCCGATACCTGCCGTCGGCCTTGTTTAGCGCGGATGGAAACGCCAATTTGACCGGGCTGATTGCCACGAGCGCCATGTTCGGTCTCTCGTTTTACATGATGCAAAAAAGCATGACGCAGTTGCTGGAGTCTTACTAATTGTCCACACTCATTTATTGCAACCATTTATTGCAATGATTTATTATTTTATCTGTATGGTTTATATAAATAAAGTCATTTAGAGAGATAAAATGGCAACACGGCGCGTTCGGCGCATCAATCGCGCTGGAAGCAAAAAAAAACAATCACATCATGGCCGCAAAACAAAACACCATCACAAACGTAATCACAATAGAATCACTAGAAGGCACCAAGGTGGGATGTTGAAAGCGTTTAGAACATATTCAGAAGGGTGGAAAATTAAAACTGAAAAAGGAGACCCAACGTATGATGGAATTCAAGTTCGTGTCAGACCCACTAGTTCTGGAGAGAATGAATATTTGATTGGAAACGATTCATTGCAGGGATATGAAAGAAGGGACCCTGAGTATGGTGAAAAAATACGAAAACACATTATGGCTGCGAACCAAACCATGGACCGTTCAAACAAAAACTTCTTCTTGGATTATAAAGGGGTTGAACCCATTAGTCTCAATCCAGCTACTCAAATAATTCTTAATCAAAAACAGTTTGATGCATTTTCAGCCTCTGCTTCTGCTTCTGCTCCTGCTTCTGCCGCTCCTGAGCCCGAGACCGCAGTATTTGCGTTGGAAAATGGGCCGGTTGGTTCAGGAACAATGCTACTATATTTTGACGGAAGACCAAAACAATTCAAAATGGATAAACCTCTTGAAATTCAAATTCCACCTAATCCAAAATCCAAACAAAATCCGGTTTCAAAATTGATATTTTTAGGCAATCGTGATGAAATTACTGTTCAATTTGTGTTGAAACCCGATGCAATGTCATATTGTGCAATGGCTAGATATGATAAAGTAAATCAATGGTCCCCCTCACGCGAGAACGAATTCAATTATAAAGTTCCATCTATAACAAAACAATTGACCTTAGCAAAGAAGGGTAAAAAAGAAGGGCTCGATTCACAAATCCTTCCAATGATTGACAACCTTACATCATATGCAAATGATTGTGCCGCCGAAGAAGAAAGAATGGATGAAGGATCTTCATATTATGAAGACCCCATCCGTTCGGCCCATGTGCCGAATGACATTAAACCCATGATTTTAGGATTGTTTGGTAGACCATCATCACCCGGAGTGGATGCTCTTGCCGGCAGAATGAGTGGACTGACGCCAATGCGTGGTGCAGTGGCAAGACCACCATCATCATCATCCGGTCGGTAATGAACATTCTCTTTTCATTTCGTATTATTCAATGCATTATCTTCTATCATTTGTTATAGTTATTAAAAACAAATGATAGAGCACCTTTTAGCGAAAATTCAAGCCCAAAAACAACGGCAACAACAACAATCAGAGAAACAAGATGACGAAGAAACAGAAGCCGAAGAAGCAGAAGCCCTGTCTGTAAATCCAACCCATTTGGATACGACGTTTAGGCTGCCAATGGAGTATTTGCCCAACGATCAGTTGTGTTCCATTGACAAGAGCGTGTTATCCGACCTGGAGCTCATTGAATGCACCAAGCAAGTCAATAATGGGATCGCAGAGTCCAATGCTAAACCCATGTATGCCCACGTGTTTCAGCCGCAGTCCGCATTTGCCAAGCGCTACCTGGGCATGTGGGCCAAGCAGTTCACAACCAGTGTGCCGCATTTGCAGGACACGCAGCGCTTCATTGCCGCCATTTCTGGTTCCAAAGCCGAAACCCATACCCAACAAAAATCGGATCATGGTCGCGTTGAGTCCATTTGGACCCGCATCAAAACCGACGCCGGGTTCCGCGACAAATTCAACTACATTGATTACGCGCCGCTCGACATGCTGAACCGCTCCCCCACGTTCCTGCAGTGCTACAGCATGTACAACCTCTTCTCGCCATTATTGTCCTTTTTAATGCCCGTCATCATGCTCATCGTGCCGTTTTTCCTCCTCAAGCTGCAGGGCGTGCCCATCACGCTGCCCACCTATTTCGGCATCATAAAAATGATGCTGTCGCAGCACGCCATCGGCAAACTCCTGTTTGACATGAGCTCCGTCAGCTGGGACAAGCGCATCTACATCCTGGTGTCCGTCGTGTTCTACATCGTGCAAATGTATCAGAACGTGGTATCCTGCCACCGCTTTTACCGCAACACGTTCCTCGTGCACGAAGACCTGGCCGCCATTCGCGCCTATGCGGATGAGACCATTGCGCGAATGCGCGAATTTGCGGGGCATGCGCGTATCGCTGGCGATACATTTGGTCTCTTTGTGTCGGACTTGGACCGTAATCGGGAGCAGCTGGAGCGCATGGTGGCGGCTTTGGACCGCATTGACCCGCCGGCGCTGACGGCGAAGAAGTGCCTGCAAATTGGCTACGTGATGCAGCAGTACTATGCGGTGTTTTCGGATACGGGGATTGCGGCGTGCATGCAGTACAGTTTCGGGTTCAACGCGTATGCGGAACACATGGCGCATTTCGCGGAACTGGTTCAAAACAAGAGCGTGTCTGCGTGCGAGTTTACTACCACCACCCCCACCAAATCCGACGAGGTCGATAAGAACAGCAAAAAGAAGGACAGCAAAAGGAAGGACAAGAAGAAGAAGAAAGAAGAAGAAGACGCAACCAATGACAGCAATGAGAGCAATGAGAGCAATAAGAGCAGCAAAATCGTCAACGGGTATTACGTTGCAACTGCAATCAACGAACTAGAACTGGATGCATCCACGCCTGTGAAGAACACGGTGTCATTGGACAAGCGGCTGGTCATTACGGGTCCGAACGCGTCCGGAAAAACCACCATTCTGAAAATGACAATGCTGAACATCCTGTTTTCCCAGCAACTGGGATACGGGTTCTACGAGGCGGGCACGCGCATCTGCCCCTACCATCAGTTGCACAGCTACCTCAACATTCCCGACACGTCGGGGCGGGACAGCTTGTTCCAGGCGGAGTCCAGGCGGTGCAAAGAGATTCTGGATAAACTGACTGGGGGGACCACACCCCCAACTCCGAGCCCCCCGGTAAGGCACTTCTGCATATTCGACGAGCTGTATTCGGGCACAAACCCCTACGAAGCCATTGCCAGCGCGTATGGCTACATCATGCACCTCGCAAAACACGACAATGTGGACTTCATGCTGACCACGCACTACATCCAGCTTTGCAAACTCTTTGAAAAAGAGTCTTCTGACTCAAAAGAAAAACCAAAATCAGAATCAGACAAACGAGAGAAAATCAATAATAATTCATCTTCGAATCCAGATTCGAATCCAGATTCGGAATCCAACACATACAATAAAATCCAGAATTTGCACATGGAAGTGGCTGACCGCGGCAACTTCGACTTCAAATACTTATACACGCTTAGTCCCGGCATTTCGACCATCAAGGGCGGCATCAAGGTGCTGTATGACCTGCAGTATCCCGCATCCATCGTTGACGCCACGCGCCGCATTTTAAGCAGTCTTTGAATGTGAATGCATGAATTTTTCCATTTCGTTCGTTCGTTCAGCCATATTTTATTTATTATTTGAATGTAAGACATATTAAATATTAATCAATTACTAAATCATACACACAATGTCTGGTTCTGGCTCTTCGTTTTCAGTTGCAACCACCATATTTGTGAGTTTAGCGATATGCGCAGTCATTTCTTACGGGGTGTTTTACTATTTCAAACAGCGCCTTTCGGTCATTGAGCAATCGCAGATGGAACAGGCGCGCGTCATGCAATCATTCATTGCGCGCAGCATCATGCAACAACAAGCACAGCAGCATCATGCGCAACAATCGCAACAATGCCAAGAACAAGAACCGCAACAACCACAGCAGCAGCAATGGCACAAGGAAATCACTGTTACCGAAAGCGGACTGATTGAAGTGAGTTCGGATTCCGAGTCAGAGTCTGATTCCGACGAGTCTCAAAGTTCCGACCAAAGTTCCGACCAAAGTTCCGACAAGAGTTCCAAATCAGAAAAGTGGTCCGTTGGAGACGAAATTCATCAACCGGATTCACTACATGAATGGTACGAATCACAGAAAAAGCACATCCACATTGATGCCGCTGCCATTGACCTTGATGCAGTGGAGGAGGTTGCCTGCGACGAGAATGACACAAAAAAAATAATATCTCTCAACAAGACTGCATTGGGAGGCGAAGAAGCAGATGAATCTGAGAGCGATTCCGAGAGCGACTCTGACAGCGAAGAGATTGAAGAGTTGGAACCGTTTGAATTGAAAATTGGATACAAGGACAAGGATGTCAAGGACAAAGGCACCAGCAATGCAAAGAAGGCGGCACCCCAATCCATTCAATTGAATTATTCGAACATGTCGGTGCCTGCGTTGCGTCAGGTGGCCAAGGAACGCGGTTTGGGTGGTGAGGATGCCGACCTTCAAAAACTAAAAAAGAAGGACCTCGTGCAGCTTCTACAATAATCAAATCAACCAACCAACGATAACAATTTAAAAGAATGAGCGCACATATTTGTATACCTCATTTTCTCTCAAAATGATAAAGCACATATTGGAATACGTGTGGGTCGATGCCGGTGGCGGCTTGCGCAGCAAAACCCGAGTGGTGAAACTGGAGGAAAGCATTTCGTGCATTGTGTCCGACCCCGGCCGTTGGGAGTGGTCGTTTGACGGCTCATCCACAGGGCAAGCCACCGGAACCGACAGCGACGTGCTCATTCGCCCCGTTGCGCTTTACCTGAATCCGTTTTACAAGGGCATGAACTCGGCAATGGTGCAGGCCTGGCTAGTGCTATGCGACTGTTACAACAAGGACGGCACGCCACATGCCACAAATGCACGCGTCGGATGCGCGCAAACCGAGACCGCGTGTGCTGCCGAAGAACCGCTCTTCGGGATTGAGCAAGAATACATACTGTTTGATAGCGCAAAGGAAGTTCCGTATCAGTGGGCCAGTCAATGCAATCCCGGGTGCGGGGGTCAGGGTCCGTATTATTGCAGTGTAGGCGGCGACCGCTGCTTCGGACGGAAAATCGCAGACCAGCACCTGCAGGCGTGCCTTTATGCCGGCATTGAAATATGCGGCACCAATGCGGAAGTGACTGCATCGCAGTGGGAGTTCCAAGTTGGCCCTTTGACCGCACTCCAAGTGTCGGACCAGCTGTGGATGGCGCGCTACATTCTGCACCGCATCACCGAAGAGCACGGATGCTGCGCCACGTTTCACCCCAAACCGTTGCCCACCTGGAACGGGTCGGGTGGCCACACCAACTTCAGCACAGCGACAATGAGGAGGTCCGAATCAACCGATGCGACAATGGAGGCGATAAGGTCCACCGATGCGATGGATGCAATTAAGACGGCATGCATCAAACTGCAGGCCAATCACGCGGAGCACATGTCCGTTTATGGCGAAGACAATGAGCATCGCATGACGGGACTGCACGAAACCAGCTCCATGCACGAGTGCACGTGGGGAGTCAGCGACCGCGGGCGCAGCATCCGCATTCCCCGACACGTTGCAAATCAGGGGCACGGATATTTAGAAGACCGACGCCCCGCGGCCAATCTGGACCCGTACCTCGTCACCGAACGCATCATGCGCACATGTTGTTTATCATCTGCCCCAATCCCAATCCGCGATAGACCCCAAATTCAATGAAATGCATGAGGACATGAGGACTGAGGACCTGATTTCACATTCCAACAAAATAATGAAAAAAAAGTGTAAAAGCAACAACTATTTTGCACTTTTGCACTTTTGTTTTGGAAAAAATCAATTCAACCAAAAACAGGTCCTCAGTCCTCATGTCCTCATCATCAATCAATTAATTATTTATATTTCAAAAATAATTAATATATTCACCCGTCATAGGTCTAAGAGACACCCGATTTTCAAGGTTTTTTTTAACTCGGCAATGTTAAATATTTTAGTTTCACCCTTCATAGTGTGTTTACCTTTATAAATACCATTTATTTTCATATTGGTTAATCTAACCCCTAATTTACGACTATCAATTTCATATTTAATACCATTTTCACTGCACCAATTTTTAAATAATTCATATATTTCCATTCCAAATAACTCAATTGGTTCACCATCATCATGTTCTCTGGTAAAACTTTCTAACCATTGTTCTATGGGAGATTTAGAAAGTTCCTTCAAATTTGTTTGATATTCTGTTATAGGGATAGGTGTGTCTTTGAATTTATCCATACCTTCAATACTTTTGAAGTAATCATAACACGTTCTAATGACATCAATGTCTTCTAAGCATTTGTGCATATTTTCAAAGTAAATATAATCACCCTTTTTCTCATCACTAGACCGAATGATTAAATTGCGTCGGTCGCCATTAGTGGAATTTAAAGGTTCTTCTTTATTGGTAGTGGTAATGAACCGATGATATGATTTTATTTTATATTGCGGAATGCCTTTTTGGTTTATGGCGAGGGAATTATCCGTAATTAAACCCTTTATTTTACCTTCGGCTTCCATTGTATCTTTTTTGGATAATTCGTTCAAATTTACAAGAAAACAATTGCACATCATTCCGTTGAAATCCCCCCAAACATCCCGACTCGGGTTTGTTGTTTCAAATACTTTTTCATATCCTAACATCTTTTCAAATAATTTAAACAACGTTCCTTTGCCAGATCCTTCTTGACTGATAAATGTCGGCATAATTGTTTTTACATGAGGATATTGAATCATCTGTGCAATCCATTTTATAAAATAATCATAGACCGTTTCATCATGATTGCATAATATCTTGATGTGGTCTAATATAAAATTCAACTCTGTTTGTTTATGTGAATATGGGTCAGTTAATAATTCCATTGCAAAAGGGCGCCATAAATTAAAAATATTTTCAGGACAATCTGTCATGTTTGGGTAAATATCTATGTCATCTTTACGTCTAATATTATGGGTAAATCCAATCCATTTATTTATAAAAGGCAACGTGTTAAATCCTGTAAAAATGCCATTTTCGTTATACATAGGCGCATCATATGATAGATGCGAATAAGACATTTTTAATTGCGCCTGTGTTAAAAATATAACATTGTTATTGTCATGTTTAACAAACAATGATTTATTGATAATTTTCAGATGAGTTTTTTCAAATTCATGTGCAATGCATTCAAACCCATTTTCATTTTGTTTACTATCTGTATTTTTTACTACATAATCTGCTGGAACACTCAGTTCGGCATTATGTTCTTTGTAAGCCCAATGCATGTCCAATCCATTCAGTTGTTTTTCCACATAATGTGTTATATCCTCCAGTAACCCTTTGTCATTGCAATAATCCCCATAAACCATCATACCATCAAACATCAAAATGGCAATTTCTATGCCTTTTCCACATACAACGTGAATGGCATGTTGCAAAATAATATTTTCATAATAGCACATAATCCGATTAACTGCGGAACCCAATTTATTATATGATTTATTTTCCGGAACTGAACTAATTAATTCCATGTATTCTTTCATCTTTGCCAGTTGTTTTTGAATTTGTTTGATTTCTATGTCATATTTTTTAAATTCGGCTGGTAGGTCTTTTGTGCGATTCAATGTGTCTTTATTTAATGCAGTTAAATAACACGTTTTACCAATTTCTCTTGATTCAAACTGCATAAGACAATCATCACGATGACTAATGTAATATTCCAAATGAGGACATGGTATGTTGTGTAATTTACAAACATAACGAAGAATAACTGGATGCGCGTTGCACATGTCAATATCTGTACCTATACCATCACGCATAACTAAGCCTCTAATGGAGGAAGGCAACCCTTGCAATGATCCACCTGAAAATAAGCGTCCTGATGTGCCGGTTGCATAAGAATAAATCCGCTTGGTAATGCCACTTGTTTTCAAATTAGTTTGACAAAACTGTTGTAAAATTGAATATTTGGTTTTACACTCTTCCTTCGTATATTTTTTCTCCTTGTTTAAACATCTCTCTACAAACTCAGAGTAAGACATCTGCGAAAGCCAATGAATTGGTTTAAGAGGCAAGCGTTCGGTGATTTCCATATTATAATATTCCTAAATATTATAATTTGATAATTTATGCGAATTATTTAATTATTCCTAAATATAATGTATTTTGTTGTTCTTTTTACAACATCGTTTATTTTTATGTCAAGGTCAGTAGATATAAAAGTATATCCTTGTTGTCGTAAAATGCCACGCACAATATTTAAATAAGGTCGTTTGCAATCAAAATTAGGTTTAAAAGAAGATATAGTGGAACATGCAAAACATTTTTGTATTTCATCTTTCATGTTTAGAATTTCTGTTTGCATTTCCACATTATCATCTAGGTCAGACAACAAAAAAGAATTGTTCACGTCCAATTTTAAAATATCAATTAGTTTTTTGCATATTTCTTCTCTTTCATTTTTGTATTTATCACAGAGTTTTACTCTCATGTTGCATATTGTAACCTTAGATATAATCTTTAATTGTTTATATCATCAAAATTATAATTAACATTTTTTATAATTGAGAGAAAATAAACAAATAATCAAATAATATAATATAATTATTATACAAGCATTGCATACAAACAACAAACATGAGCTGGGGAACGTGCTATGCCGGTTCCAACAACATCCATTTCAATTTCCCGCCAATCATGGCCGACGGGCGCAATTATGCCGATTGGCAGCCCGGTGCCGTCATCAACGAGCGCATTAAGGAACAGGCCGGCGTAAAGTCCAACTCTCAGTACCGCCAGTATCTGACACACAATGCCACGCAAATCATGCAGGCTAACCAGGTGGAGGCGTGCAACCAGTGCGGCAACTGCGTGTACAACACCAGCAACCCGATGCAACCGCAGCGCAACGTGCCTTACGTGTTTGCCAGCGTGCTCGACAACAGCCAGCCCTTCGGCTACGAAACCAGCGACCTGAAGAATTACTACCTGTCTCGCCATCAGCTGCAGGCGCGCATGATTTCCCCCGTCATCACCCAAAACGAGCTGCTCATGCAGGGATATCCCGCGGCCAATTAAGCGGGCGCATTTATTTATTTCTTTGATGTTTTGCGTCGTCCGTATTTACAATACTGACGTTGTGAGAATCCGCGAGGGGCGTTGCAATCAATTCTTCGTTTGTATTTCATTGACCATTTCCCGCCTCTTTTTTTTAAATGCATTGGCGGAATTGATTGTGTGTGTGTGTGTGTGTGTGTGTAATGGTTTATACATTACCCCAATTTATTTTATTTTGGTTTTATACAATTCGTTGATTACATATTAAACACAACCACATTGTTTGCATTTACTAACACATAAATCATAACATTGAAAAATGAGAATGCTCAGCATTGATGTGGGCATGAAGAATCTGGCGTACTGTTTGTTTGAATACGACCCACTTAAACTTGTCACCGGAGAAATTAAAACTCCGGAACACATGATGCATCAGCTTTCGATTGTGGCCTGGGACACCGTGAATTTGTGCGATGCAGCTGATGCAATCAATGCACCCGTTGTGGCAGGACCCATGTGCTCGAGCGCTGGATGTAAATTCACTGCCAAATTCATGCACTCCTCGACGGAATTGGTAACCCATTACTGCACAAGGCATGCGAATGCCTCAGGATACAAGATGCCATTGTTAATACCAGCAAAATCCATTAAAAAAATGGGTCTGGAAGAGTTGAAGGCAATTTCTGCTGAATATCTCTCGATTCCCATTCCTGAGAAATGTAATAAGAGTAAGGTTAAGTTGTTGCAGCACATAACCACTGCTTTGCAGGCCGAGTTCCTGGTTGCCGTCGACACGAAGAAGAAGGTGGTTTCCGCAGCATCGTTGGATTTAATCACCATTGGCCGAAACATGCACCAGCGGTTTGATGCGACACCGCATCTGGCATCCGGCATTGACGTCGTCATCATTGAGAACCAGCTGAGCACACTGGCCACCCGCATGAAAACGCTGCAGGGGATGATCACCCAGTACTTCATCATGCGCGGGGTTCCCGACATTCGGTTCATATCGGCCACGAACAAATTGAAGCCCTTTTCAACGGGGGAAGACAAAGACGAGGGATGTTATGCCGACCGCAAAAAGCGCAGCATTGAAATCACGCGGTCATTGATTGCAAGTGCGGCGCACATGCCATTGATGGCGATGAAGTTCGAGAAACACAAGAAGAAGGATGACCTGGCCGACTGTTTTTTGCAGGGCATGTGGTGGTTGTGCAAATGATGTGGTTGTGCAAATGATGTGGTTGTGCAAATGATTCAAATGATGCGATTGATGCAAAGAGAGAAATTCGAAATTTACAGACATTGTGGGGTCAACAATTTAATTTATATTGCGTATGATTTAAACTTAAAAGATATAAATTAAACATAAGAATAGGAACCACAATCAACTGCATTGTATTGTAAAATGGAAGAGGTCATTGACATTTCGAATTTGTCCAGCGATTCGCGCAAGTCTTCTAATTTTGGGGGCGGTCTTGAATTTCTCATGAACGACAAACTAAAAAGCGGCGGTAAGAGCGGCGGCGGCGGCGGAGACATTGACATCGGCGACCTGAATGCGCTGGAAGCCGAATTGAACGAATTAAGCGACATCACGGTGCCAACATCTTCTTCAAGCAAGTCCCTGTTTTTTAGCGGGATTGGCTCAAGTGGCTCAAGTGGTGGTGGTCATAGCGTATCATTTAGAGAAGACCCGGTTGAAAGCAGCGGTGGTGGTGGTGGTGGTGGTGGTGGTGGTGGTGGTGGTGGTGGTGGTGGTGGTGGTGGTGGTGGTGGTGGCGGTTTCAATTTAGGCAGTTCAACCGCATCCGCCGACGATGACAAAAACACGTGGGACGGGTTTGGCAAATTCAACAATGTGCCGCTCAATCCGGATGCACCCGTGGACAACCAGCCACAAATGACCAAGGATGAGTTGCTGCGCGAGAAGTTCAAATACCTGCGCAAGCTGGAGGATTTGGAACAGAAGGGCATCACGCTGACAAAAAAATATTCCATGGAGTCATCTCTGGCGGAAATGAAGGGCGAATACGAGACGCATTTGGAGGAGCGCGAACGGCGCAACAGCGTGAAATTCCAAGGCAAAATGTTGATGTCGGTCATTACCGGAATTGAGTACTTGAACAACAAGTTTGACCCGTTTGACCTGAAGCTGGACGGGTGGAGCGAGCAGGTCAATGAGAACGTGGATGACTACGACGAAATTTTCTCAGAGCTGCATGACAAGTACAAGTCCAAGGCCAAGATGGCACCCGAACTCAAGCTGCTGTTCCAGCTGGGCGGCAGCGCCATCATGCTGCACATGACCAACACCATGTTCAAATCGGCCATGCCCGGCATGGATGACATCATGCGTCAAAATCCCGAATTGATGCAGCAGTTTACTTCGGCGGCCGTGAATTCCATGTCCCAGAATCGCCCCGGATTTGGCAACTTTATGGGGGATTTGATGGGCCAAGGGCCTCCTGCTCCTACCCAGGGCCAGGGCCAGGGCCCGCCACCCACACAATCAGCTCCTTCGCGCCAGGCACCACCCTACATTCCAAACCAGCGCCCACCGCCTCCACCGGTTCCGACCAGCGTGCGCGACCCCAATTCGGATTCCGGAACGCCGTTTCGGTCTGGGAACAACACTGCGGCGCCTCCAATGCCATCCAATCGCCCCGATTTGAGCGCAGCGCGAAACAACGGCAACAACGGCAACGGCAACGGCAACAACGGCAACGGCAACAACGGCAACGGCAACAACGGCAACGGCAACAACGGCAACGGCAACAGCAATCCAGTCACCGTGTCCAAGCGGCCCGACATGCGCGGCCCCACCGACATATCAAACATTCTCTCTGGTCTTAAGACCAAAACCATACAAGTGCAACCACAGCAACAGCAACAGCAGCAAGAATCAGCATCCGCAGCAGCAGAGGACAAGACCAGCACCATCAGCATTTCAGACCTGAAGGAGCTGCAGAATGACAACCTGCCACACAAGAGCAAGCGCCGCCAAAGGTCGGATAAAAACACCGTGAGTTTGGCACTGGACATTTAATTTAGGGTTTAGGAACTCGAAGTCCCGATTCGTAATTGTGCATGCATTTTTGTAGAATAAACAATATAAATAGATTTCAATCATATATTTATATTTTTGGCCCGACATCCGAAAGACAATGGAATCAGATAATGAGAAATTTGTCATGACGTGCGACAAGGATTCCGTGTATTTGAGTAGAGACAAGTCCAAACACATGTATTTGATTGAATTTCGGGCGTGCAATCCCAAAATACGCATTGACGCGCTGCTGACATTTGACATTTACAAGATGATGTATGAATTGAACAAGGACCTGTTTGATTCGTATCACATCGCTTATCCGGACCCGGCCGACCCATCACGCGCGGAACTCCTGTTCATTTTTAAGAGCATCATGGGACTGGGCGAGAGATACACGCACGTTTATACAGACATGCCGCATTTACTAAATCAAAATCAAAATCAGTATCAAGAACAATACCAATCCCAAATCATTCACATTAGCAGCGCAAATGTTCCTAAAACGGGACCCGCAACGCCCTTGCTGAAACACTTCATTCCCAAACGCGCCGAACAAATCGATTCGGACAACTCCAATATCACGATTCATGTGCAGCCGGACGGACACGTCATCCAATTCCACTACAAATTCAAATTGCAAATGTCTAAACCCGATGACGTCCTTTCCATTCCGCCGTTTGTAGACAAGGCAATTGGCACCATGATGAAAACCATATTTGTGCGCATGAAACAATTCATCGAATGCCTTGGATGAATGCATTGGATGAATGCCTTGGATGAATGCATTGGATGAATGCCTTGGATGAATGCATTGGATGAATGCATTGGATGAATGCATTGGATGAATTCATTTTCATGTCATGCATGATTTATTTACGCTTTGAAAAATGAGAGAATGCTAAATAAGCCAGCCCGAGGCCCACAATGGAACCGATGATGACGGATTGAGTCGGCATGTTTGAATTGGTGCTTTTCTCCGTGCACGCAGCAAGTTTACAAGCCATAGTTATTGTGTTGGGGGATTGTTAGATTACTAATTTATTATTATATAAATTATTAATATTATTTTATTTTTGGGGTGCAGTTTAATCTAATGCTTCGTGCGTAAATCGCTGCAATTCCACTTTCAACGGCGCATTGTTCTGAATATTTTTCGAGAACAAATTGGACATTAATCTGAAATATGACACCGGAACATTCATGACCTGTGCAAATTTCGGATTGACGACGGGGGGTCCAGACACAGTCCACGTTTGTTTGGCACCACCGGTTGCGGTGATTATGATTTCATCGCCTGGATTTAACGTGGTCAAAGCCCGAGTTATGTTTTTAGCCGAACCGTTGATCATTGCGGTTGTGTTCATGTAGAGCATCGTGCTTTCGGATTGATTGGCGGCGTTCCATCCAATGCGCGCAGGTCCCGAAGTTATGGGCTGGGACGCATATGCCGCTCCTACCGCTTGACCAGTGCTGTCCGCATTTGTGAGGTTATTCAACAAAGTGGCCATGTTGGTTATAGAAGCCGGTTCGAAAGGAACCCCCGCAACTCCATGCAGTTCCACATCATTGAATGCTTCCGCGATTGCAACCAACGATTTAATTGAATTGTACACGCGGTTTGGAAGTGGAATTGAAGGCAATGCACCCCCCACAATGGATGGCCTATTGTACAATTCTGTGTTTGTGGCTAATACACTGGCCGGAATTTGTTCATTTATCTTTTTCAGTTTGTCATAATTGGTTGTTTTGAGGGTGGGATTTGTGGCGGCTTTTGTGCAATTCATTAAAATGGTGGCGGAGTGGATGGGGGGCGCGGGGTTGTCGGGGTCATCGCCATCAAAATATGCAACATAATCATACGTTTGTTTGTCCATTGTGTATTCCAGCCGGTTTAACAAGTGCATTGTCGTAAAATTTTGTTGATGCAGTTTGAAATTCTCCATCATTTGCTCCCACACAATTTGCACATTGGTTTTAAACATGTTTCCGTCCAACGCGCACGAGAGACGCGCCATGTCCATGCCCTTGATGTCCGCAATGTTGCCTTCAAACAGGTAGAACATTAGTTGAACGACAAATAGGGGGAATCCGATGCAATTTCCGGACTGCGGACGAAGGCCCATTAGGCCCGCAAAATCAATGGGCCTGTTTGCATTCGCGGAATACGGATAGGAGTCGGATGAAGTTTGTTGTTGCGTGAGCGCGCTATCATTTCGCATCCGCATTTTGTAATAGAGGTGCTGGTCGGGCCACGCGTAATTATTAAACCGCATGACCTTTCCCTGATATGAAAACGGCGCATTCTTGTGAAACAAGTTTTCCAAAATGATGCCGAAATTTTTCTTCAATGTGGCAATCCTGGGCTGCTTTGAAATCATGATAATGCTATTGCTGGCACCTTTACCAACACTCAAATAACTTGCATTTTGCCCCAATGCACTCTGTAGTTTTTTATCCACCAGTAGTTTCAATTGCGAAGGCATGGTGGGGTCGGCACCATCCACGTTCCGAATCGCAACGTCTTCAAAGTCCTCGAATTTCCATTCAGTCGGGTCCATCAATTTAGGGCATATGAACGCATTGTGCAGAGCACTTGAATTCGGAATGAACGCACCGTCGCCCACCGCTGCTGCAAATTTGGCATCCATGGACCACGAAAAATCAATTGGCAGCGCATTGAGCGCATTCAGTGCCGCTTGAATTCTTTGGTTATTCTCGCGGGTTATTTGAACATTGTCATACATTTTTGACAATAGCGTGAGTATCTTTTTGGCTTGCGTGTAAGCATAGACCGTGTTTTCAAAGACCATCTTGTCTTGTGTGGCAGGAGCAACCGCATTTGGTATATATGGACCATAATTTTCACTTACATTCGGGGGATTTGCGGCTGCATTCGGTTGCCGAAATGTGGTGGTGTTATTCACGAATGCGGATGCCGCTTGTGGAACCTGGTTATCAACCGCGTACGAATCACTCAATATGTTGTGCAAAACCATGACATGTTCATCAAATGAACTCATGTGAGCATTGAGCGGAATATAGCTATTCGCACCGTTCCACCAGCTAACATTGAGGTTGACCGGGTCTGGATGGATGGCTGCCGTTCCTGCCGCTGCCGCCGCCATTCCTGCATCGCGCAATCCGGTGTTTGCATCCGCATGAAATGTGTCCTTGTAATCCACCACCAGTTGTTTTGGTCGCACATTCCATGCATTCAAACTATTTGCAATATATTGCATTTTTTCGTTGATGCCACGTTCAGTATACAACTCATTGATTGGAAGAAATGCATCACCGAGGCATTTTATCAATGGTTGACATTGAGCCTGTGGTCCAATCGCCTGGTCCATGATTTCTTCAATGTTTTGTGGCCATTCACCGGAATTCCCAATGACCGCGCGAGGACTGCTGCAATAATCCACAAAATACAATAAGTCGTTCTCATTCAATTGATTCGGATAACGGAGTGTGAAAAACTCATCGGACGGTCTAATTTGTAAATTTAAAGTTAACGACGCAGCCTTCGGGTCCGGATTGATGCGCAATGATTGCGATTTGCGCTGAGCGGCATAATCATCGTATCGCTGCTTGACATTCGGCTGTTTTGCGGTGTCGTAATACACTGCCGCTGAAATGTTGTCCTGTTCAAACAACATGCTGTAGTCTCTAACCGCAAAGAAAAATGCATCGCCAATAAATGCGCGGTCATCCGCATTGGTTATCTCCTTCAAATTTCTATCTGCGAGGTCGTAGCCAATGGCCATGACTTTGATGCAAATGCGCCTTTTAGAAGAAGAACTAGAACTAGAACCATAACCATATCCGGAACCAGAAGAACCATAACCATATCCGGAACCAGAAGAACCATAACCATATCCGGAACCAGAAGAACCATAACCATATCCGGAACCAGAAGAACCAGAAGACCCAGACCCCGTATTTTCACTGGCATTTCTTTTTGCAGTTTTAAAAATCAGTTGCACTATTTTATAAACGTAATCCTGATATGCATTTCTATTTAGGGTCTTTATTCCATTGGCCCCACTCAACATGAACTGTGCGAATGATGGGCTGTTTTGGGAACTCAGGTCCGGAAGCCACACATGAATCATGCACGTGTCGTCCGGCCCGCGCATTGGCGGCACAATGAACGGCAAAGGTGGTGGATATGCCGTGGGCAAATTCGGTTGAGTGTAATCCTGAACGTCGGATGTATGAGGACGCATTAATTGATAATAACGATTAGTGTATGCATTAGGCTGTGCATTCATCCTAACAGTTTGGGTTAATTCATACCGGTAATATCCCGGGAAGGTCCAACTGTATCTTGCATTAATGTCGTTTTGTGTGGGAGCACCACCACCAACACCACCAACAGTGATGTATGTTTGGGCTGCATTCGTGTCAGCCTGGAAATTTGGAGGAATAGCAGCACCAATCGCAGGAGCAGCTACGGCATTGGCAGCAGCAACGGCAGCATTGGCATTTGCTGTCAAATTTGTCAAAGTGGTTTCCACCTTTGCTTGTTCGGGAGAGACGTACCTTTCTGCCCAGGACATTGTTTCGATTCCCCCCGCTCCTCCCACAGCAATTTGTTGTTGCCTGGGTGTGGTTGACAATGCATTTTTTTTTGGATTATCAAACCGCATTTTGGGATACTCGGGATTGGTTGGAGCACGATTAATGTGATACACGTTGCCGGTCAACGGGTCTGGCCGCGATGGCATCCATTCATTATTTATTGTTCTGGGGTCCGGGTTGCGTTCCACCCCCAAAATGTGCTTTATTAATTCCGGATGTTGCTTGAATATCCAGTTATAATCAAAATACACCGGACCGCAAACTGCGTACAGCATGTCATCGTCAATCTCGTCAAACTTCTGTTCTTCCAACTGCACCTGGGTTTGGGATTGCTGCTCCAAATTAGGATTAGGACGTTTGTAAAGCGTTTTCAAATAGTCGGCATACGGCAGCAAATTGGATTGAATGTTGGGATTTATTTGGGGAGGAGGGTTATTGGTAACAGACGCCGCATCAATGGATTGCGCCTGGTCGCTGTATTTCATCAAACTCAGCAGCGTGTTATTATCATACATGAATGCTGCAAAATTGGTTTGATTGTTTATTTCCGAATCCATTGCCGCACGGATTGCTGAAATCCCATCATCACCGGATGCAGTTGGATTCGCTATGACAACTTGTGTGATTCCCCGTTTGGCAGCGGCATACACCGCGTTTCCTGCAGCGCATGCTGCGCCAATCAACGGATTTAACTGGTCTTGCGCAATGCCATTAGGTGGTGGTGGATTTGGAGTATTCAAATAGGCTGCAATTGCGGCTTTAACATCGACATTGGCAACACCAGCAGCAGCGAAATCAATGGTGGTAAACAACCCCGTCAACCTGGCTGCTGCATCGCCAACAATCACAGCAGCTCCATTCGCAATAAACGCTCTTGTTGCAATTGCCACCGCGCAAATGATGGAATACGATTTGGTTTTATCACACACGCCAATCGCAGCTGCCAGACAGTCATTAAATGTTCCTCCAGCACCAGCAGCAGCAGCAACCGCAGCATCCGAAATCGCCTTCTTTGTCTCTTGAGACACTCTATGTTCTGGCGTCAGATAAGAGAGATATTTGTAATAAATCCGTTTCAACAGTGTCTCATAATTCAGACTATTGTCTGGAGTGGATTTAAATGTGTACAAGTGTGTTTTATTTTGGATGTCCTTCAGTTTTAATTCAGGATGCGAGAGAGGTTCGCGATTTGGCAATCCGGTTCCGGTTATAATTCCTCTCAAAAACTCCGTTATGATTTGCACATTGTAGGATGGTTTTGCAAACACGGGGAAAATGTTCATATTGTGGACCGGGGGTGCAAATGAATCCAGACTGAGGGATGAGTTCAAAGCAGGAAGGTAGGTTGGCATTCGTCCGACGGATGATGTTATGGGGTTTGCAGCAGTTGCAATGTTCGTTTTCATGTATAATATTTGAAAATAACTGCAAAAATAGGTCAGCGCCTTTTGAGAGATTGCAGACATTTCCTCATTAAATGTTATGGCTGGCGGCAAAGTTGCGACTGATTGAACCGCTTCTAAAAAATATCGACTTAATCCTCCAATATTTAAATTAAATAATGCTGCTTGCGCTGCTTGTTGCGCTAGTTGTATCGATGCAGTTGCTTGGGCAATTGCTGCTGCTGCTCCCGCCGGGTTCGTTCTTACAGCTGCTTGAATGTGCGTCAATGCTTGAACTATTGCAGCGAGTGCTCCCGCGTTTATTACATTGTATGCCTGAGTTGCAATCGCAACATTGATTAATGCAGGGGGAATCAATGCCAGTGATGCAGCACTGTATGAATCAATTGCATGTTTTGCCCATTCCAGTCGCGAAACCAGTTCAGATGCAAGAGGCAGAAATGGTAGTCCAATGCCATTCACTGGAGTGGTGTATAAAATCGCAAAAAGCGTGGAGAGATTTGCAGGCGTTTTAACAATTGGAACACTCAAATCCGTCAACTTCCACACCTGCGGTTGTTCCATGTATTGAATGAGAGGTTTCGAATCAGCGAGTGCCGAATTGTACGACTGTTCTATTAACGCGAGTTCGCGTTTGTTTGTGTTTTTCCTAGAAAACTTCACGAATTCTTCAAACATGGCCCGCTGCATGAACACGCTTGCCGCCGCATCGTTCAAATTCAACTTTCCAAACGTCTGTCTAAATTTGTGCTTGGATTCATAAAACGCATTCATTTTGTCGGCAGTTATGTCAAATGAGGTGGGAACATACACCACGTAATCGCAGGAGGTGTCCTGCGTTCTTTTTTGGGCGGAATCTAAATCCATGGGTGAGGGCGAGGATGCACTGGAAGACAACACCGATGTTTGGGTTAATATCTGAAGTGTGTTCTGAGTGCTAGAAGGCTTTTCGCCTTGCGTATCGTCGCTCTGCATATCGTCGCTTTGCTTGTCCACTTTTTTTGCAATTCCAGACGTAATTGCATTGAATGTTATTATCAATGGGTTGTATGTTTCCTTTTTTAAATTCGAAGCAAATCTGGAAGATTGAACGTCGTCATCCGGACCAAATAAATCCATGTCAGATTATCCAGATGGTTTATGTATTTCAAATTAATGAATGAATATTAAAGTATATTTATATTTTAATATTGCAATTGATTAATGCTTCCTTCCTTCTAAAATTTGGCAGACCTGAATGCGGTTAAATACTTATTGTGCTTCATTGTTTCGCGCTGTTTTTTGGCGCGTTCAAGCACGTCCATGGCATCGCTGATTTCTTTGTCGGTGACGATGTTGCCAGGTCCATGTCCGGCTTTGGACGAGCCACCAATGAGACCGCCAGTGGGCGAAACGGTTGAAGTTCCGGGTCCAACTCCACCGGCACTGAAAGAAATTGCATCCGCCATGGCGCGGTATTTTTCGGGCATTATGCAGTATCGGCTGTTGGCATTCAAACCGTAGTCTGCTAAAACAACGAACGCGGCGGTCAGAATGAGGGACAGAATCAAATCACGGGTGCCCATCCATGCCACTGAAAACACCAGCACCTCCTTGGTTAGCGCCGTTTTCAAAAAATTCTCGGTGGATGGGTCCAACTTGAGCTCAATGTATCGCGACCCAATGTTCAGCATGAGCATGATTATGCCCGCAAAAAACAGGCTGTTGTTCAGTCGATGCACCGCATAATTGAACCATCCGGTGATGAATTCAAACATGGTGGGTAATGTGTATTAATGGTAATATAATGGTAATATTAATATACTATCACAAAATAAAAAATACTAAAACAACTTTCGTTGAAGTCGGTTTACAGCTCCTTTAACATTTTCAGCACCACTGGATATAAATCGTTTGCCGTTGCGAATGTGGGGGCGCAGCATTGCCATGGTGCTGAAACCTTCGGAATCGTCGGTTGTGGTTGGTGCCGTGGTTGGTGCCGTGGTTGGATTAGCCGTAGCTGTAGGCGTGGGCGCAGGAGGTTTCAATGACCAATCGCATTTGGGGTCGCATATGTTTTGAATTGTACCATAAAAATTATAACCAGGGGTATTTGGCACAGTTGACACTGGGGTGCATTTTTTCAATGAATCCTGGTCAACCATCATGACTGCTTTTATCCCATCCATGCTCATGGTTGGATTGCCGCTTGCATCTGTGAACAAATCCGGTTTTAACATGTATCCATAATCGGGCATCTCGCCAAATTTAGCGGCATCTTTGACCCCTGTCATGCAATGCATTTTTCTAAAATCATTGGCATTTTTAGGGACGGGGGACGTGGTATTCATCAATGGATTGGCAGAAGAATCGGCAGAAGAATCGGTAGAATCGGCAGAAGGCATAGTTAAGCCTTCCACCTTGTGGACAGGAGTTCGATTTAATAAGGCAATTACTGCCACCAGAGCAAAGATGCCCGCAATGCGATGATACAGCGTCATCGCAATGATTCCCGTCACCATGACCAATTTCCCTAAAACATCGTATCTCGAAAAGAAAATGGGATATGCCCAGAACATGCACGCAATCAGAAATGCAACCGACACATACAAGAATTCAGGGTCGAAGTGAATGAATTTATTGAAAAATGTGTTAAAATTGTGCTGCAGGTTCATTTAATTTTAGGAACAGTACAATATGAAATCGAAATAATCGAAATAACGTCTGTCTATATTATCTGCAAACACAATAAAAAAACAATAAGATAAACGAAAACAAAATATTATATACCCGTTTATTAGGAGATGTCTGGATATTTGCAATATTCAAATTATGGCGATGAAGATGAAACGCCGACCAAACGAAAAATTCAACCAATGCAATCAACCCAATCAACCCAATCAACACAACCAACTCAACCAACACAATCTGGACAACCCAAAAAACGAATATTAAGGACATTGCGATCTAGAGCCGGGCAACAATCTCATCAACCTCAGCAACCTCAGCAACCTCAGCAATCACATCAATTAGGCACTCAGGGCACTCAGGGCACCCTGAATCAGCAACCAGGCCAACACAAATACGTGCAGGAACTCATTCAAAAGATTCACAGCTACGAGGATGGCGCCTCCGCCAGCGATGCAGAAGAGGACAATGACGGCGACAACAACTATGCCCCACACGCTCAAGCCATTCAGCAACAATTTAGAACCGAACCGGTGTCAAATCGGGACCGATTCGCGGGTGCCACCGGTGCTGATTTGAATGCAAAGTTGAACCCTGCTCCCAACAAGGAAGCATTCACATCAAATGCTTTAGCACAAAAACTCTATGTGCCGTCCATGTTTGATGGCAGCGTCGGCGAAAACAAGGACATACTGCTAGAAAAACTGGACCACATTATCTCTCTTCTGGAAGACCAGCAGGATGAAAAAACGGGGCATGTGTCCGAGGAACTGGTGCTGTACTGTTTTTTAGGTGTGTTCATCATTTTCATCGTGGATTCATTTGCTCGGGCCGGCAAATACGTGCGTTAGTTATAATAATTTTTGCAATTCGAAAAATATTATATCAGAATCAATATATAAACTTGTGCAAACTTGTGTCATACACATAAATAAACTAAAATGAATCTGGATCCGGAGCAGCTGAAGCAACTGCTACTTCATATAAAACCATTGTTTGCACCATTTTATGCGCAATATTTAATATTTGAAATGCCAACATTGACACCTGACCAATCGACCATTGTTGATGCAATGTTTGTTGCAACATCATTAATGCCCGAATTGCCATTGTATGATGATATTTTTCAAAAGTGGGCCACATTAATGGTCACTAGTATACTCACGAATGATTTATCAGGTTTGCCAAAAGTGCATGAAATGGTCATGCAAGGAACGATGTATAATCTTCCAGGCGTATGTATCAAATTTTGGGGACAATTCTTTGCAGAAAATGCAACTCCTGAATACGCGGCACACTTAAGGATAATTCCATTGTTAATGATAAAAATGCGTGATAAACAGATTGCAGAATTACAAGAGGAATTGAATGCACCTTTACCGCCTTTCATAAGTTATCAATTGAGGCATTCGGGTGCTACTGACGCAACATACAATCCTGCAAATCCCGGTGCATTTCAGGACCACTTGCGTGATGATGAAACATTAAATGAGGATGGGCGAAGACAGATTTTGAATGATTTGCAAAGGATTATTAAAGAAGTCAATCCTTCGGGTCATGATGATAAGGCAGTTGCGAACATGCGAGAAATTATGCATAGGATTGAAGTAAAACGAAACCGATTACTAGCCATTCCGAATGGAATAAGGATAGTTACACTCAATTCTTATGTTGCGATTGATAAGACGGCCAGGATATATGCCCATCTTTATCCTGCAATTAACGTCATGCGGGATGGAATAGTGAGTTGTGCAAGACATATTGCACAGTTAAAGGGTGATAACATTGACGCGCGCAATCAACTGTTTCATAGTTATTTTCAAGCGATTAATGCACATTTTACGTATACCCCATATGCGGATCAATATGCAGATGAAACTTATGAATTTCAGGCAAATCCAACATATGGCAGGCTGAAAGATGTGTTCGCCCCCTTTATGTCGATACTCGGAATTGAAGATACCACCCGTAGCTGTATCGTCAATTTGACCGAATATGGGGTTGTTCAAGAAACAATTCAAGCAAGAACGCAACCACTGCCCTTTTCGATTCTAGCCGACTTGTTCGGTAAGAAGTTTGATAATTACGAGTGTGGTCTACTTAAAAAGATGAAAGATAACTTCAGAGATGGATTGAATGCGTTGATAACACATTTTCAATTATTTCCAGAAGTTCAAAAGACGCTAAATGCCCAAATAGGATTCGTTCCAGGTTCTCCAGCTGCAAGTTCAGCTGCAGGCTCTCCAGCTTCACCATCCGCTGCATCAACGCCAGTTGCAAGCTACCCAGGTTCAGTCGCATCAACGCCAGTTCCATATTCACCATCGGCTGCATCAACGCCAGTTGCAGGTTCACCATCCGCTGCGGGTCTTCTAGGAACTCATTTGACACGACCCCTACAACCACAACAACAACCACAACAAGAAGAGCCGCCAGGAACACCTTTTTCACCATTCTCACCTTCACCTTCACCTTCACCTTCACCATCGCCTCGTCAAGGTGGCAGCAAGAAAACCCGAGCTAAGCGAAGCGCCAATAAACACAAGCGAAGCGCCAATAAACACAAGCGAAGCGCCAATAAACACAAGCGAAGCGCCCACAAACATAAGCGAAGCTCCCGCAAACACAAGTGAATCACTTATGTGCATAAAGTGAAGATTTAAGCATAATATTACATTCAAATAAATGTTATAATATTACAATAATACATAAACTCATTAAACCAATGAAACCTAGGGACATCGGGCTTGTGTCTCGGCAAACCGAATGCTTCATCATCATTGCATTAATTGTAGCAGCAGTCGTTGGTGCAATTTCATATGCACGCAATTACGCCAAAAATTCAACAATGGAATCATTTGGAGGAAAATTAATGTTCCACGGGTCTTACCCTAAAGCCCCCGTCGTGTGTTTAGCCGGCAGCAGTAAAATTCCGTGCACCGCATTCAGCGGAGCTTAGAATTTAGTGGAGCTTATAGAATTTAATCAATTCGCCGGTTTATAGAACAGGTAGAAGTATTGATACTCTTTTTGTGCTTTGACAAGGTCAATTTGTCCAAGCATGTTGAATCCGACGCCCGTGGCCAGTTCAATGAACGTTTGCGGCGACGGCATTTTAAAATTGCGCACATTTTTGCGAACCTTGCCCGTTTTGTCGTCCGTGAACACTTCCATGTATTGCACCACATCGTTCGGAAACACTTGCACGTCCGACTTGTAAGCAAAGTCATTGAATTTGACGGCGTGCTGCGCTTTGCTTCGATTGGATGAAGCGTGCGACGGCGCCTGACCCAGCAGGCTGGATGCATTGAACCTGCGCGGGTCCACCAAATGCAGCACGAAGTAGCCACCCGGTTTAAGCCACGCGTATATGTTAGAGAACAGCTGCTCCGTGTTGGGAATGTAGTACACCTCAAAATTCAGCATGGACACCAGAGTGAAGGTCTCGGGTTTAAAGGCCGACACCACCGTGGGGTCGCCCTGCACAATGTTGAGGTTCAAACTGGAATACGTCTTTTTTGCCTGCGCAATCATGTCCGCCGACGATTCAATGCCGGTGATGTTGGTTATGCCGTGCTGAATGAAGGCGTTCATGTAGGCGCCCGTTCCCGCCCCCACGTCCAGCGCAACCGTCTGATTCGATATGTCCGGGTATTTGTTGATGATGGCGCCCACCTCGTAAGCGTTGTTCACCTTTTGATTGAACAGCTGGTCGTACACTGCAGCATAAAAGGCGTCCTTCGTGTCGGCATCCTTTTTCACAATGACGTTGCTGCTGCTGTCGCTTCCACTGTTTTGTATGAAGCCCTCCATGAATGACCCGGTTCCCACAAACCCGGAATAAGGCTGGGGGGCCTTGGCCCGCTGCATTTTGTTGTAGGCCGACACCAGCAACAGCACAGTGGCTGCAATTAGAAGCACGCGAAACCACGCATTCCGTTCAATCGATTTGCAGAAGGCATCAAACATCTCGTGGACCATGTGCAGGTTGTTAATTCTAATGGGTTTATTGTGCTAATGTTAATGTGTTATTATTAATATATATGTTATATTGTTATTTTTTTTGCATAAATCCCTAAACAATCAATAGCGAATCTCGAACCCACCAATGAATGACAATGAAATCAACGACATTCGAAGCGAAACCGAATTCAAAGGCATCACGTTTTCGAAATACAAAAAGCCGGACGTGCGCAAAGAACTGCTGAACTGCCTAAAAAATGGGAAAATAGAACCCGCCTGCTACTGGACCGCCGAACTGGTGTGCGCTGGACACTACCAAGAGCTGTGGGACATCATCATCACGTTTGTCGGCAAGCACATCCATTTAGCAAACCCGAAGCTGTGCCTGTATTTAGACATGCGGTACGAGGCATTCAAGGGCATTGTGGCCAACGGCTACATCGGCAACGAGCTGCGCATGCGCAACAACCCCCGCATTCGCTCCCTGTTTGCCGAAATCATGTGCATTCTCTGCAATTCCAAAAAAAAATACAGTTTGGAGGGCATTAAGATCAAGAAAACGGATTTCGACAGCACCGCCATGACCGACAAATTGAAGGCGCCCGATGTGTCGTATGCATCCGCCGCATTCTTGTCCGGCGATCCCAAAGAGCTGTTCATTGCCATCAACGAATTTGCATTCCACCTCTCTAAAGATTCCAAAAACAGTTTGCTGGCGTCCTACTGGTTGGAATGGATAATGGAATTTGAACACATCTGCAAAATGAAAAAACAGAAGTGCGTGGGTGAACGCCGCGGCGCCATGCCCGTTGAACCCAAATTTCAAATGGACCCCATTTGGATTGTGTGGGAAATCATTGTCGCCCACACCAAATCCCGGGATGTGCGAGAACCCCTCATTCCAAAAATCGTGCAAAGCCTGCTTAAATTATACTGCATGCGATACACCGACGGCGTGAAGAAAAAACGGCGGTATTTGATTTATTTTGCCATCTGTTTGCTGACCGAACCCGTCATACTAACGCAAGAAATGGTGGCCAACAAGGAGACCATCGAAGTGGTGGTCAAGAAAATAGACACGGTCTATAAACAAGTCAAAAAGAATGAAATTTCGCCCAAAGTGGATTACTTGTCGGGACCGACGGGAGGCGCAAAATCGGATTTAGATAAAACCATCGAAAAAATGGACAAGCTCAACTCAATGAACACCATCATTCGCACGGTCTAGGGATTGTGTAGTAGGGGGGTGCTGGGTTTGCGATTGGTCAGGCTGGGCTTGCTGGGATGACATCTGTTGGAATTGAAATACTTTCCCGTATGCATACATCGTTATAATCATAATGTCATACTATAATATATTTTTATCTTCATTTAAAATATATTAGCATTTGGAATTAGCATTTGAACCGTCGAATCTTTGAATTAAATTGCAGTAAATGTCTTATCCAGCCCCAGCACTCGCCCCCGCATCCGCCCCCTCGGACATGTCATTTGATGGCGTCGGCGCAGATGCCGCTGCAGTTCCTGCTTCCCCAGTGTCCTGGTTGATTCGCGGCACATTAATTGTTGCATTGCTTGCGCTCATTGGATTCAATGTGTTCACTTATTTAGATGATATAACCGCCTGGTTCAGCGAAATGTTTGGCGCACCGTTTCGAGCCGTGGCCCGATTTTTGGGCTACGCTGCAGCCGACACGGCAAGGTCCACCGTGGATGTGACCGCCCAAGGCACCAAGTCTGCGGTGGACATCGCTGCCGGTGCTGCAACCAGCGGGATTGACGTGCTGCAACAGACCATTGGTGAAGGGCATCAGCCCGACCAACAAGGGGTTCAAGGGGGTCAAGGGGGTCAAGGGGGTCAAGGGGGTCAAAGGCAACAACAACCAGACACAGGTTTGCAGCAGGCTTTGTCTCATGCCAAAAAACAGCCGCCGCAACCGGATGATGCCACCAGTCGCACACAGCGCAGCGGCAAATCAGGGTACTGCTACATTGGCGAAGACCGCGGATTTAGAAGCTGCATTAAAGTGGGCGAAGAGGACACCTGCATGTCGGGGGACATTTTCCCGACGCACGCCGTTTGCATTAATCCGCGTTTGCGCGTTTGAAATCATGAGCACAGTTCGGCATATGTAAAATTAAGAAGAGGGCACATCTGCTTCGGATAAAACTGGAACTCTTCTTTGAGGTGCGATGTGCACAGCTCCTGGTCAATGAAATTCAGTATGGGACACACGTCATGGATGTCGTGCGCATGGGCATGCGCGTGCCCGTTTGCCGCGTGAAGAAACTCATTCTTCAACGTGAGAATGGAGAGGACGTCGTTCGACGAATGAGACGGCGCCGCCTCGTGTTTGGAACAAAACGACGCATTGTAATTCTGCAGCAGCACGCACAAATCGGACAATTTCGATGCATTGTGAAGAGAGGCGGTGTCGCAAAGCTCGTGCTCCACAATTTGCACAAGCGGGCACAAATCGCTCGGAACAATGTGAGCCACATGCGGCACATGCGGCACATGATTGGCAGGAGCCGCCGGCAAGAAGGTGGTGCCGGAAGCTGCAGGAAGCAGCATCAACAACGGAAGAAAGGACAGAAGGCGAGAGATATTCATGGTTATACACATTCTAAATAATATATTTTTATTTAGAATTTCGTTTATAATATTAACATTTGTGGGTTCATTTCATTTAATTGTTTTGGAATCCATCGGCCATTTGGTTCCCCCCGATGAATACGTGGTTTGCGGTTTATAATTGTATAATGGCACTCGGGTGTCATCACACAGCGGAATCACTGGTCCAGGCACGTCGCAATCACTCGTCCGACCGCACTTGGGGTTGGTGTTATTGCACCGCAGCGACACCGTTTGAAACACGCCATTGATTGGTATTTTAATTTCGGGCAGGTTGTCGACGTTCGGGTTCGTGTATGTCTGCGTTTGCGTGGCCCACGATTTCTTCCGCGTGAGCGCATTGCGCGACGCCATGGAGTATTGCTGTGCCTTTGACATGTTGCTACTGTTGTTTTTGTATTTCAAAATCTCCGCTTTGCGCCGTTCGTCCAGCTCGCGAGTGCTATACACCCTTACTGGGTTTGGATTCAAACTGCAAATCTGATACCCGTAATTGCTGGCGCAATTGGGGCAGTTGTTTCCGTTCGAGCGCGACCAGAGGCGCGGTGGATTGGGCACGTATCCCACACCGCCGCATGCACTGGTGCTTTTGTTGCCTGGTTGAGACATTTTTGGGTGAACTTATATAATAATTTTTATTATATAATCAGGAAATGAATTGAATTTCATTGAGCCGCTTCCTCTACAACAGAGGCAACAGCTTCAGCCACAGGAGCAGCTTCCTCTACAGCCACAGCAGCTTCTACAGCTTCCACTACAGCCACTGCTTCCTCTACAGCCACAGCTTCCACATGTTCAGCTTCCACTACAGCCACAGCTTCTTCTACAGGAGCAGCTTCAACATGTTCAACCGCTTCCACATGTTCAGCTTCCACTACAGCCACAGCTTCCTCCCCAACAGCTTCCACTACAGCCACAGCAGCTTCCTCTACAGCCACAGCTTCCACTACAGCCACAGCAGCTTCCTCTACAGCCACAGCTTCCTCTACAGCCACAGCTTCCACATGTTCCACAGCAGCTTCCTCTACAGCCACAGCTTCCACATGTTCCACAGCAGCTTCCTCTACAGCCACAGCTTCAACATGAGCAGCAGCTTCCTCTACAGCCACAGCTTCCACTACAGCCACATCTTCCACTACAGCCACAGCTTCCACTACAGCCACATCTTCCACTACAGCCACAGCTTCTTCTACAGGAGTAGCTTCAACAGCTTCAACATGTTCAACAGCTTCAACATGTTCAACAGCTTCAACATGTTCAACAGCTTCCACTTCAGCCACAGCTTCCACTACAGCCACAGCTACAGCTTCCTCAAGAGCAACTGCTTCTTCAATCAGTTCTTGCAATTGCTTATGGTGTAATTGTTGTTCTTGCAATTGCTGCTGTTGCTGCTGCTGCAATTGTTGCAATTGTTGCAGTTGTTGCAATTGTTGCTGTTGTTGCTGTTGTTGCTGTTGTTGAAGCAATTGTTGTCGCTGTTGCATGAGTTGAATTTGACGCAAGTGTTGAAGGCGTCTCATCTCATTTGCGTTTGCATTGGCGCTGGGGGTGTTTAATTTAAAAAACATTTACTATTCTGTTATGAAATTACTAAATATATTTATTTTATCGTTTATTGTATCGACGTTTCAAACAAATCGCATAAATGGATGCAATCGCGGCAATCGTGGCAATGGAGACACCCACACATGAACGCAATGTGGTCGCTTCTCTCACCTTTGCCACGTTTAAATCTCTCAATTCGGGCTGCATGACAGTCGCCAAATGAACCGCATTCGCCACGCTGGATTCCATGGACGTGAAACTGTATGTGCTGTTTCCATTTTGCACCCCGCAGTTATACAGATTGTTGTATAAAACAGATTGGTTTGGCATGTAACCGTACGTGGTTGTCATGAAGGCGTGATTGAACGGCATCCACTGCTTGCTCGTCTCATCATACGCGCTCTGCGTTAAAAATTCATAATCGGGGTCCGGCAAATTGGGGTAAATTTGCTTCAACTGTCTAAACACCTCATTCATCACGGCGCGCTTGTCCCCCATCTCATTGGCACTCAACTTCAGATGGTCGGATGGATGATTCGGCATGGTTATTACAGCGGAAATGACCGTCTTGGACCGAGGGTCATTGAAATCCATGTAATCCGACAGCACAATGTTGCCGACGCCCCACGACGTGCGAGGATATCCCCATATTTTTGGAACCTGAAACACGGACCTCCAGTGAAAAATAACCGAAATGTAGGGCAAATACTTCGTTTTTTCCTGAAACCGGTCAAAATCAGGACCAAACGCTGCGCCCAGCTCGTCGTGCGTGGTCAAAATGCGCTGCACCTCTTGTGGTGGACACGCCAGAATGAGCCGCTTGCACCGAACTTCATTGGGCCTCGCTTGACTGTTGCGCGAATCTCTCAATGCGATGCCGGAAATTTGCGCATTTGCATGGTCCACGTTGAACCGAACAATCATGGCATTTTTCATAATGACTACGCCGCGTTCAACAAGCGCATCCTCCCAGATGCGAAACAATCCGACATCATTCGGCACCCGGGGTTGATAAATGGTGTACAGGAAATTCTGATTCAAAATCTGCAGAAAACTGAAGAGGGTGTATGTGTCCGCGCTGCCGCCGTCCGTGAGCCGGCCGATGCGGTCCAGAATGTCAATGGCCCCACTTGAGAACCCATGAGACGAGAGATATTCCAATAAAGTGATTTCTTTGTAAGAGTCATTTAAAGTCATAAAACTCCAACCAAGGGTGGCAAGTTCTCTCAACGTGAGCACTCGCAGCGCTTCCAACATCATGGTCGCCGTGCTGAAGTTGTACTTTACAAACAGGTCGTCGAACCGAACGCCCATGTCGTTCAGCAGCTGGATAAACATGAGAAAGTTGTCAATGTAGATGCGAGGCCCGTGTTCCGTCATCATGCCGTCGTGCACCCGAGTGACGCCATGGCACCCTCCTAAATAGTCCCGTTTTTCAACAAGCAGCACGCGTTTGCGCTTATCCAATGACAAAATCTGCGCCAATGCAAGCCCGCTCGGTCCTCCGCCCACAATGACATAGTCATAGTCATAATCATTGTTGTGCATGTTGTGATTGTGTGTTGATGGTCCTGTGATTGTGTGTTTGATGGTGCAATATTGTTATAATTGGATATATTAATAATAGCAATACTAATTCATTGGCGCATTATGATGGATTCATGGAATGAATGGATAGCATGAATGCATAGGCCTTATGATGCACTGTTCCACTGCGAAAAGAACCAGCGCATGGACAGGTAATCCATGGTTCCAGGTGCGCCGCCCGATGCACCCAGTGCTGTCAGGTTGGGGCCGCCGTTGACAATGTTTTGAATGGCGCGCGTGCCAAGTGCGGTGTTGTAATAGCGGAGCGAGGACAGGTTGCCGTTGAACCCGCCGTTTATCGCAACATTCACGTCGCCATAATTCTGAAAGGGCACGGAATTCAGCGGCAGGCGTTGCGCCAATGCCCCGTTTATGAACACGTCCAGCACCGTGTTTTCAACACGAATGATGACGTTGAACCATTTGTTGATGGGAATGTTGTCCACTTCAACCGAAACGTACGGGTCGTCAAACGTGCTCATGACCACAATCAACCCCGAATAATCGTGTGTTAAATACACGCCGGGGGCGTTGTTGGGAGACATGATTCCGGTCAAATGAGGCGGGGGCGTGCCAGATGCATTGGCGCTCCCTTTGTTGAACACGTGGCGAATTGAGTTCGGGGTTGCAGCAACCGTGTCGTGCTGCTTGATGAACACCCAGGTCGACCACGTAAATGCAATGCCGACTTCATCATTCACGGAACGTATGATGGGAACCGCGTTTGATTCGCTCGGGTCTTGCGGGATAATCAAATTCCCGACGTTCGCATCTATCATGCCATTCACCAGGAACGGGCTGGAACTCGGCGCAAACAACCACCCAATCATGGCAATGCACAGCCGCAGCACGTATACAAATATTATGACCACCAGAATCAAAAATGCGGCCTTTGCAACATAGCTGTTGGAATCCAAAAAAGTTTTGGAGCCACCCACAATGGTTTGCGAGTTGAATTCATTTAAAGAGGGAGCGGGAGCGCCGCCAATTCCACCGGTATAGCCACCAAGTGGGGCACCACCACCAGGAGCGCCACCAGGAGCGCCACCAAAGTCCCCTCCAAAACCACCACCATAGTCGCCTCCAAAACCACCACCATAGTCGCCTCCGTCTCCAGTTCCATTCATTGTGATGCGATTCGGTATGTTGTGCTAAATGAAAATATTATTACAAGCCTTATTAACTTATGATAATAATTTAATTTTATTGGTTCGTCATAAATTGTGGGTTGATTGTGATTTGTTGATACTACACTGAAAATTCTCCCACAGTTTGGTTGTTTTTGGTTATGCTGAAGTTTAATTTGTATTTATTGATGAAATCAAACATGCCGCTGCCGCTGTATCCTGCGCTGTAAATGTCCCACGCTTCTTCGGGTGTGAAATACGTGCCCTTATACACCACATTGGAAATGTATCCCTGCAAATCGCCGTCTTGAAATTTCTGAGACTTCGCATCATAACCACCGCCAACGTAGAGCATGTCGCTGCTGGACAATGAAGTGATGGGGCTTGTCATGATGCATGTTCGCACCAATTTGCCGTCTAAATACAGGTCCAACGTGTTGCCATACACGCTCATGGTTAGGTTGATCCATTTTTGCAGCTGCACGTTGCGAATGGTGCACGGTGGATTTTTGTTGTCCGGAATGACCACCGTCAAATTGTTTTGGTCATTGTCCAATGCCATTTGGAACAAGATTTGATTGTTGTTGCTGGACCTGGTCAGTATGTTTTTGTTAACAATGCCCGTATCAGTGGCGGCAGAAGTGGACCAGGCATCAACGTACAGCCATGCTGAATATCCAAAATTGCTGGTGCTGTTGGCACCGTATTTACTGGAATCCACGGACAATGACTTTGACGCATCCGTGAATCCGGACACGCTCACGGTCGTCTTTGTCATTAATTTATAAACCGTGTATATCAGAATGATGATGAGCACAAACACGAAAATGGTCAAAAGATTCATCGTTTGTTTTCGTATATAATGTCTATATTATTGCTATATTATTATCCACATACTATATTTTATTGGCATTTATTTTATTAGCATTGGTTGAATTGGTTGAATTGGTTGAATTGGTTGAATTGGTTGAATTGGTTGAATTGGTTGAATGCCCCTCAAAACGTGTCGACAAACACATTAGCCACGGTTTTCAAAACGTAGGCCACCGTTCCATCGGTGCTAAATAATGTGCCCAATGTCGCCCCAATCAGCCCGAACACAATTGCACCCATGATAAATCCCTTTGCTGCCGACATTCCGGAATCGTTATTGAACAGCCAGCCAAACAGCGCTCCAAGCACGGCACCCCCTATGCCATACGTCATCATTCCGCTCGAGCTATACTTCGGCATCGGCGTGGGCGGCGGCGCATTTATGTTGACCGATTCAGAAGCCATGTAGCTGGCAGACTCGCCCTGGTTGAGCGGGTCTTGGTTGCTCACACCGACCACCGGCGGATTCAGCATCTTGTTCGTTTTATACAACCATGCAATTTCATTCTTGGTGAAAGGAGCCCGGTTCAACACGACGTTGCAAATCTCGCCCTGAATGCCATCATTATTGGATTCACTGCTGCTGCCACCGCCAATGGACGCATACTTTGCCGTGGTGTCCGGCACCGTCACATGATTGCCCGTGTACACCAATTTATTGTTGACGAAAATGTCAATGGTTCCCTTGTCCGAATTGACGATCACGTTGTTCCACGTTTGCAGCGGAATGTCGGTGATTGGCGGTATGGTCGCCGAATCCGACGATGCTTTGCCGCCATCCATTTTGATTTGCAGCGCATTGCTCTTTGGACTATACGCAATGTTGGGTCCAAATGACCCGAAATTCAACACATTCAACAATGCGTCGGCGGAGTATTCCGGATTCGTGCTGGGCGGCTGTGGGTGAATGTAGAACCACGCCGACACGCCGTAATTGTAATTTTGCAGGAGCACCTGGATGGGTTCAGCTGTGCCGCCATCGGGAGACGATGTCGGCATCGATTCAATGCTGCGCGCATCCACGAATTTGATTTCATAGGTGGACACCCTGGTGTTGTTGGTCATGGAAATGGGAGCCGACACAATTTGCACGCCGGTGTGATTGATTGCCTTTGCCACTGCGGAGGGCAGCACGTGGCCCGCTAAAATTAAAACCAGCTCCACTGCCAGGAGAATGATGATGGGGCGCGTGGTCAATCCGAATTGTTCCCTGACCGTGTCCACAAAATCCAGCATCAAACACGGCAGAAAAAACAGCATATTCGCCATCAGTTTTAGCACGTTGACCACCCAGTTGGAATCGGCGCTAACCTGAAATATGGAGCCGCCCATTTTGCGGGAAGTTGAAAACAGGGTTCGCACCACCCCGACCACCATCGCAATGCCCGCAATGTATATGAGCGCGGTTATGCCATACTGCGCCACATTTGCCATGCTGACCAGCCGGCTGTGCGAGTTTAAGAAATACAGTAGCAGGCCAACCACGCACGCAGCGATTCCAATCGTCATTCCCGTTTTTGCAATGAACTCTCCGTACGATGGGTCCCCCTCTTTCATGTCCACCGTGGATGAATTCATGCTGTACATTCCGAATGCGACCAGAGATGCGATAAACAATGTCATGACGGTTATGACCGTGCCGCGCTGGCCTTCCATGAATGACGTCAAGTCAAACGACGACCGATACATCAGCAGTCCTATTGCGGCAAACACGATGAACGTAATCACGGCGCCCACCGGATTCTGCGCAAACATTGAAAACATCCAATACACCGGAAACAGCACCAGTCGAAGTAGCATTCCAATGTCGGTCTGCGGATTCACGGGATTGCTGCTTGAAAATAGCCTTGTCCCATATGTTTTAATCAGCCAATTCACCACGTTCAGTATGGAAGAGAATATCAGTATCCAAACCAATGTGTTCACATAGGACACCTCCTTTGCAGATGAGGAGGCAGATGCGCTAGAAAACGGGAAACTAAAACACGATGATTCAGGGCATGCCACCAGCACATTCTTGGACGCATACACGCTGTACATTAGGTACACCACGTAGGCCAACAGCGCCATTATAGACCCGCGTTTTGCAACGTCCATGTAGTCATTGTCAGCCACATATTTGAAATATTGCAATGGGGGGAAGGTCTTGAAAATTTCCCTCACACTGGAGAACACGGTGTCTTTTGTGGAAAATAGAGCGGCGGCATTGGAGCCAATGGCCCAATAATTTATGAAAAGCGCAATTGCGAGGATGGACACCGATGCGCCCATGACGGTTTCATACCCAACCGGAGATGGAACCGATGCACTGGTGTCGGTGGTTTGATTTTTGGCATCGGCAACCGCTTGTTTGTAAATGGCGTTCGCACTATTTATTTCACTAAATGCAAAGTATGCCGGCAATAATACACTCATCAAGAGGTAAACCGCATTTATTGCCGTTGTGGCGATTGCATTACCGCTAAGCAATGTCATTAGCGCGCTATAACCTATTTTTATCACCATGTAATAGATCAACAGTCCAATGAACAGCACGCCGATGTTTAACGGCCCTCCTCTTGCGTCATGAAAGTAGAGGGACCATTTATTGGACACGAAATTATAAATGCATGCGGTGATTGCAAGCAGCCACAAATAATACCCGGGATTTTTCCACAGTGTGTCTTCGGGCACAGATTGCATTCTTACCTAATTTCTGTATTAATTCGTGCTATTTTGCAATTGCGAGTATTATACATTGCATATATTTAAAATACATGAAATGCCCACAAATGACTCAGCCAACAGCCAACAGCCAACAGCCAACAGCCAACAGCCAACAGCCAACAGCCAACAGCCAACAGCCAATAGCCAACAGCCAACAGCCAACAGCCAACAGCCAATAGCCAACAGCCAACAGCCAACAGCCAACAGCCAACAGCCAACAATCGCTTTGCTAAAAAGTTTCCATGGCGGTTTTTTTACCGTGGCAGTCCCGGCACAGCGCAACCAAATTGTCCACATTGTTGGACCCGCCATGTTCCAGGCGCACGATGTGGTCCACTTCGTACCACGCCGGCAGCTGGCGGTCGCAGTGCCCGCACTTCCACGACTGCTGCGCCGCCACGAACTTCTTTTTGGTTTCGCTCACGCTGCGCTTGGTGGCATTGTTGCGGCCGGACGACATGATGCGCGCCCCCATTTGCGCTTCCCTTCGCCCGTTCTGTGCTAAATTGGGTGTTTCTCCTGCACCCTCCCCCTGGAACATCGACTTTTTATTGGCAAAGTCCAGAAAGGGCGACAACATGTCGGCCGACGACCGGCTAATTGGCATGTATCGGATGATGTCGTTGGCGTGCGACAGCATGGTGTGCGACTGTCCCGGGTTTTTTTTCAGGAAGATGTAGAGAGATAATCCCACAAATGCAAACGTGGACATCTTAATTTCCTTTTGCCACGAATGAAATACTTTCAGGTATTTGCCGTCATAGTACGTGTTGAACACAAGGAATGCGGTGATTCCGAACACAAACAACTCCAGTTTCATTGGATAGGGTATATACAATGCTGCTATAATATAATGCAATCCATGAACCATGAACCATGAACCATGCACCGAACCATGAACCATGCACCGAACCATGAACCATGCACCGAACCATGAACCATGCACCGAACCATGAACCATGCACCGAACCATGAACCATGCACCGAACCATGAACCATGCACCAAATCAATGCATTGGATATATTGGATGAGGAGTTGGAACCCGTGCTGCAATCCATGCCTTTGCTTTTTTGGTCGCGGTGGCGGGTTTGAGATTGAACCGAACTCGAACCGTTCTATTTTTTTTCTTAACCTTAACCCCGGCAACATTGATTCGTCGCAGCTGTTTCACGATGCGCGACACGTTCATGCGTTCATGCCCGTTTACAAACACAATCGTGCTGAACAGACTGCGATATCGTCGCAGCATGTCGTCGTACTCCGCATCAGACATGATGAAACTGGTGCGCGGCAGCATGAACATGCTGTAGAAAACGCACATGGTGCCCCACACGTCCGTGTTGTAGCGGTACACCTTTTCAAAATATTCGGTCATTCGAAAGGTCCGATTGGTTCGGTCAGTGAAATGGTATAAAATTTCGGCGGTGTAGGTGCTAACTGCGTCATGCAACATTGATTTGGCCTGCGATTTGTTGCCATAAATGCATTTGAAAATGTATTCAAAGTATTCATATCCTTTAATGTCAAACTCGTCAATGTATACCTTGTACAATTTGGCCGTGAATTCTTTCACTCGTGCCATGGTAAACTCAGTTTCCCAGTTGGTGATGGGGGCCAAAACCTTGGACGAGTACAATTGACACACATCGGATGAAATGACCATTGTGGAAAAGGGACGGTTGAACGACACCGGATTGTTCATAAAATGGCGCACGGGAATGACTTGTTCGGGTGTGGTTGTGCCAGCTAGCCCCCAGTCAATGATGCGCACAATGTTGTTGCGGTCAATCATCAGGTTTTCGGCTTTGAGGTCATTGTGAATGACACCGCGCTGATTCATTGGAACCACCGCCCGAACCAATATTTTTGAAATGTATTCATTTAGGCGGTGCAGGCGGGCGGCATCAAAGGGTGTCCTTTCCAACCAATCTTGCAAATCAATGCCCAGGTCGGGCATGTTGATCATGCGCAACTGGCTCAAACTCGCATTGACATTGGCCGCGTTTATGTCGTGCCGTTTCATATTTGTGCATATGTCATCAAACTTATCTAAGTCGCGCGCTGCCAGGGGGGCAGGCTCACATATGTCCGCTTTCACGCTGAAATAATTTTGATAATTTGGGATTTGTTTTAAATGGGATTTTATTTGTTCATATTCTCTCATTTCGGATTCTGCACTTCTCTTATCTTCTAGCTTGCTCACGTTGCCGTCATTGGGATTGTGGGGTTTGTGTTTGCATTTGAGCGATGGTTTAAACACGCATCCTTGGGCCCCTGCAAATATGGGAATGCCTCCGACCTGGGAATGCGTGTGATGCGCATTGTGATGCGGATTGTGATGTGATTGATTTATTTTGCGACGACGGGTGTATTTGGTCATCCTTATAATTGCATTACATATTGTGTATATTTTATTCAATGACATAATTTAGTGCCATGCCATGCCACAATTTCATTTGTAATACAAATAATACATTGTGGTTGCGGATGTGAGCGCCACCATGGAATAAATCAATTTGCGACGATACTTTAATTCTTCGCGCAGACGAACTTCTTTTGGTTTGTAGTTGGAATAGTAAGTGTTCACCGCATCTTGCAGCGACACTTCATCGCGATTCAAACGCAGGTTGATTTGGTTGTGCAGGAAATGCACCCATTTGATGAACGATTCGCGTTTATCCAAATAGGGAGACACTGGATATTTGTCCAACAATTCGCTAAATGCATTGCCCATTTGATGATTCGGCAAAAACAATGGCAAATTTTGTATGAAATCGTAGTATTTTTTGATGGTGACGTCGTTCGGTCTATCGGGATACGTGACCGCCATGCTAAATAGCACAAACCAATAGTGCGGCCCCCAAACCGCCGGGTCCAGCGCAGTTGTGGAAGCACCATCCTGATACAACAGATTGGATTTCATGTGGATTAATGTTCTTATTTTTTACAATCAAACAATATAAAAAGAAGTGCAATTTAACACATAAAGGCCCTTTAAATTTTAACTGTGTATAACTGTCATCCATGAATGCATTTAATGTATTAAAAAATGAAGACGAAGAAGATTCGAACTCAAGCGATGCACCCGTCGAGGATGCAAATGCAGCGATGAAACCATTGTCGCCTCAGCAGCAGCAGCAGCAGCAGCAGCAGCAGCAGCAGCAGCAGCAGCATCATTCGTTTCAAAAAAAAAACATGTTTTGCAACAATTGTGGAAAGAACGGCCACGTCATGCACGCGTGCAAAAACCCGATCACCAGCAACGGCATGATAGTGTTCAAAGACAGTGATGAAGGGGCGTCCTATTTGATGATTCGGCGAAAGGACACGCTCGGATTTGTGGAGTTCATTCGCGGCAAATATCCCATTTACAACCAAACCTACGTGCAACGCCTGATTGATGAAATGACGGTGGATGAAAAGCGTCGGTTGCAAACCCAAACATTTAGCGAATTGTGGAAAAACGTGTGGGGAGATTATTTGAATTCGAAGTATCAAAATGAAGAGGCTGTGTCGTGCGACCGATTCAACATGCTGAAATCCGGCATAAAACTGAACCGCGGTGGGAACAACAATCATTACACGCTGGACACATTGATTGACAATTCCAGCACACAATGGGCTGAACCGGAATGGGGGTTTCCAAAGGGTCGTCGCAATTACCAGGAAAAAGACATGGATTGCGCAATGCGTGAATTTGCGGAAGAAACCGGATACGACGAAACCCGGCTAATTGTCATGCAGAACATCATCCCATACGAAGAAATTTTCATGGGGTCCAACATGAAGACATACAAGCACAAGTATTTCGTGGCTTACATGCCGTTGCCCGAACAAGTTCCGCTTGATCCCGTGTTTCAAAAAACGGAAGTGAGCAAAATGGCTTGGTTTTCATACGACCAATGCATACAACACATTCGCCCTTACAATTTAGAAAAAATCAACATTTTGCGAAATTTAAACAATGCTCTAAATGAATATGAGATAGTGTGTTAGAGTTTGAGTTAGGGTTTGACAATTTATAATCATTTCATAATATAACTGATACAAACAATCCAATCCAATCCCGAATGGAACCACCTCCAGCGCAACAAGAGCCAGCGCAACAAGAGCCAGCGCAACAAGAGCCAGCGCAACAAGAGCCAGCGCAACAAGAGCCAGCGCAACAAGAGCCAGCGCAACAAGAGCCAGAAGAGCCCGCACTTCTGCCCCCCCAACCGAAACCAAAACCAGCGCATCCGCTGCTCATGCACCCGACCCCCAATTCCAAACCCAATGCTGCATTGCAGCACAATGAATTGTTGGAATGGAACCGAATGCAACACGGGGAGCAACACTCAGAAAAGGAAGGCCTCGAGTTTTTGTATCCGACATTGAATGACCCCGAATTTGCGCTGAACATTGCGCAGCGCAAGGAGTTCCATGACACGAAGTATGCCGTTGTTATCCCCGAGTCTCAATCGCAGATGGAGCTCGAGGCTGCCAAGCTGTGCGGGGCGGCCTTTGAGCTGGCACCCCACCAGCTCTTTGTGCGCAATTTTTTATCCGTGATGACACCTTATAACAGTCTGCTGCTGTATCACGGTCTCGGAACCGGCAAAACGTGTTCCGCCATCAGCGTGGCCGAAGAGATGCGCGACTACATGCACCAGGTGGGCGCGGTCAAGAAAATACTGGTGGTTGCGTCTGTCAACGTGCAGGACAATTTTCGCAAGCAGCTGTTTGATTTCGATAAGCTGAAGTTCAACCGCATCACCCGACAGTTCGTGATTCGCGGCTGCACCGGAACCAAGCTGTTAAAGGATGTGGGAGCCAATGTGGAGCTCACGGATTTGACCCAACGAAACGTGGACCGCGTGCGCGACGGAATTGTGCAGAGCATCACGCGCTTAATCAATGCCAACTATGAATTCATGGGCTACATTGAGCTGGCCAATTTGGTGCGACGGTTGACGACAACAAAGGAGGGGACCCCGAAACCGGACGCAGTCCGCGCCATCAAGCACGAGTTCAACCACCGGCTGCTCATCGTGGATGAAATTCACAACGTGCGCAGCGACGAAGAGGTAAAAGATGCCAAAGAGGCCAAAAAAGGAACAAGCGTGTCTGACGAACTCTACAAATTGGTGCGGTATGCCGACAATTTGCGACTGCTGCTGTTGTCCGGGACACCCATGTACAACGACCCGCGCGAAATCGTGTGGCTGCTGAATTTGATGAACATGAACGACCGCCGCGCCACCATTTCGGTCAGCGACGTGTTTGACCGGGACGGCAATTTGCTCAGCGTGAACGGGCGCAATGTGGGTGCCGAGCTGCTGCGCATTAAATCCACGGGCTACATTTCGGTGGTCAAGGGCGAGAACCCGTACATTTTTCCATATCGAATGCAACCGCGGGATTTTGCACCCACGCATTCGTTCTTGATGAATCGAGACCGGCACCCCACGCTGCAACTGAACGGAACCCCCATTGTCAATCCATTGGAGCATCTGGACGTGTATTTGAACCCGGCGGGGGCGTATCAAGAAGCGGTTTACAACTACATCATTGACCGAAAGCGGATGGACATGTCGGAAGAGGCCACGTCATTCGGCTCGTTTTTGCTGAAGCAGCCCATAGAAGCGCTCAACATGGTGTATCCCAGCGCAGATTTCGATAAGGTCGTGGAACGCATCAGCAAAAAGAAGGCGGCGACGGCAGATGTGTCGGTTGCCGATGTGGCCCTCGTTGCACGCATGGACGTCAAGGGCCTGCTGGGAGACGCGGGACTGAAACGGGTCATGAAATACGATGTGTCTGACGACGGTGCGCGCATTTCCAATTTTGAATACAAACCCAACACGCTGTCGAAGTATGGTCGCATTTTCTCTCGCGCCGAAATCGGCAAATACAGCAGCAAAATCGCCAGCATTTGTGCCCACATTGAGCGCGCAAACGGGATTGTCCTGATTTACAGTGAATACATTGGCGGCGGTGCCGTGCCCATTGCCTTGGCGTTGGAAGAGATGGGATTCACGCGATACGACAGGGGGGTGGGGTCGCTGTTTAAAACTGCGCCCGTGCCACAGCGCATGGTGCAATCACCGCAGCAAAAACGGGTTGCCGCAAAATACGCCATGTTCACCGGAGACAAGCAGCTGTCGCCGGACAATCGCGCCGAGCTGGAAGCGTTGACCACCGAGAACGAGCACGGCCAGCGCATCAAGGTCGTCATCATTTCCAAGGCGGGCAGCGAGGGCATTGATTTCAAGAACGTGCGCCAGGTGCACATCATGGAGCCGTGGTACAACATGAACCGCATCGAACAAATCATTGGTCGCGCTGTGCGCAACTGCAGCCACGCCGACCTCCCGTTTGTGGAGCGCAATGTGCAGCTGTTTTTGTACGGAACGCTGCTGTCCACCAGTCCCGAAGTGGAAGCTGCCGACCTGTATGTCTACCGGTTGGCCGAAACGAAAGCGGCACAAATCGGTAAGGTGAGCCGCATTCTCAAAGAAAATGCGGCCGACTGCTTGCTCAACATTGACCAAACCAAATTCAGCCAAGAAGTCATTCGGCGTCACAATGGCCGAGATGTGACCGTGCGCCAAGTGCTGGCCGATGGAACCGTGCTTAGCCACTATGAAGTTGGAGACCGCCCGTTTTCATTCGTGTGCGACTATCAGGCCAGCTGCGAGTACAAGTGTTCGGTCGGGGGTGCAGGCGCAATCAAGGTCAACGACGACACGTATTCGGAACCCTTCGTCGTGATGAACGCGGACCGCATCATGCAGCGCATTCGCGATTTGTTCAAGGTGCAGCATTTTTACGCGCGGCGAATTCTGTTGCAGCACCTGCAGGGACATCCGCGCGAACAAGTGGACGTCGCTCTAACCCGCATGATTACCGACCAGACGGAACACATATTGGATAAATACGGGCGCACCGGGCGTCTCGTCAATGTGGGAGAATATTACCTGTTTCAGCCCTCGGAAATAACAAACCCGCGCATCGGCATTTATGAACGCAGCGCTCCCCTGCAATTCAAGCGGGACCACATTTCATTTTCTCTGACTGACGCGACATTGGGTAAACTGGCCGAAAAGCACGGATTCGCAAAACCGAAAGCGGTAGCGCAAGCAGTGGCAACTCCAGTAAAAGCAGTAGCATTAGCAGTGGCAGCAGCAGTAGCAGCAATTCCAGGAATCGCTCCTGGAATAGCAGCATCAGTGGCAGCACCACCACCACCACCACCACCACCCCAACGGATTCAAGAGATGAAGACAGCATATCACGAAATCATGGCGGGAGCCAGTGTTCCAGTTGACAAAAACACGAAAACGTGGAACGACTTGTGCAGAGATGTCATGCGGGAATTGGCCCCCGTCGTGGATGTCGCCACATTGAAGAAGTGCGTCGTGCATCATTTTCTGGAAGAGTTGCTGGTTTCATCCTACGAAATTAGTTTGCAGTATTTGAACGCGCTCTTCGCGCATGCGCCTGCGGATGAGTTTGACCGGTCTGCGCGTGAATACTTTGAATCTCAAATACTAAAAAATTCGAAACATGCGGGCGAAGAGGGCATTCTTATGCTGAATGTGCACACCGAAGCCGGCGTGCAGCTGGTTGTGCGAAAAAATGCGGCATCTGCATGGGCTGCCGCGCCATCCAGCTTTGAATGGCGTCCTTACCTGCCTGAAATTGCGGCCATGATGCCTCGCGAGTCAACCCTGGCTGAAATCATTGGATACATTGTGGAGTTTAAGGAAAAAAGCGGAGGCAGCTATGCCGTGTTTAAAATCAAATACGTGCAAGAAAAGGGGGTCGGTGCGCGCTGCGACCAAATCTCGTCCAAACAGCGCCGCTTGACCATCGTGAACCAAATCATGCACGGATTGGAACCCGCAGCGGATGTTGTCCCCATTTACACCATGGAAAGCACGAAGAACCAGAACACGGCTCGGTTTTGCGTTTTGCCCGAAATGCTGTTGCGCAGCTACAACCTCGCGCATAAGGATGGCAAGCACTGGTTTTTGACGCCGGTGCAAGCAGCCCGTAGTGCCATGAAACCAAAATAATGTCATTGTCATCATTCTCATAAATAAATGATGAATCTGAAGGTTGTGAACGCATGTCAAATTATTAAGGAATAACTTTTACAACAAAATGTAAATAAACAATAATATGCACATATATTAACCGTATCATTGATATCATTAATATCTCTCATGCATCACCAACAACAACGACAACAACATCAACCGCAACAACAACGACAACAACATCAACAACTCACTCCTCTTAGCACCGACATTTACATTCCAACCATGGTGTCCAAAAAGGTGGTGCTGCCATTCAATGCGATTGGGCGCAACATCCGGAACATTCTGGAGCGGCATTTAGCGCACGCCCATGAAGGCAAGTGCAATGCAGAGGGATATGTGCGCCCTGGGTCCACGCAGTTGCTGGCGCATTCTTCCGGTGATTTAACCGACAATGCCGCGGTTTCATTTGAAGTCATGTACGAGTATCAAGCCTGCAATCCCGTGGAGGGCATGCTCATTGCGTGCGTCGTGCAAACTGTGACTCAAGCGGGTCTGCAAGCGCATATTGTTCCCGAACCCAGTCCGTTGACCGTGTTTGTGTCGCGAGACCATAACTATTCGAATCCGCAGTTTTCCAAAATCAAAGCGGGAGATGAAATTGTGGTGCGTGTCATTGGGCAGCACTTTGAGCTGAATGACCCCTCTGTTTCGGTCATCGGAGAACTTACACGTTCGAATCAAGAGAACCCCCATTAACAAATTAAATGCACAGCAGTTGCATTTCCAACCATTGGGGTCATTGTTTTGTTTTATTAATGTTAATTCAAAAAATTGAATTAAAATTAGCGGGAAATGATTCATGTAGTTACCAAGAACCATGGCTCCTCCTGTATTGTCATCGAATGAATCCGCCGATTCGGCATTGTATCATTCAACCGTTGTGAATCGCAAATTGTGCATTCCGTTTTCTTCCATTACCAATTTTGAATGCATTGAAGACCACCTGAACGGCGTCGTGTCGGGTGAAATCGAGGGTCGATGCATTCCCGAAGGGTATGTCAAACATGGTTCATGCAGGGTTCGGTCATATTCGGTCGGAACATTTTCAGCTGGAAACATTCGGTTTGACTTAGTGATTGAGTGCATGATGTGTTGCCCGAAAGAGGGGGCCATCATGAATTGCATTGCCAAAACGGTCACGCAAGCAGGCATTCGGGCCCATGCTCGCACCAAAGAATCAACCCCCGTGGTCATTTACATCTCGCGTGAAATGCATGACGCCGCGCCGGCTTCAACCCGGATGATGACGAATTTATCAATGGATTCCATAAAACCAGGGGACGCCATTCAAATTCGGGTGATTGGAAGACGGTTTGAATTGAACGACAAACAGGTGTCCATCATTGGTGAATTGGTGGCATGCTGCGATTAAATGAATTCATTGCTTAAAAAATTGTTTCGTTAATTCAGTTTTTTGATTTTCAACTTCATTCAATTGCATCTCTTGCTCATCCACGTAGCTCAAATAATCTGTGATTTTGGAAATGACGGCATCGGCCACATTTGTCAAATTTATGAATGACCCATTTTTGTTTTCGGTTAGTGAAACATTGTGTTGGGTCATGATTTTTAAAATTTGAATCTGGTGGTGCTGGTTCAATGCCTCAACCCGGTCCTTCAATTGCTTCAAATCATGTGCAGCAGACATTTTTTAGTTCGTATTATTGGAGTTGTGAATGTATATGAATGCAAATATGATTCTAATATGTTTTTAGATGTATCATATTTATGATGCGAATAAAACTAAATGCAATTGATTTAAACACGTTGCACCAATGCATTTATCTACGCCATGAACAGGTTCAGGCCCAATCAAACTGGAATCGACAATGAACTGAATAAATTGCGAGAGTTCATGTTATATGACTCATCCATGGCTGCCATTAAGCAACAGCACCAGCCACAAACACAAACAGTGCAACAGCACCAGCCACAAATACAACCAGTGCAACAGCACCAGCCACAAATACAACCAGTGCAACAGCACCAGCCACAAACACAAACAGTGCAACAGCACCAGCCACAAACACAAACAGTGCAACAGCACCAGCCACAAACACAAACAGTGCAACAGCACCAGCCACATCCACATCCAACCCAAAATGAAAACGTGTTTCGTCCCGCATTAAACCAAGACCCGCTGTTTTGGTGTTTGTACATCATGATGCACGGCGCATTCAAATACGAGCAACTTGCAAATCGGTTCACGGCCGAGCAGGACGGCAAGCGCGACCAAATAATGATGTTGAGAGAAAAGGGCAAACCGTTGAAGCAGTCCACCGGAATCAAGTTCACGGCATCCACCATTGAGGGCGACATCACGTCTCAGCGCATGTCGCTGCACGCATTTCATGTGCTCGTTCGGCTCAACTCTCTCAATGCGGTTTTTGTGAACCCGGCCAATCGCGTGTATGCCGAGTTCATCAGTGATGCCGTGTCGGACAAGCCGACTTATGTCATAGAACGCAACGACAAAAACCCGAAATGCATGACAATGACAAAAACAAACGGGCCATTCAGCACTGCGTTTTATCGCATTGAAAACACGATGAAACCCATTAAATCGGCGAGCTCTTACACCGTCGCAGAACTCACCGAATTGTGCCACCAGTTGAAAATCCAGCTCAAGCCAAAAATGAAAAAACAGGAACTGTATGACGCCATCTCAGCCCAGCTGGTGCTATAAATCAAACCAATCACGTCACGAATAAATGAATTGAAAATGGGTGCCGTGCCGAATATGTCTAACTTTAATTGTAAAATTGAATTTAAATAATATGCTCTCTTAATATACACCATCGGACTCCGAATCACAATGCAGAAGCATCAAAAACAGGCCCCACCTCATGAATTATTTGACAACCTGGTAGAACAGTATTTAGGCGGCGTGTTGCGAACCGACGGCGGCTCGCTTGAATTGGAGGTGCGGTTCGGAACCCGCAATTTGAAACACGTTGCGTCCACAACCAAAATCGATTTTGACAACGTCATTAAAACTTTGTTGTCGTCCGGATTCGTGATGGAAAAAACGGACGACTACACCTTGAAAATCAGTTCCGAGATTGTGGACCCGCACACCGGCAAACCCAAAATGGCCGACATTCGAACCGAAATAAAGGGCCTGCACAACATCCAGATGTATTGCAAAACCAATTCTCTGGAGAAAGTCATGCCGACCTTCGTTCAAAAAACGGGATTCGACGGTGCTGACGGGGAAATCATTCCTCCGCTCAATTTTGACGACTTCAATTTCCGCCTCTCGCTCCAGAAAGAAAAACAGTTTGCGGAATCGTCCTCCGCTGCAAAAACGGTGGTCGGGCCGTGGCGCAGCAGCAAAAAAACATTTCGATACATCAACCGCAGCACGTTTCGCAATCCGGCGTTGCCGTTCGTGGTGGACATGAGCATCGTCAAAGAATCGCGCCGGGACTATGGCAACGGCGGGAGCAACAGCATGATTCCAACGCACACGTTTGCCGAATCTCAGGTCGCCGATTCTCAGCCCAAATACGAAATTGAGATTGAAGTGCTCAACGATGCGGTCGGGCACGGAACCGCGTTCAGCTCCGCGCGCAAGTTGGCCGATGCATTGCGTTCAGCCGTCAAAACGGTCATGTCCGGTCTCCAGAGCACCAATTATCCCGTGGGTGCGGCCGAACTATCGGGCGTGGCAGAAGAATACATGCGATTGTTGCATCCGGAACGGGAACCAAGAGAAAAGGAACAGCATCACGCCGCGGGCAAGCCACTGATTCCCAAAAACTTCATCGGCCCATCGTCCTACACGCTCCAGATGCAGAACATTATTCCCATCAACGAAAACTGCACCGTTCCAAACGTGCGAAACAATTACACGGTCACTGACAAGGCCGACGGGTTGCGCAAGCTGCTCTATGTCTCACCCTCGGGCCGCGTTTACCTCATTGACACCAACATGCGCATGCAGTTCACGGGGGCACAGAGCGGCAACGACAAGTTGTTCAACACGCTGCTGGACGGCGAGCACATTCTGCATGACAAGAACGGCCGCTTCATCAACCTGTTTGCCGGGTTTGATGTGTACTACATCGCCGGAAAGGATGTGCGCGCACTGCATTTCGCATCGCCATCCGCAGAAGCCCCCATCAACAAATTCCGGATGCCGCTTTTGCGCGAGGTGATAACTAAATTGGACGTGCGTTCGGTCGTTCGAGGTGCCGCCACCACCAGCCCGGTCCGCATTGAATGCAAGAATTTCATATGCACGGGGCAGAGCCAAAGCATTTTCCAGTGCTGCGCTGTACTCATGACACAAATTGAGTCCTATGCATATGAATACAATACGGACGGCATCATTTTCACGCCGGCGGATGCCCCTGCAGGCGGAGATGTGGGTGGCGACGTGGCAGGCCCCAAGTCCAAAATCACGTGGCCCCTCTCGTTCAAATGGAAACCCACTGAAGCCAACACCATTGACTTTCTGGCCACGGTGGTCATGGACTCCAACGGCCAACCGAAAGTGTCGAGCATTTATACAGACGGCATGAACGCTGCAAAAACGGACCAGATTGTGCAATACAAAACATTGACGCTACGGGTCGGGTTTGACGAAAAAAAACACGGATATTTGAATCCGTGCGAGGATGTCATACAAGGCAGGTGTCGAGACAATCGGGACAGGGGGCGAGAAGATTCATACAAACCGGTTCCATTTTATCCGACGAACCCGTATGACCCCGAGGCCCATGTGTGCAATGTGGTGCTGCGCCCAGATGCGGCCGGAAATCGCGGCATGATGCTGACTGCCGAAAACGAGGTCATTGAAGACGGAACCATCATTGAGTGCGCATACAATGCGGAGTCTGCCGACCCGCGCTTTCGCTGGGTTCCGTTGCGCGTGCGCACCGACAAAACGGCGGAGTATCGCAGCGGCCAGAAGAATTACGGCAATGCGTATCACGTTGCCAATTCCAATTGGCACACCATACACAACCCCATCTCCAAGAAGATGCTCACAACTGGCACAGATATTCCGGATGAGATAGCCGACGATGACGTGTATTACAACCGCACCTCGGCTTCGGGCGACACCACCACGCGTGGGCTCCGCGATTTCCACAACCGATATGTCAAGCGCGCGCTGATTGGCGGGGTGAGCAATCGTGGAAACACGCTCATTGACTTCGCGGTCGGGAAAGCAGGCGACCTTCAAAAATGGATACAAGCCAATCTGTCGTTCGTGTTCGGCATCGACATTTCAAAGGACAACATTCAGAACCAGCTGGATGGCGCATGCGCGCGCTACTTGGAAGCCTGCAAACGATTCACCATCATGCCGTCGGCGCTGTTTGTCCAGGGCAACAGTGCGCTCAACATTAAAAGCGGGGCTGGAATCAGCGGCGAAAAATACAAGCAGATTACAAAGGCCGTGTTCGGAGACGGGCCGAAGGACAAGGCGCTGCTCGGCGAAGGCGTGTATCGCGAATACGGAAAAGCTGAAAACGGGTTCAATGTGTCGTCGTGCCAGTTCGCGATTCATTACATGTTTGAAACTCGGGCCAACGTGTGCAACTTTCTGCGCAACGTGTGCGAGTGCACGGAGGTGGGGGGCTACTTCATCGGCACCACGTATGACGGGACCACCATGTTCGACGCGCTGAAGCCGCACGAGGTTGGCGAAGGCATTGCCGTGCTCCACAAAGGGAAGCTCGTGTGGAAGGTGTCAAAGGCTTACACCGCCACCGAGTTTCCGGATGACGAGACCTGCGTGGGATACGCGATTGACGTGTATCAGGAATCCATCAACAAGACATTTCGCGAATATTTGGTCAACTTTAACTATTTGAAACGGTTGATGGCGAATTTCGGGTTTGAAGTGGTGCAGCGCGACGATGCGTTGAAACTCGGGCTGCCGGACGGCACCGGCATGTTTGAGCAGCTGTATGTGCAGATGATGGCGCGCATCAAGCAAACGCCATCCATGGCATCTGAATTGGGGGATGCGCCAGACATGCGCGACTACGAGCGCCGCATCTCCTTTTACAACCGCTACTTCGTATTCAAGAAGGTGCGTTCCATTGACAACGCGGAACTGGTGGTCAAGAGCCTGTTGGGCACATCCACCGCATTTGAAAAACAGATGGCGGCTTTAGAGCATGACCAGGAAGCGGAACTGGAACAAGCCGCCACAGTTGTTGCAACCGCAGCCCCAAATGCAGCCGCCAAGGTCGCCAAAAAACCAGTTGCCAAGGCTCAGCCAGTTGCCAAGGCTCAGCCAGTCGCCAAGGCTCAGCCAGTCGCCAAGGCTCAGCCAGTCGCCAAGGCTCAGCCAGTCGCCAAGGCTGCCGAAGTTGCCGCTACAGATAAGAAAAAACCAGGCAGCAAACCCAAAATTCAATTAATAGTGACCGACAAGGACACACCATGAAATGTAAAATATAAAATGTAGAAGTAATGCATATCAATTATATCAACTGTTTTTTTTATAAAATGGCTGATTCTCACCATCCGGAAGGATTCAAGGTTTTCCCTGCACATCCCGAATGGTTTACCCCTGGAAACACGCGAAGCAAGAGCTCACCCGGAATTAAACGCATCAAAAGAAGCATGACCCGAAAGGCGATAGTCAATACAACCACAAAGGTTCACATGCAATGCATGCAAGACCAGGTTGGTAAATTTTATTACATTCCGCTAGACCCATACAAAGAATCCAATTTTAGGATCATAGATGAAGTGAGTCCGTTGCTTGTGAATCCAAAGCCGTCTCAATTTGAGCCGGGTGCAATGTACACATATGTCATTGCATCCATCATTCAAAAAGACCGCGACACCAACAGAGACGTAGAATTGGTGCCAATGAAGCTGTATGCATCCAAATCAATGAACATGTTCGAGTTTGGAACAAAGCATCATCAAATTTTTTATCGCATGGCAACCCAACTCGGCGAATTGAGAACTAACCGCATGCAATACGGATTGTATGCATCCGGAGAAATACACTGCATTGATGCCCACACACTGGTGTTTAATTTTTTTTCAGGAACGTACAAAATGAAACGCCACATGAACGCACGCGAAGAATATGAAGTTGGCAGTATACGCGATATGATGCTTGCAATTGACCCAACCTACCGCATTGAATTTGATTTTAGACCGTTCATAGTTCCAGAAGTCATGCCAATCACTCAGCACGAAATTAAACGATTGGAATCAAACGGGATTCCGGTGTTTCAATTTGACTCAAAAAGGCAATGCACGGACATGCGCATTGCGACCATTCGTCATAAAAACGTTCATCCCACCAAAGAAGACATGACCCTGGAACAAATGAAAGAGGCACATCAGAAAATAATTGCGCCCGTGTCGCAATCATCATCGGGTCCAAGACCTGGAATGCCAGGATACATTCCGCCAAAACCTTCCATTTTTGCGGTTGCATCTGCTCCTCCTGCTTCTGCTGCCTTTGGATTTGTTCCGCATCCATCTGCCGGCTATGGCTATGGCGGGAATAAAAACCGCCGAAAATCAATGAAGAACCGAAAACCCATGAAGAACCGTAAATGAACAATGAATGAAAATTCCTTTATTTTTAAAAATTGATTTAAAAATAACGGTGTAATATAACAATCAGAACATACCAGACACCCACCCACATAAATAAGACAATGATTATCCCGGTTAAGTGCTTCACCTGCGGCAACGTCATTGGAAACAAGTACGAATACTATCTCAGCGAAGTGAGACGACTGAAAATGGCTCGCGGCATGGACACCGAGAAGGTCATTTATTTGACCAAGGAATACATTCATAAAACCCCAGAGGGCGAAGTCATGGACACGCTCAAACTGAACAAAATGTGCTGCCGCCGGCACTTTCTCACACACGTGGACATTGAGTAAATGAATACAGCGCATCCACTCATTCATTCCGTTTTTGTGTCAAATGTTATAATAATGTCATTTAGTGCGCTCTGAAGCCGAGTTGCAGGAATTGGACTGGGAACGGGAACGCGATTTTTTTGCAAATCGTCTTCAATTATGGACAAGCATGTGGACATGGCGGTGTACTTGAATGCGCGTGGAATGAAGCCATTTATGCACGCGGCAACTGATGCAAAAAACAGTTTAGCAGATGTGTGCATGCAGTGCGTGCAATGTGCCGCGTATTTTTTGAACGAGGCTGCATTGAATGGATACCCAACGTCTGCGTTTGTGTAAGGCAGCATGATTTGTGATTTACACGTTTTATTGGATTGAGTTTAAGTTTATTTGTTTCTATGTTTTTTTTTCCACAACTACCCAAAATATTTATAATATGGGGCATATTATATATTACATATATAAAAAACTCATTCCATGAAAACGCGACGCAATCGAGGCAGTCGAGGCAGTCGAGGCAGTCGAGGCAGTCGAGGCAGTCGCAGCAAAACTGGTGGGTGGGGAGGTTGGTGGCGTCAAACGGCCGTGGGGCCTGCATGGAATGTCACAAAAGGCAATCATTTCGCATTAAGCAAGTCCGGGGTTCCAGCAGGCAAGCCTATACCAGTTCCTGAATTTTGGGGACCGGGCATACGTCAGGCAAACCGATTGATTCCTCCGCTGAAGATTAACGCATTGAGCAAGAGCGGAGGCGGGAGCAAGCGCACCGCCAAACGAAGCAGGACCAAGAGAGGAGGATTCGTTTTTGGCGGGTTTCCACAGGACATCAAAACTGGCTGGGACAATGTTAAAATCGGAGCAGAAAACTGGTATCGTGGTTTTATGGGAACCAACCAGCTGCCTTCTGCTTCTCCATGGAATCAGCCCGGATTAAATGCCAAAGTGGGTCACCCAACTCAAAAACTAATCGACATTAAGGCCATACAAAATGCCGCTCATGCGAAGGTGGCCAAAATACATTAACCAATGACAATTCATGCCCCTGTTTTATTTTATACACACACTTTATAAAACAAAACGCATTTCATCCAATCCCCACCCCCCCCCATTCCAATGTCGTTGTATCAATCACTTTGCCCCCCTGCAAAGGTCTACCTCGTACTTGCCATCATTTACATTGTCGGTGCTTATTTTAGCATAAATCATTTTTCGAATTTCATGCAGTTGAATCAATCCAAACTGCACCCATACATGAACGCTTTGAATTTTAGCGTGAGCCGATCCGCGAATGCAGTGTCCATTGGAAATGTTTTGTTCACGCTGTTTTGGACTTGGGTTTTGAACTATCTTTGCTCGACCGGACACATCCGCGTGTCCTGGTTTTTGGTTTTGTTTCCTTACCTGATGTTGTTCGTTGCAGTGGCCCTCAGCATTTGGGCTTTCCTTAAAATGCACATTCTCTCGAGCAAATGAACAATGGAATGATGCATTTAATGAGCGCAGGCGTAAGGTTGCCACCGTTTAAACCGATGATTGAACATGCACGTCATGCGCACGCACTTGCTCAAATCCACGAACTTATTTTTGTTCTTGTCAGCGTCGACAAAATCTTCTTCGTCGTCGCTCTCTTCCAACGCGTCCAAATTCCGGTTCTCTTTGATGTTCCGAAAGATTGAATTCATCATCACGCTGGTTTTGTAATTCGGGATGTGTGCAATCATTGTTGCATCGGTTATCGTGTCATCCACATTGTGCAAAACATAATAAATGTCATTTTGAGCATCCGGCCTTAGAACGAAGGTGCGCATCGAACCTTGAGGCTTCTGGTTCTGGTTATGGGTCTGGTTCTGGGTCTGAATGACATTCGCCTGTCTCGGAAAAAATGATTGCGATTGCGATTGCGATTGCGATTGCGATTGCGATTGCGCTGGTGCAGTTGGTTGCAATTGTGAGTGTGATTGCGATTGCAATTGTGATTGCGGCTGTTCCGCTAGATGAAGCAACAAATTTTTATATTCGGTGCAGGAGCGTTGCAAAAACCGATGTTGAATGCAAAAAACATCATACGATGTTATCTGTTGCGCATCCTTCAATGCATCGTGGAAGGAGGTGTGCATGATTGGCATGAAAAACTGCAACGGCGCATCGGACTTGCATTTTTGTTTATTGTAAGCATCAAAGAATGCAATGAACCGCTCCATTCCACCCCCGATTTGTTTTGCGCCGCATAAATAATGCACATTCTCCACGCTGAATCGTTTCTTGATGCCACCTTTTTCAGAGAGACATGTTCCATACAAAATTGTTCCTTCCCCTGAATACCATGCGTCATCCATGCACGGCATGCTGTGCATCATGCGCACATCATCAAATGACACCGGTTCTGAATGATTGGATTGTTGGCTGAATTGTTTGTATTGGCCGGGTTGACTGGGTTGATACACCCGTTTCGAAATTTGAAACATCCAGCACTGTTTGTGTGTAAACCACAGTGCGCATTTTCTCCCTTTGGGAATCACGGCGTACACATCAGCCAAAAATTTCTTATGAACATGGTTTTCATAATAAATTTCAAGTACACTTTTGAATCGTTCTTTGACGAGTTGTTGGAATTCGTTCAATTGGTTTGATTGGCTCGATTGGCGGTGCATGATTGTGTGGAGTGTGTATACATGTATAATAACAATGATGCTTTAATATGGTTTTCATCAATCTCAATCACAATCTCAATCTCAATCTCAATCTCAATCTCAATCTCAATCACAATCTCAATCTCAATCTCAATCACAATCATTGATATGTTGACCCGATTTCTATGAAATTGGAATGCAATTGCTGTGGTTCGGGTTGTTGTGGCGGCGGTGCATTGAGTTCCATCATGTATCGTTTCAACTCATTTTTCATCGAAGCTGCATCATTTTCATCATTTGTTGCATTCATTGCGTTTGCAGTTTTGGATTCTTCCAGTTCCCTAAACAACGCGTCATACTTTTGTTGCGGTCGTTTCACCATGTCCTTCATTTTCGGAATCGTCAGCGTTTCCTTGAAAAAATAATACAAATTGTGCAATAAAAAAATGATTACAAATGACACGATGACCACTTGAGCAATCCAAAACATTTCAAAATGAACAAATGTAAATGGTGCAAAAATGAAAATGGCGTAAAATTATAATAAATATGGATTAAGTTATATTTACATAGTTTTTGAAGATTTACAACGTATCACAAGCACACCATGCGCATGCCATGGGCCATGGAATAAAATATACGCCACAAATGATTTAAACCCATGCTCAATGATAATGTAATCTTCAATTTATTCATGCCTCCTAAACCCAAGCCAACCTCCTCAACTGCAGTCCCCATTGTGATTGTGGAACGCAACGGAGATTTGCGTTCATCACATATTGATGCATATGACCCAATGGAATTGTGCAAAAAATGCAAATATAAAACCCCCGCTGGATTTGAAATCCGCGCCGAATGGGCTTATTCCGGCGCAGATGAACGGTTCATGGTGGAGCTGTGGGCTCGTGAGGACGGCAATGCAGGACAGGAAAACAAGTATGAATTCCCACCGCCGGTGGACACCATTCTCTTTTTTGGAGCGTGCGCGCTGGTGGCTAAAGACATGTCCTCGCAACATCGGGTCATTCCGTTGACTTTGGAAAAATGGGATAAAATGTATGATTTCTTATTCGGTGGATTCGACACGTTGGCCAATTGCGATGATGACGACGACGAAGAGGATGAACTGGATGCCATACCTGCAAGCAAAAAAACCAAGGATGGCTATTTGAAAGACGGATTCGTGGTTGACACCAGTGGCGAAGATGACGACGAAGCCGATGAAGATGAAGACGATGAAGACGATGAAGATGACGACGAAGATGACACTGAAGACGACGATGACGACGATGACGACGACATTGAAGCAGATGATGACGACACCGACAATGCGGTGGTTGCTGCTTCTACCAAAACCCCAAAATCAAAGCAACTGTCCAAACGACGCGACAAAAAACAACCGAAAGAAGAAATATTGGTTGACACTTCGTCCGAATTGAGCGAAGAAGCATACGAATATTTTGATGATTGAAATGAAAACAACATAAACCGTTTGTGTGTTAATGGTATAACTTTGCATTTCAGGATGTCGTATTATTGCGAATTGCCAAGATTGAACAATTTGACCATACCGACAGATTCTTCGTCGTTGTTTGAAATAACCGCATCCGAAGCATCCAGCCCGGTGGTGTCTCACACGCTGAACATGTATTTATGCAACATTAAGGCTCAAATCGAAGAATGCGGCGAAGAGGTGTGGGACTCGGTTAAGAAATTCACCAACCCGTTTGAATTCATTCACACCGCAATCCCCAATTGCAAAACATACGCGGTCAGCAAACTGCGCCCGTTGTCGCGCTCGTTCTATAAGATGATTGAATTGCACGCCACGTTTTTTAACCCGTTGCACGAATCCACTCGCATGACGTCGTTCCATTTGGCCGAAGGCCCCGGCGGCTTCATAGAAGCCCTGGTGCACATTCGGTCCCGGCAATTCCCGGACATTGCCCAATCCGACGTTCATTACGGAATGACGCTGTTGAATCAGGACGCCTCCTGTCCCGGATGGAAGAAAAGCAAATCGTTTTTGGACACGCACACCAACCGCGTGTGCATTGAAACCGGCGCAGATGGAACCGGAAACATCATCTCTTTGGACAACTTTGAGCACTGCGTGTCCAAGTATCAAAACACATGTCAGCTCATAACCGCCGACGGTGGCTTCGACTTTTCGTGCGATTTCAACAACCAGGAGACAATGGTGTCGCGTCTGCTGGCCGCAGAAATGGGATTTGCGCTGGCATTGCAAAAACCGGGAGGGCATTTCATCCTGAAGGTGTTTGACACGTTCACCAAGCCCACCATTGACATCATGTACGTGCTGTGCAACTTGTACAAGGAGGTGTTTGTGTCAAAACCGTGCACCAGCCGCCATGCCAATTCGGAGCGATACATTGTGTGCAAACATTTCAGGCCGAAAACGTCGGATGCGCTGCTGCCGCACCTGCGCGCAATGTTCAAACAGTTGGAAGATTTTCCGCAGAACGCGGCAATGACCTCCATTTTTCCGATGAATCATGATTCCTATTTTTTGAACAAGATTGAGGAGTGCAATGCCATCATTGGACAGCAGCAGATGGAAACCATCAACGCAACCATTCACCTCATACTGAACAAGTATCACGCAGAAAAACTGGAATCCATGAAACGCCAAAACATCATCAAGTGCGTCAGCTGGTGCGACAAACACGGCATACCCTACAATAAAATGATTCAGCAAAACAACATTTTCTTGAAATGATTCAAATCGGAGAAATCATGACCCCCCTTGAAAACATGAAAACATGAACAGTCAATAAAATAATATAAAAATTATATTATTGATTATACAAATACTAATCCGCGATATACAAAACTTAGACTTCCGCGATAATGCAATCAACATTGCAGTTGTTGTACAAAACTGTTAGTTCGCGCCGAAAAAAGGAGAGATTTGAGACCATTCTGGAACCGATGCAAGCGATTCTTCAAATTGCGTTGCTTTCATTTCACCCCGTGGGCACCAAGTTGACCATACAAAACAACATCCTTATGCTGCAACCTCCCACCTACTCGCAATCGATGGCGCGCTGGTACAACAACGACACCAAGGAGGACCTGTATTTTTTATTCAACGTGTTTCACCGGTTCAAAAAATTTTACGCACACTGCAAAGCGGATGATGGGTCGGTGCAACACCGCCTGTACGTGCTGCTAATTGAAATGTCCAAAACGGGAATAAACAAGCTGATACGAACATACGGACAAACCGACAAGCCGCACATCCTGCAGACGCTAACCATGTACAAATTCATACTGGATGACCAGCTCTCGCCCGACCTCATGATATTGCCACCTGCAAATGCAAGCGTGGTGTCTGCAAAACCCTACAAAATGAAGCCCATTTCGAACGAGGACGATGACCACGACCACAAAGCACAGGAAATGTCTGGACCGTCTTCCAACACGGTGGACGACATCTTTACAACCATCGTGGACATTTACACGTCCGAGCTGCTGACCATCATGTACAACACGCTCATTTTGATGCGGGACAATGAATCCAATTACCAGGCCTATGCCGACGGTCTGAACAAAATCATGGAGCCCACCTACGTGCAATTGAAGAAATGGATTGACGAGCACATCGTCTATTAGATGCGTGTCGTCTGATGCATTTAGTATTTCATTCGGACTGCCCAAATTGGATAGTTGTGGCCTTGAACACTCCAATCCGGAGCAAACCACGTCTCATCCATTTCGGAGGTTTCAGTCCCGTGTTTTTTGCGAAGCACGGAAAATATGCTTTGGTCGTGTCGATTCCCTTGAAACGTTTCATCATTCTGGCTCGCGCTCACAGAATCGTCGAGCATGTGATATTGGCAACAACCTTCATACCACTTGTCGACAAGTTCGACGGTGTGTGGACATTTTCGGAGGACATAAACCCCTCCTATAAGTTGACCCGTGTCCATGACATTCGTCGTCTCGGCATCAAAGTATCGAAATGCGTCCATTTTCGTCCATGTTTTTTCTAAATGTGCCATTTGAAAAGAAAAAATGCCGAATTTGCTTGCAGAGACAATCGAAAAGTATTCCAATAGACGCGGTTTTCCGTGTGGATTAATCATGCAACCTGCGTCGGCATACACGAGAACATCGTTGTCATTCATCCGTTCTAGCGTTTTTTTTGTTATATAGGATTTCCATATCCAATATCCGTATCCTTTGGATGCGTTTGATTTTATGAAATTCCCGTGTTTCTTCCAAAATGATGCGTCGCTCATTAGGTGCTTCTCTGTGTACCCGAGGATGTAGTCAAACACCGAGACATTTTGGGCTTGTTTGCATATTCGATTGACTGCGTTATGAAAGTTTTGGGTTGGACCGCCAAATGTGATGAACCACTTTTTGTTGGATGACATGGAATCCGGAATCAGGAATCACAATCTTATAATAATATAACGCACATTTTATTTGTGTGATTACGTCGTTCGTTAATGATTTGATTTTTTCAAACAATTTCAGTCATTTTGATGCTGGACTCGACCCAGCGATTCGTCTCCAACGTGCCCTTGATGCGCCGACTAAATTCGGGAAACACAATGTTTATCTGCTGCGCCTCGCCGTTGGCAACGTAGTCCTTGATTTGCAGCATCAGCATCTTAACAGGGGCGAATTTAGACGCATACAGCTTCAGTTCCGACAGCTTTTCCAGAATGGGCCGGACCTGCGCTTGCCGCTCTTCCTTTGTTCGGTCTGATGACACGACTGACACGACTGACGCGACTGACGCGACTGACGCGACTGACGCGACTGACTCTGATTCCATGATTCAAATATTATGTAAACATCCTGCATAATATTTAATTGCTTTTTTTCATATTAAATTTGTATTTCGATTTTATTACATTGTCCAGGTAAATGTTGTCATTGTTATTTTGAAAATGCACACCATTGCTGGTTGACATGGTGTGCAATTCTAATAAATGAACATTGTCATTGCATGTGAATGTGTGATGATTCAGTTCTCTGTCTGGATAATTAATGATGACCAATAAAGTGTAATTTCGTGTGTACTTGGAAAATTTATTATTAAAATCAATGATGTCGTTTAAAAAATGATTGGAATGCGAATTGTATTCACCATTAACAAATATCATAATAAATAACTTATGTTCTTGTTTTCGAAGTAAATTTTTAAATCTATCAACACATCTTACATAATAATTGTAATGGTCCGCATTTTGCAACGGATTGTGATGATTAAACATGCAATCATTGTATTTTGAATGTCCGCATTTTGATTGTGACACATTAATGTAATATGATTTGTCTAAAAAACTATTGAAATTGTCTTCCATGCAATGCAGGATATTGTCACAATTTGAAAAAATCCAATCAAACGGGTAAGAACATGATTTTAACCCATTTCGTATTAATATTTGAGAACTATGACACAATGAACCCAATGAACAAGCGTAATTTATTTCTGACGTCATGGGGTTCAAATGTTTATATGCGCATTATGTATAATACATAATTACATTTTTTGATAGAATGTCATACGCAAACGCAAACGCAAACGCAAACGCCAACAACGCAACCGCCCATGCAGGCCTCTGCAAATACCGAGATGCACTGGGTGTTCCCGGAACGGGCGTGCATTCCATTCAAATCGGCGGAATCGCGGTCGTGGATGTGATTTTCACGATAATCGGGGCCTACATCATTGCCCGATTTGCGCACACTTCATTTGCATGGACCACCGCTGGGCTTTTCTTCCTGGGCATCATCCTGCACCGCCTGTTCTGCGTGCGCACCACCATTGATAAGCTCATATTCCCAAATGCTAAATGATTTCGGTTGTTATTATTATTATTATTATGATTATTATTATTATGAATCATTTGTCAACCATTTTTTTCATACTATTTTCATGAATTTCTCTCGAATGGATGAATTGAAAAAGGCAAAAGGGTGCATGTGTTGGCCGTCGGTGCCATCGGGTGGGCAATCATTGCAACCCTTTACCCTTTCCGGATTCATTCAATCGAGAGAAAATGACACATTAAATACATATTAAATGCACTGCCACATAAAACACATTCAGTCTATTTAATTGAAAAAAATTGATTGAGATAAACTGGCATTAAACATACCACACACACAGATTAACGCAACCATGACCTATAATGCCCAGAATATCGCCAAAGTTGTCGAACACATTGCCCGGTGCCCAGACCCGGCCATTCGACTTCTTCGCGACCCGACGGTCATTCAATGGTTATTCGGAGACCTGACGTTCCTTCCACCCATCGAAAAAAAGAACAAAACCACCGACGAAAAAAAATACAAAAAAGAAGAAGACAAGTGGGGACGAACAACAATGAAGCTGCGCCGCCCTGATTTGAAATTGGAAAAGCAATGGACGAACAAGTTTGGGGAGCACATCTGCGAAGAAATGTATGCGTTGCATGGCAAGACTGTTACCAAACCTGAAAAAAAAGAGCACTGTCAACCAGACCTGGAAGTGGATGATGCAATCATCGAAGCCAAAGCCCAGACGTTTTACACGAGCGGCACCGCAGGAGAAAAGATAATGGGTGTCCCTTTCAAATATTCTGCAATTCCCAGATTGCATGGAGGCAAACCATTGAAGGTTGTGTGCATGGGTGGCGCCGAACAAGTTTGCAGGGAAAGCTATGGAAACCTACCTGGCCCCCAGTGCATCGAGGAAAAAAAAGAGTTACTTGAATTCTATCGTGCGAAACTACGCATTGAGTTCGTTGGAGCAACGGACCTTCTCCTGGCGTTAATCAGTTCATAATTAGAACCTCATTGGTCCTGGCGTCCGGTTCTTTAGAGTTAATGGCCCTTCTACAGCTTATTATTTTTGTTGTGTAAGCGAGCGACGGGAAAGCATCACGAACCAACTGCACATCCGCATTACTCATAACCATCCTGACATTTTTTGCCTTCATTTCGGCGCAGAGGTTGAACAGCCGGCCGTGGTCTTCCAGATTGAAACCGTCCGACGTGTAAGAGACAAACGATGTGCCGGTTTCGGGAGCATACGGCGGGTCAAGATACACGAAATCGCCCGGCTCAATTTTGGACAGACACGCGTCAAATGCGCAGTGTGTGAATGCCACGTCTTTTATCAGTGCCGAAACCGTTCTGATGTGGTCTGCATCCAGAATGCACGGGTTCTTATAGTTGCCAAATGGAACATTGAACCCGTTGGGTCCTTCGCGATACACGCCACGAAAACACGTCTTGTTCATGAAGAGCAGCATGGCCGACGCCTCGAGCGAGGTGCGGTCCTGCAGCGCATTGAATCTGGACCGGGTCCAGAAGTAGTATGATTCCGGCGACCCGAGTGCCGCTTCCAGGGTTGCAGCCTTGCGATTAACCGGTTCCGCCCTGCACTCGGCGAATTCGTCGGACAATTTCCGCACCTCCGCAATAATGCCGTCCGGGTCCGATTGAATGTTTTGATAGAGTCCAATGAGATTCGAGTTCAAATCGCTGGCGTGTATTTTCCCCGACACCTTAATTGTTCCGTTGCGCATGTGAGTAAGAAGTGCAAGGAGAACACTGCCGCCTCCCAAGAACGGCTCGTGATAGTTGTTCATCTCTTTGGGAAAGAGAGCCATGACATCCCCGATAATCTGCGTCTTTCCGCCAACCCATTTCATGAAGGGCTTAACGATGTTGTCCATGTTGTATTTGTATTCCTAATGATGCCTATATCCTAATGATGCCCATTATCATTAATTCATTTTGCATTCAATTTTAACCATTTAATGTTTAAAATTGACATTTATGGGTTGGTTCATGGTTCAGGGTTCATGGGTTCATTTGTATCCATCAGCTGTGACCGGACTCGGCAGAGTTGCGGACCGATTCTCAGTTGGTGAAAAAAAGCACACAGTGTGATTGCCCGGTTTACTGCCATAATACAGCTTGCAATTCGGGGGCTGATAATTGTTTTTCAAGAAGTAGCCCGGGTTGTACTCGGTGCTGTATTTCCCGGCATTTGCACCCTCCGCACCGAATGCGCTGTAAAATGAGTTGCCGTTCAGGTTGACGGTGTTCACACGCAGGCTGAGCGTGCGCGTGCCGCTGCTGACGCCGCCCTGTCTGGCAAATGGCACGTTGTTCGGCTTGTAAATGGTGGTGCCCTGGCACTTGTTGGCCAGCTGGTTTTGGGCTGCGCTGCACGAGGGGTACAAGCAGCTGCCCGTGAGTCGTGTTTGTGGACCAAAGCAGTCATCGTTGGGCCAGAGCGGCATGTGGTTGGCCCCAATGTATTGAACGCCCGGCACCGGGTTGGTGGACAGCTTCTGTTCGTAGCGCTTGCATCGCGACTGCAGGTACCCACGGGTGTCGCTGTAATACGCCTTGCTCATCAGCGTAACTCCCGATTTAATGACGTTGTTTGCTGGGCACACGCCAATGTACTTCGTATTGTACAGCCCGGTCTGAATCTGGTAGCTTTTGGGGTCCGCGGGGTTGCCCACCTGCACGTAGCCGTAATTTTCCACGCGGTCGCACGGCTCACACTTCTGCGACGGGATTTTCAACAGCTTCTGGTCAAATTTGGCGAATGAGTTGTCCGCTGCGTCGGCGCAGTCGCACGACACGCCGTTGCCGGATTTTGTGGTGCCGCCTGGCGTGTCAATGACGAGCGACACGGAATTCACGCTGCGACCGCTTTTAATAGTGGGTTGCAGTTTTCGGCGCCAATGTTTCATGGGGCGCGCCTTCATTGCGGGGCCGCTGAAGTCGTGTGCGGCTTCATCTCTGGCAGTAACACCGGGGGCAAGGTTCACGGGGTCAACGTTCAACAATGCACCGTTCGAATTGGGTCGACTAAATCCGGGAACCACCTGGTTAGTGGTGGTCTGATTCGTGGCAACATCAGACGGCTTGGTCGGATAGTGCACCCGCTTAGTGGTTTGTAAGCTGTTGGTGCGGCGCCAGCCAATGCCGTCCGATATGGTTGCATGTCCGGATGATGATGCCATTTGTTTGTGTAATACTAATAAATAATATTCAATATATATTAAGTTGTAGATATTATTTATTGCATATTTAGCATTTCGGAGCCATGTTGAGCATTGTTATGCACGTCGCATTGATACTGTTTTTTGCATGGATATTGCTACACGCCTTGATTTATTCTAAATCTGTTGGTCGCGTGATTGAGGGTTTAGAGGGAAATGGTGCAACCGCAACGCCAACGCCAACGCCAACCGATGCATCAGCACCTCCGGCACCTCCGGCAACACAAGCGCAAATCGACGAAAACACGGCCGAAATTGCGATTCTAAAAAGCCAACTCATAAATCTCATAAACACTTCAACCCAATTAAATGCCGCCATGGCCGCCAATGAAAAGGGGGTGCAACAAAACACGGACCTCATTCAAAAGGTGGTGCAATCACAAAACGACACGAACACGAAGCTGGCCAACATGAAGAGCACAAAATAGACATAGACATAGACACAGACAAATGGGAACAAACCCTTTTAAAATAATGTTTTGATATTATATTGCCATTGCTTATACTATGAAACCATCACCCCTGCATTCGCTGCTATTTTTTATGCCCGACGAGTTGTCAAATGCAACAGTCTATAACATCATCATCGGAATCCTCTGTATTTTGCTCGCATTTTCTCTCATTGTGCTCTACCGAAGAATCAAATACGGGTCTTCTTTCATGGAAGGCATGACTACGCCCCCATCCTCCTCTTCCTCCTCATTGGACCCAGCCGTGGTTGACATTCAGACCCAAACAGCCTCTGTGCAAACCATTTATGATAAATTAAAGACAGACATTGACGACCAAAAGAACCGCATTGACGCCAATTCGAACACGCTCCTGTCAATCACGAGCCGCGCCCCCGATGCAAGCAACAACATCACGCATGCCGATGTCAACACGGACGACCCTTCCAAAACCAAAATTCCCAGCATAGACATGTCTTAATTCGCGAGTTGCACATTGCTATTCCAAGCCCAATGAAACGCACGGAATGTCGCGACACCAAACGCGAACCCGAACAGCACCTGGACTGCGGTGTGGCGCCGAAACGCAATGCGCGTGTGCATCAAAAATATCGCAAGTGCCAGTGCCGCAACAACGGAAACAGGGTGCCACGTTCTCCACGACAAAAACTGATGCGCAAACGCCACGAAATAACCAACCGATTGTGCATGACCCGATGGAAATCCGTAGGCGTTGTTGTTCTTGTGCTCTGGCCAAATTGAAGTGATCGCGGTGTCAAATACGTTGGCAGGATGATACGGTGCTGGCCGATTTCCGGCAGGTCCGATTGAATGACGGAACAATTGTTTTAAACCGCAATTGACAATTGAGTTTGCAATGTATCCGATGAATGCATATGCATATGAAACATGATACTTGTAGCACAACGCAATCAGCACAAAGAATATGAGTTGCGGGTAGGAGCTAATGCATTTTTCATAGGTTCCTGACATGTATTTGGAGAGATAATAGAGCAATTATCAATTAATATATTATATCATCATAATATATTATTAGGGAGTGTAAGCACAATTGGAATGTCGGATTTTTTCAAAGACGTTCTGGGGGATTTAGACAATGTGGAGCAAGAGCTGCTCGGCCCCGACTATCAGTACTTCAAACAAATTAAAACCCCGTCGGAATTGGGTGTCTCCAGCAGCGGTGGATTGGACAATTTGGCAGGCGACATTAGCGCGCTGATTGCTTATGTGGAACTGCTCGTGTCCGGTGGTGGCGACGCATCTGCCACCGGCAAACCGCTCGGAAACAAGTTTTTCCTAAAAACGGGGGCCAAATGCAAGGTTGTGAGCAGCGATTCCACCAACGGGAGCGTGGTGGACCGGTACGCTTACGTCAACAACGTGCCCGATGGCAACATCCCGTTCATTTCATCCGGGCTTGGCGGGGTGCAGTTCAGCGAATTTGAGGGATTGATTCCTGGAACCATGTCGGATGCAGCCGCGCTCAATCCGTTTTCGCTGTTCCAGGCGTTCCAACTGGGGTCCACACCCGACTGTCAGAGCGTGACGCTGGAAACGATTGATGCCAACAACAACGTGGCTTCGGCCACGAATTATGTTGCGACGGCCGACATTAAAAACATGCCGGCATCATGGTTTTCGGACAAAAAGAATCCCGTGACGGGGGATGTCGAGCGCGAGGCATTCACACAACGCCGCCGCCCCAACTGCACTAAACGCATGGGCAGCATACCGAACGGCACCCTTTCCAGCCTTTACTACACATCACTTGGATTTTTGTGCCTGGTGCTGTTGTACGCTCTCACGAAACGCGTCAATAAACGTTGATGACATCAATTTCTACTGCGTTTATTGTGTGTTTTGTGTTTTTTATGTGTTTTATGGTTATGTTTTTTGTGTGTTTTGGTGTTTCGTTTGCTCCCGCCACTTGGGGTTGCAAATGGGTTAGAACCTGTTGTCGCTCCAACATCTTGTCCCAAACCTCCTTGTCCCTGACCTAGTCCCAAACCTTGTCCAACACCTTGTGGTTGTTGCACCATTGTGTTTGCTGCACTTGGCTGTTGCATTGGATTTGTTGCAGGTGGAGTTGCAGGTGGCGTTGCAGGTGGAGTTGCAGGTGGCGTTGCAGGTGGAGTTGCAGGTGGAGAAAGCCATGAAAATAAGGAACTAATGTGGTCTGAAATCGTTTTTTTTTGTGCTGGTGCTGGTGCAGTATCAGATGCAACAGGAGTTGCAGCAGCAGTTGCATCTGTCGATGGCTTGCTTGAAAACAAGTTGTTCAAGAAATCAATGGGTCCTCCTCCTCGCTTGATGCGTCTGCCACTTTTATGACTTCTTTTATTGGGCATAGTTAAATGACAGTTATGATTTATTATATAAAAATATAATAAATGAAATGAAATGTGTTTTTCAATGTTCACAATTTGACGCGCTTAAACAGCTCAAGTGCAACCAGACCTCCCGCCACTTGGGCCAGAATGTAGGGAACTAAATCGCTGGAAGACAGTTTGCCAGCGGCAACCATGGCAATGGAAACCGCGGGGTTGAACATGCCGCCAGAGATGGGACCGCCAATCATGATGGCCACCGTCAATGCAGCGCCAATGGCAATCGCATTTCCGGTTGCTAAAATGATGTAAATGAAAAACAGAGTTCCTAAAAACTCAACCAAATACTTGTTCAACATGTTGTTAGTGTTTATGTATTGTGTAAGTATTATATTTTATTATTTTTGATTCAAATTAATAAAATTTTGATGCTAAATGTATTGCATTAACCTAATTTTATGACACGCTTACCTCCACCCGATTCATCCGATTTGGATTCTGATTCGGATTTGGATTTGGATTCGGGTTTGGGTTCTGGTGCAACTTCCAACATGGAACCAGAACCAGAACCAGATGCAGATGCAGATGCAGATGCAGATGCAGACAATTGCTGATGAATTAACTCGGCTGCATTGGCACCAGTTGCACTTACATGCGGTTGATGTTGATGCGGTTGCGGTTGAGGCATCATCATCATGGGTTGGGGCATCGGCATCATCATCATTTGTTGGGGCATCATCATTGGTTGGGGCATCATTATGGGCTGTTGCGGATGCATTTGCTGAGGTGAATGAGGTGAATGAGGTGCATGAGGTGAATGAGGTGCATGATGTTGAACGGGCGACGATGGCCCGTATCTGGGTGAAGTCGGCTCGTATCTGGGTGAAGTCGGCTCGTATCTGGGTGAAGTCGGCTCGTATCTGGGTGAAGTCGGCTCGTACATTGGCGACCCTGGCATGGATGAAGATTTCAAGTCTGAAACAGACACGGCGTCCGCGTCGAGCCGGGCTTGTTCATCCCGAATGTCCTGCACCGCCAGCGCGAAGTTATTCTCATACGGCATCTGCTTAAGCAAGTCAATCACCGCCTCCGCCTTAATTGGCACGCCGTCATTGTAATACAGCATCTGTGCATTCCAGCCGGCGGGATGCTCGGTCGGATACTTGCCCCCGTGCTGCTGCACCGACCACATCTGCGTCGGCACCCCCCTTTCATCCCGAAGCAGCGACTGGTAAACTTCTCCTCCATTCGCCTCAAAATTCACAAACTGCCAGCCCATCGACTCCGCCTTTTCTGCCCCTTCTTCGACGGCTCCTTCCTCCTCTGGGCGCAGCGCCGGGCGATTGTCTGCCTTGGGCGACGCCGGAACCGTTGCAATCTTTTCCCCCACGGCCGCCTTGTTCTCCCGAATCAGATTGGCCGCACCTCCCAGGTTCAGCGTCAGAGTAGAAAACGACATGGACGCAATTTGGTCAATGTTGTCCTCCGTCAGCACGCGCATTTGCACGTTCATGGCCTGCAGCTCCTGCATGAGCAGCTTGAACGCGTACGGCACGCGCACCACGCTGAAACTGCGCCCGAACCGTGTCATCTTCTCAATGTTGAGCGCCTGGTTGTCAGCCGTCAGCGTGTCGGCAAACTGGATGGGGCCGTCCGCCATCGGGCTCATGAACAGGTTCTGCGCGGGGTTGTAAATGGCAATCATGCCCGACTTGTTGCACACCGCCATGTAGTACTCGTCGCCGCGCTCCAACATGGACTGCCGCAAGAAATACGCCGCCCCGTGCGCAATCACGCCGTCGCGTTCCATCTCACCAATGCGCAAACCACCGTCGTTGGCACGACCCTGCACCGTCTGCCGCGTCAAAACAGTGCGCGGACCGCGCGTCCTGTAATTGATTTTGTCCTTCACCATGTGCTTGAGTCGCATGTAATACGTGGGACCAATGAAAATCTGGCTCTCCATGCGCTCACCCGTCATGCCGTTGTACAGCAGCTGCGTGCCACTGGCATGGTAGCCCAGCTCGGTCAGCATCTTGCCGAACACTTGGTGCTTGGACCCGTGGTTCACGAACGCGGTGCAGTCGCCAAATCCGCCCTGCAGCACGCACGCCTTGCCCATCAGCGTCTCCACCAGCTGGCCAATCGTCATGCGCGTGGGAAGCGCGTGCGGGTTGATAATCAAATCCGGGCGAATGCCGTCGTCCGTGAACGGCATGTCGGCCTCGGGTATAATGAGTCCCACCGTGCCCTTCTGCCCGGCACGCGAGCAGAATTTGTCGCCAATGCCCGGCATGCGCTCTTCGCGAATGCGCACCTTGGCCAACCGCTTGCCCGATGCCTCGTCCGTGATGAATGTGCGGTCCACCACCCCCAGCTGCCCCTTCTTCGGAAACACGCTGTCGTCCTCCAGTTGCGGCTCATCCGCGGCAATGCCCGGAATCCATTGTTCAGTCACGCGACCGATGACCGCCTTCTTGTCGTCCATTTCTACATTTTCCTTGATTAAGCCGAAACGGTCCAATGCGCTGTAATCGCCGCCCGGTTTCAGGCCGCGCACCGCCGGCTGCGCCTGCACGTTGCAAATGCGCTTGTCATACGTGCGTTCCTCCTCTTCTCGCGTCTCGTACATGTTGTAATACGTGGTGCGGAACAGCCCGCGCTTCAAAGAGCCCTCGTTGAACAGGATGGAGTCCTCCACGTTGTAGCCGTTGTAGCACATGATGGCCACGATGGCGTTCTCGCCGTAGGGGTGCTGCTCGTTGTTGATGTACTTCATGTAGCGGCTCTTGACCAGCGGCACCTGGCCGTAGTTCAGCACCACCCCCATCTTGTCAATGCGCGACAGGTAGTTGGAGGAATACAGCGACACCGCCTGCTTGCCCTGCCCGCACGAAAAGTTGTTGCGCGCCGACGGGTTGTTCTCTGGAAACACGATTTGGTTGCCCATGACGCCAAAGATGAGCGACGGGTGAATTTCCACGTGCGTGGTTTTCCCGGGCACCACGTCGCGCGGGAACATGGCGATCAGCGCGCTCTCCGACTCGTTCGTGTCTAGATACTCCACGATGGCTCGGCTGGATGTCAGCGCGGAAAAATCGGTCGCCCCCGAATACAGTTCGCCGATGCGATACACTCGGCACGGGTCCAGCGTGGACACGCTTTTTGCGGCGAATCCGGACACCAGCTGGTTCCACGTGTATTTGCCGCTCTTTATGGTTTCAATGGCTTCGCGGCTGGCGTAGCTGGGTCGGCGCGCTTCTTCGTCATAGTAGAACACCGGGCGACACAGGCGACCCCCGTCCGTGAAGAACTGCAGCTCGTTGTGCGCAATGTCCCAGCGCCCGCTCGTGTGAATCGGTATGAGCGCATTGCGCCGATGCAATAAAAACAGTCGCATGACCTCGCGCGGATTGCCGAGCGCGCCCACCCACGCCCCGTTCACAAACACCTTGGTCAGCTGGTGCAAATACTTCGGGCTGCACTCTTCCAGCAGCTCCATCGTGGCCAGCTCGCGCAACCACTGAATGAGTGGCAGCGCCGAGCACGCCTGGGAGACATACGCCGAAATTGCCAGATGCTTTTGCAGGCCGATGTTGGCGCCGTCGGGACTGTCGGCGGGGTCAATGATGCCCCACTGCGACCCGTGCAGCTGACGCGGGGTCGCCACTTTGGCGCTGGCATCCATCGGCAGGTTCATTTTGCGCAAGTGCGATATGAACGAATTGTATGACAGGCGATTCAGGTCCTGCACGATGCCCTCCACCTCCGTGCCGTCCGACGCTCCAATGGTTCCCTTGTACGTCTTCGACTTGTCGTCCGTTTGCACCGTGGCCGCCCATTTGCCCTTGAACGACTTCTTGAATCCCGCCTCAATCAGACGCTCCCCAAATATTTCATTGTAATTGTCAACGGTGATCACCTGCATGATCTGCGTGCCGACGAACTCGTTGCGGTCTCGCCCGTATTTGATTTTCTTGTCCAGCTTCTGCCGCACATTTTTCACGTGCGCAGTGTAATACGTTCGAAACAGGTTGAACATCAGTGTGCCCGGCACCTCCACGCGCTTGCACTTGAAACTGTCGCGGTCAGTGGGCTTCTCCATCTTCATCACCACCAGCAGCATCCGGTACACCATGTATCCCAGGAAATACGCCTTTGCCCCGAAATTCAGTTCGCCAATTTGCGGCAGGAAGTAGTTCATGAGAATGTTCTGCACCTGCGCCACCGTTTTTTCCTTAGTCATTGTGGCGATGAACTTCAGGGCGGCGGCCTGCGTGAACACCTCGCTCGCGTCGTGCACGCACGGAATGAATGCGTCAACCATCGATGCATTGGCGTCTAAATTTAATACACACCGCTCCACAATGTCGCGGTCGCTGATGACGCCCAGCGCGCGCATGACGATGAACAACGGCACCGGTTTACGCACGTTCGGAATGTCCACGACAATCTGGTTATTGGTGTATTTGACATCCGGCGCCACCATCTTGACCGCCATTTTGCGCTCGGGTTTGGAGGGGTCCTCCGACACGGTGCGAACCTCGGCGCTGTAGCTGTACACCGCATCCGGGTCATCCTCATTTGACCGGATGTAAATGATGTTGTCGGCAAACTTCTCCTGCGACACGATGCACTTCTCCTTGCCGTCCACGATGAAGTAGCCGCCGTAGTCGTTGCGGCACTCGCCGGCATAGAACCGCGCTTCCGGAGTCATGCCGTGCAGAATGCAGGCGTTGGACTGCAGCATGATCGGGAACCGTCCCAGGCTGAGCTGCGGCAGCTCCAGCTGCTCTTTCAGCATGGTTTTTTGCACGGGGTCGTACACGTGATACATCACCACCACGTCGCAATGAATGGTCATGCCGTATGTCATGTTGCGCAGACGCGCCTCGTTCGGATACATGAAGTGCGCACTCGATTTTTCCTTTTCCTTTTCCTTTTCATTCTCTCCCGTCGAAGCCGCAACGTCGTCGTAAATGATGGGCTTGCTAAATGAAATGCGGTCGCCATTGACGCCGCCCAAATAAATCTCAATGACCGAATTGTATTTCCCGGTGTCCTTGTTCTCGTCCTTCTCTAAAATAATGGGGTTCTGGTCCTTCATGATGCGCGCAATGCCGTTGCTAAGGAAATCATTGTACGACTCCAGATGGTGGCGCACCAGCACGTTGGGATTGTCCTTGAAATAGTGGTCAATGATGTTCCATGACAACGTTTCCTCCGCATTCTTCAACGCCGCCGCTATCAGTTCGTTCTCGTCCTTCCGTTCATATGATTTTGCATGCGCTTTTGCATGTGCCATTTTTTTTTATTGGTTGTTTATGATTGTTTATGGTTGTTTGTTGGATTACCGTATGTATGTAATATTGCGTACCGTTTATCTAATATTTGTATTTATTATTTGTTTCATGAATAAACACAAATTTTAATGCACGCGGTTTCATGCACGATTCATTGATTCATGCGCGGACCCGGCGGAAACATGGGACCAAATGAATCAAACTGCTCGTTGCGCGGCAGCACCGGGCGCTCAATCGGCAGCAGCCTTTGGACCCGTCCTTGCTTCGTCATCCGCGTCGACATCAGCATCATGAGCCCAATCAGCACGAAAAACAACACCAGCGGAAACACCACCAGAAACCAAGAAATGGAGGCGTATCCCGTTCGACACATCAAATTCAGAATCCAGGTCCAAAACAGGATGTAAAGGCCCTCGCTAAATATGACCGCAGCGGTGCTGGGAACGTAGCACGAAAAGTCGCCCATGCAGTACATGTTGTTCAGGCCCATGTTTTGATACGCAATTGCAATGAGCGCCACGACGGATATGGCTAAATACACCATGGCGGGTTTGCACAGGTGGCGAAAATCGCCCGAAATACGACGAATCAACGACATATTGGTTGGTTTGTATAATGTATCACAATATTTAATTTTATTTTAACGCCGCCGATGCGACGTGGGGCGTTGCGCTAAGAGCGTGTTCATGTTCCCCAATTGCGGCCCGAGAGAAATGCGGTTAACACCGTTGTTTTTGACAATGTCGTATTCCTCAAACTTCAATTCATTCGGATTCTGCAGCGTGTCAAATGACGTCACGTTGATGTATTCGTCCTTGACGTGATACTGCAGGTTTCTAATGGTTTGATACGAGTCCTGGCACGTGCGATACATGGCCGCCGACGTCTCCTTCTTATTTATCATTTTAATGAGTCCGTCCACGAACTGCAGAATGGAACGATGCCCGCTCGGGAAAAAATTGCTTCGGTCAATGTACAGCCGCGCTTCAATCACGCGCTGGTTGAAGCAATTGTCCTCGCTGCCCCATGCCCAAAAATTGGGGTACCCCCCCGTGCGCTCAAAATCACCCGCCTTGATTGACACAATGCCACCCAGCGTGAACGTGTATCCGAAAAAATGCTTCACCACCCCCGGACGGGTGCCATAATTCAGCATCCCCTTTGTGTACGGCAGATTGTCCACATCGTGAAACACCAACGTGATGTTCCTGTATTCATTGGGATACATGCTTCGAACGGCCAGGAACCCGATGTTTTTCATGGCGCCGCGATTGAAGGGGCGGTTGTCGCATTGGTGCACGAACCAAATCCGGTATTTTTCGGGCGGAACATCCTCCATCAGAAACTTCATGTACACCGTGAAAAACATTTTGTGCTCTTCGCGATTGCGATATGGAACAATGAATATGAGTTCGGGTATAGTTGCATTCGACATGGTGGTGGATATTTTGTTGCAAATTTGCCTAAACATTGCGTGCATTTTTTTTTCATGATGCTGCCGAATACTTTTCAATGATGGTGGACGGTATCAACTGCGTCTTAATGGATTCCAGTTTTTTGAAGCACTTGTTGATTGTGACTTCGCTGATTTGGCTGATGCGGTTCACATCCTTCTTAGTGATGTTCAAATTGCACATTTGCGTGACAAAGTAAATGATGCCCGCGGCAATGGCATGCGGCGTGTTTTCCGGAATCATGTTGTTCTGCTCAATGCGCATCGCCACAAACATGCACAGCTTGGTCAGCTCGGTATTGATGTTCAGCGGACTGCAGTACCGTTCAATGAATGCCCGCGGCTTCGTTCTCTCGAAATTGGTTTTCTCGGAATTTTCCAGGTCGTGCTCCAGCTCATTGATAATCGCCAGCGCGTTTTTGCAGCCCTTGGTTGCGCTCTTGTTGTCCAAGTGGAAGATGCTGGCGATTTCTTTGGGGGTGCGCGGGCAGCCGTGCGTGCGACACGAAATGTAAATGGATGCCGAAATGATTCCGTCGCGGTTTTCACCCCGGAACGTTTTGTGCTCCGATATTTTCTTATGGTAGCGCAGCGCGCAGTCAATAATCATCTTCGGAATGCCGGCATTGGACGCCGTGTTCTTGATGCGCTCAAATTCGTCATACAGCGATTTCTCGGCATAGGGCATGGATTGCCATTCCGTGTATCGCCGAATTTTCCGCATCTCATAGGATGATGCCCCTTCACACAGCACTTTGCACCCGTAGGATGATTCCACCAGCAACGGATTCACCGGCATGCCGCACCGCGTGGGGTCCGTCATTTGGTTGTCGTCTGCCCCGTAAAACCGCCACTCCGCCGACTGGTCCAGCACGTCCTTGTAGATGATGCTGCAGCGCGGATTCGTGCATGTGGCAAATCCGTCCTCCGTTATCACAATATTCGACTGGCACACGTCGCACCGTTCGCGATTTCCAGATGGGTTGTACACGCACTCCACTGCAGCCGACGCCGACGGCGACGATGTCTCATCATCATCCATGATGGTGAACGCCGACTGCAATTTTTTCCACATTTCATTCTTATTCGTTCCACCCGCTGCCCGGTTCTTCTGAGTCTTGCTGGGTGCACGGGAAGACAACATGGCGCGGTTCTATATCTAACCATTATTTATGGCGATGTGTTTAATTCAATTTTTGCAAATATATGCATCATTATAATCACAATATAACATATTAACAACGAAACAAAATAAAAAATACTCAATCATTCATAATTAAGTAATTAACATTCATACAATTGCAAACAGAGGTAAATGGCGTCGTCAACAAATTCCAGTTTTCTAGGTTCAGTATCAGCGGATGAACCGATTGACGTTGCGGGGTTTGATGCATTAATGAGCAGCCAAATCGCGAACATGTCGCAACCGGACCTGCAATTGTTTGCCGCATCTGCGCAGGACATTGAGGAGTTAATTGCCGATGCATTGAAACGCCGTTGCCACAATCAGGGCGGAAATCATTGCGGGGCCGCACTTCACATGCATTTGCGGTTGAAAAAAGGGGCAAACCCGGACACAGAACCCATTGCACGGAATGAACTGGCCGACCTGGCCGAAATGGTCGCTGCCAAGGGCGCGCCCAACGCCATCATGAAACGATTGGCAAATTTTTACGTGCGCATTGCGAAACTGCGTGCCCGCATTGATGAGGTCCGTTCTGCAGATGGTCAGTGCGGCATTGACATTGCTGCAATAACCCATGGAACCCATGGAAACAACAGCGACATCAAACATTTGCTTGCGGCGCATGCAAAAAATGAGGAGGGCCGGCTCGAAAAGCAGAACGAGAATCAACGCGAACTGGACCGAATCGCGAGAGCCATTGTGCATCCCGACTTGACCGAAGACGATTTGCCCGCACTGGAAATGCAGGTGGAACACATTGCGGAACGCGGCTGCACCACGCACGAGCTGCGCCGTCTTAAAATAGTGGAGGCAGCACTGGAACAGCAACGATACGACGAGCTCATGGAACGACTGGAACAACTGGAACAATGAGATGCGGTTTCCAGATAAGGATGGGGTTCGTCTTGGTTTCCAGATAAGGATGGGGGTCGTCTTGGTTCCCCAATGAGGAGGGGTTCGGGGAACGTAGTTCCCCGATTATATCCGGTCTTCTATCTTTTTAAACAAGTCATTATTGTACACCAGATTTCCGGTGGGTTTATAGGATGCAATGGGCTTAAAATCACCGGCCGGTTTCTTCGTCGCGGCTGCAGCAGTCGTTCCCTTCTTGTTGTACATCATCATGTTCAAGTCGGAACCGGGGGTGCCGTCGCTCACGGCAGGGCTTGCCTCCGCATCCGCTTCCGACACGTAATTCCCAAATTTGTCAATGACGGTTCCCGTTTTCTTCTTGATTTCAGTGCGCACGTAGTTGGGCACATAGTGCTTCCATGAAATGAACAGCAAATTGGGATGCGTGTATCGTATTATAAAATCGTTTTCTTCCAATTTGCTTATCATGTAGGTTATGCACGCGTTCTTGTCGTAGTTCGGCACACCCACCAATATCTCTGGAACCAAAAACCAGCAAAACTGCTGGCTGTTTTTTTGTCGCGCAGCAACCTTGATTTTCTCGTGCACCCGAGTCAGGATGCGATTGAACGTGTAGAGCTTCGCTAAATCTTCCTGTTTTTTCTGTTCATACAAATCATCCAAATTCAATTTCTCAACGCTTTCGCGGTTCTCTTCGTTCCTGCTTGAAAATATATTGTCCATTTCCCAGTTATCTTATTGTTCCTATTATTCCTATCATATATATTTATTCATTCAAAATAACTCAATTTCAAATGAATTCAATTAAACACATGCCCGTAAATACATTCATCCATAAACAATAAGCCACAATCGAATGGTGATTAAACACATCGTCATCAGCGGCGGGGGACCAACCGGTCTTCTATCATACGGCGTCGCAAAGCATTTGGCACAACATGGATTATGGTCTCATGACAATATTGAAACCATTTATGGAACGTCCATCGGGGCCTTGATCGGCGCCGTGCTGTGCCTGAAGCACGATTGGACCACGCTGGACGACTACATCATTAAGCGACCATGGGAAAAGGTCGTCGTGAATTCGCTGGAACTGTTTGAGCTGTTTTCGTGCAAGGGCATGGCGAAACCCAAGCTGCTGGATGACATGATGCAGCCGTTGCTGGAATCCAAGGATTTAACGCTCGGCATCACGATGCGCGAGTTTTACGAATACTCTCGAATTTCTCTCAATATGTTCACAGTGGATTTGAACACCTTCAAAACGGTGCAGCTGTCGCACACAACCCACCCTGAACTGCCGCTCATGGACGCCATTAAAATGAGTTCCTGCATGCCCATGCTGTTTCAACCCATCATTCGCGACGGCTGCTGCTACATTGACGGCGGCATCATGGTGAATTATCCGTTGACCGAGTGTTTAGAAGACACGCAGTGCCAGGCCGAGGAAGTGCTGGGGATGCGCAATGTGTGGAACAATCCCAATGAAGGCATCGAGGAACACTCGTCGCTGGTTGATTATTTGCGCTTCATCAATTTGCAACTGGTGCGATGGGTCAATCTGCGCATATTCAACACCACTCCTCCCGGCGTCAATGAAGTGGTGTGCCACGTCAAACCCAACATTAGTCCGGCAGAATGGCTTTCCATCATGTCGGATGCCAGCCAACGTTTAGCGTGGATTGAGGACGGCATCGGGTCTGCGAAAGCGTTCATGGAATCAAATGCAAAACCAACAGACACACAAGAGAGAAAATCACAATAAATTGGGGTGGGATTGGCGGCATTCGTTTTATGCAAACATATTAATTTCTCTCTGTTTATGTATACAAAATCAAAAACATCGATGGACCGTATTAAAAAAAGTGCCGACTGGCTCATGAACAATAAAAAATGGGTGGGATACGCATTCATTGCGCTGCTTTTTGCGGTGCTGGCCCAGCAGCTTTACAACCGATACGTGAAATCCAGCAGCACTGCGTCGTATTACGAGGGGTATTCCAATGCCCCGAATTCCGGCGCGGCGGAACCCAAAACGGCGACCATCCGGATGTTCAAGGTGGATTGGTGCCCGCACTGCAAAAAGGCGCTGCCCGAATTCCAGCAGGTGGAGGATGAATACAATGGCAAGATAGTCAACGGCTACAAACTGGATTTTGTGGTCGTGGATGGAGAGGACCCTGCCAATGAATCGCTGGTCAATCAGTACAAGATTCAAGGCTACCCCACCATTGTGTTGACAAAGGACGGCCAAAACATTGAGTACGATGCCAAAGTTGACAAACCCACCATGGAAAAATTCATCAACACCATGGTTTAAGGTTTAAAGTTCAAGGTTTAAATGCAACGGGTCTCATGTCATCGGTTCCGGGTAGTCGTTATTGTTATCCGGGTTGCCGTTCTTGTTGTCCTTGGAAACCCAATTCATGTAGCGCAACAGTTTGTAAATGGATTCACTCACTCTGCTCACAGAACCATAGGCATTCATCGGTGTAATTTTTGCGCGTAATAAATACATAAAATGGGTTGTTTTTATTTGATTTTTTTTATTATGTGTTATTACATATAATGAAATAATGAAACACTCCAGAAAAAGTAAGGTTAAAGTCAAATCCAAATCCAAATCCAAATCCAAACCCGTGTTTTCGGACCAGGATTTTTTGTCAGGGGACGGGTTTTTAACCACGGTATGGGGTCCGCCCATGTGGCATTATTTGCACACCATGAGCTTCAATTACCCCGTGCAACCCACCACCGCCGATAAACGCAATTACCGCGCATTCATTACGAACCTGCAGAACGTGCTGCCCTGCAAATACTGCCGCATCAACCTGAAAACCAACTTCAAGAACCATCCGCTGCGTGCATGCCATATGGAAAATCGCGAAGCCTTTTCTAAATACGTGTATGAACTGCATGAAATTGTGAACAAGCTGCTCGGCAAAACGTCGGGCCTCTCCTATTGCGACGTGCGCGAACGGTATGAGCACTTTCGAGCGCGGTGCACGGACGAACCCAATCCTCGCATGGCCAAAACTCGCAAACACAAAAAGGAAAAGGGATGCACGGAACCGCTTTACGGACGGCATTCCAAATGCTTGTTGAAAATAGTGCCTCAAGATGCGGCGACGGAAACGATGTACATTGACCGGCAGTGCATCAAGCGAAAGGGGGGGGAACAAGTGGTGCCCCAGTCCCCTTAAATGACGTTTACATGCCGAATTGGCTAAAGCTGTTCAACACCGGGTGCGGCATCACGTCGTCGTTGCCACTGCTGTAATTCGGAACCTTCTTGCATTCAAAGGCGGGTTCGGGGCAGCGCGCGCAGGGCGGGCATGGCGGGCATTTCTTCTCACCGCCACCGCCAGAACCAGCGGGGCACTTCATTGCCGGACACGCCGGGCAAACGGGTGGAACGATTTCCGATTTCAACATGTAGAGGTCCTCCTGGCCGGGCGGGATTTGACTGGCTGGAATGCCTTGGCTCGAACCTTGGCTCGAACCTTGGCTCTGATAAGCAGCATAAGAACCAGAACCAGACGCGTCATCATCCTCGGCGTGAGAATTGTTGGAACCCGGGGCATTGGTTCCCTGGGGCAGCACTTTGTCCTTGCGGTCATTCGCGGCATCCTGACCCTTGGCGTACTTCTTGTTGGCTGAATACATTTTTCCATAATTTGAATACTGGTCCGAGTACTGACCCTCGCCATTGTACGGAGTGGTGCTATCCGATGGCATGTTGAATCCTTCTAAACTGCGACCAGTAGTCCCACATGCCCCGCCAAAAAAGGAGCAGAACACGAGCGCTAAAAGCAGCATGACAAACAAATGCACTTTGGTGAGTTTCATTTCGAGAGATATTGTGGTATATTATATATAATTAATGCTATATATAAAATAAATCAATAAAATATACATACAAAAAAGTATGGGAGTTCAGTTCACCGACAAATTTTCATTGCTGCACTTGGCATCCGGAATAATTGTGTATTATTGGGGGTGTTCTTTTGCAACATGGTTTATCATGCACGCATTGTTCGAGCTGGTTGAAAACACCCAGGTTGGAATGCAATTCATTCGCACAATTCAGTTGTGGCCGGGTGGAAAATCGCACGCGGATTCCATTTTGAATAGAGTGGGCGACCAATGGTACGCCTGCATTGGATGGGTCATTGCCCATTACTGTGCATCGTTGTTTGAATAGCAAGTAATAAGCAAGCAATAAAGGTCTACTAAATGTTTGAACATTGCACTCACCCAAATTACAGAAAAAATTGATTGCAGGAATTGGACCACACACCAGACAATATACATAAGGCAACAGACAACCAACCAACATGAAACTCATGATATTCGACACCGAAACCACCGGACTTCCCCCCAAGAATCGCCAGTGCATGGACCCCGCACAATGGCCGCACATTGTGCAGCTCAGTTATTTGGTGTACGACACCGACGCCGACAAAATACAGAGTTTCAAAGACGTTATTATCACCCTCGGAACACACATCCCGCTCCCCGATGAAAGCGTGGCCATTCACGGCATCACGCGCGAGCTGTCGCTTTCTAAAGGCATTGACATCCGCGTGGCGCTCTTTGATTTCAAGATGGAACTGCAGCAGTGTGGCAAATGCGTCGCTCACAACTACGATTTTGACAGCAACATGCTGCAAATTGAATCCCAACGGCATCACATGTCGCTGTATTTCCCGAGCCCCTTCTGCACCATGCGGGTCGGCACCGATTTGTGCAAATTGAAGCACCCGACGTTCACTGGCGGAGGCTACAAGTGGCCCAAACTGCTGGAGCTGCACGAGCACATGTTTCATCGCGCCCCGAAAAACACACACAACTCCAAAATTGACGTCATCGTGACGCTGCGGTGCTATCACATGCTGGTGCACAATGATGATTTGTGCCGCACCAGTCGCGAATTCCGCGCGCTGTTTCGAAATCACTGCACCATCGAATGCGACCGCGATGACCTCGGCGAATTCGGCGACATGACCGAAATGCCGTCGCCACCCAAACCCGAAACCCAATGAATTCTCTCTACAATCTAAACTAAAAATCTAAATAATGCAACAAAAACATATGCCGCACTCACACAAGGCCCAACACACATGGTCGCACACCAATTCACAGAATGGCACCGGCATTAAAAATTCATTTGGCAGATTCATCTGACTGGGTGGCATGGGTGGCTGATTGAGTGTCAACAACGGTTCATTCATTGCATAAATATAAAAGCCATTCACATTTATATTTATTTTTATTGGTTCAAATAATTAAAAAATTGATTAATGTAAACAATTTAACTACACTACACAACACCACGCCTATACAACCACGCAACCATATATGCCACCCAAATCCAGTTCAAAATCAAAAAAACAATTGGCCGGCCAGTTTTACACAACTCGGAGCGACTACATTTTAAACGGGTTGCCCCTTCCCCTTCATTCTTCGGACCGCATAATCGAACCATTTGCAGGAACGGGGGATTTATTGGATTGGCTAGCAAAAAATGCACCAGTTCTCCCGATTGAAGCATACGACATTGACCCCAAACGCGACGACATTGTGGTTCGGGACACGCTCATGAATCCGCCAAATTACAGCAATGCATTCGTCATCACAAATCCACCGTATTTGGCCCGAAACAAGTGTCCCGACAAAACCGTATTTGACAAGTATGACACCAACGACCTCTACAAATGTTTCATGCATTCGGCCCTATCCACGGATGCAGGTTGCGCCGCCGGAATTTTCATTATACCTGCTGGCATCTTCTTGTCCCCTCGCGACATAGACGCCCGCTGCAGAACCCAGCTTCTGACCAATTATCGCCTGATGCAGGTCAAATATTTTGAGGAGACGGTGTTTGAAGACACGCCAACCACGGTGGTTGCGATTGCCTTTGAACGCTCCCCCGTTCCAATGACCGAACAAATGGTGGAATGGGTGTCGATGCCGTCTGGCGCACGCAAAACATTCCAAATGCGCGCAGACAACGGCTGGATTATTGGGGGTGATATTTACGAGCTGCCCATTCATCCATGCATCAAAGTGTTTCGGCACGTGGATGGGCACAAATTAAAGGCGGGCGAACAACTGACCGAAATGACGCTGTGCGCGCTGGACAGCGGAACCGAACACGGGCGAATTTGTCTGGAATACAAGCCTGGATACACGTATCCGGCCAAAGATTGCAGCCGGTCTTATGCAACCCTCTGCGTTCATGGCGCAACCTTGAATGCAACCCAACAACAACGCATGTGCGACCGGTTCAATGAATTGATAGAAAAAAAAAGACACGAAACTTGGAGCCTGTTTCTACCACAATATCGTGAATCGAAAGAGTATGCACGAAAGCGCATTCCATTTGAGTTGGCATATCGCATCGTTCAACACCTAATTGGAAGCATCTAAGACCCCTGCAAATTTTGACGCATACCACACTTGAAAAGCAACAAGGTCGTCGACAAAGACCTTTTCTTTCACGGCTGCGTATTCGGGCAAATTGAGCAAATGGTTGAACTGCTCTTTTCTAACATGGCTTTGGTCGCCATCCAAAATGTTGATGAAATACATTTTTTCGTGGGTTTGAAGAAGTGATAACTGCAGTTGGGCCTCAATAAAGGAATGCACTTCTCTCAAGGACCGAGTTTGAGCACCGCCAGCATCACACACCATTTTGAGATTGTAGAGCAAATCATGCCCCATTATGGTTTGCTTTCCATCAAAGTCTTCCGTCCAATCAAATCCATCTGGGCGTGTCAACGGATTGTAAAGCGCTTGCATTTCGTGCGTGCGTTTGTTTATGCGCAAGGTTGTTTTTGGGCACTCTTTCCCGGTGATTTGTTGAATTTGGCTGCGTTGGAATTTTTCGCACTCGTTTGATTTTCCATTTTTGTACCAGTCTTGCTTTTGTCTCCAGTCTTTTGTTTGAAGGTTGGATGGCACTGGCGCTGTCGTTGTTGGCTCTGTCGTTGTTGGCGCTGGTAAAGCATTGGCCACTGAATTGATGAGTTCGTTCAAAATGCCGGTTGATGCATAATATGAAAGTGGGACCTTTTTGAGGTTGTGCATTAGAATTGATGTTATGTGATTAGAGAGACATGCATGTGTTTAAACCAATTGGGGGTTCACTTCAATTTTTTTGGTTTTTCGGTTCACTATCATATGATATTATATGATGCATATTAAAAAATAAAGAGAACGCCATACAGTAATTCATGTATTGCACCGATGCCGATTAATCTAGGTTTCGTTTTGAACACAATTGATGACCTTCAAGAACATTTAAGTAATCAGGACTACATAACATGCATGAACGCCTTGCGCGATGCTAATAAAATCATAACGAAACATGAATCACACTTATCCACTTTGTGGACAGCCTACTACGAATTAAGAGATGAAAACTCATTTTACGTGTTGTTTCTTGAGTTCATTGGCACACAAAACATCAAATTCCCTCAGTTGTTTGACCTTGACATGAGCAATCTCGCAATGGCGGATGATTACTTGAATGATTTGGACGATTCGGATGAAAACCATGAGAAAATAGACAATGATGTCGTCATGCATTTGAATATTTTAAAACGAATCAAATCCAAATATGAATCATTCATGGCCAGAAAACATCCTGAATTGATAGATGCCGCAGCATTGTACATAATGAGACGGAGCGGTCATGATGATTTTGATTTTTGTGGCCGTCATTTTGACATGAACACGTTTGACCCAATTGTGTGGGAAGAAGAATGAAAATGATTATCATGCATTTAAATGATGACCATTTTTTGCAAGGTCTAAGCGTTATAAGCGTTATCTAAGCGGAGCACATGGCACAACCCTCATCTATTTGTTCATCGCCCGTTTCTTTTTTGGCTTCGGGCTCAATCGTAAACTGTTGTGGCTGGTGGCGCGCTTTTCTTCTCAGGTAGTACATGCCCGTCTTCAGCCCCTTGGACCACGCGTAAAAGTGCATGGACGTCAACGCCGCGTAGTTCGGGTCCTCCATCCACAGGTTCATGCTCTGGCTCTGGCAAATGAACGCACCCCGGTCCGCCGCCATGTCAATCACGTGCTTCATCGGAATCTCCCACACGGTGCAGTACTTGCGCTTCAAATGCTCGCTCAGCCCGACGATGTGCTGCACGCTGCCCTTGTTCGCCACGATGTTGTTTTTTACGCCCTCGTTCCACAGCCCCGCCGCCTGCAAATCCGCAATCAAATGCCGGTTCACCAGAATGAACTCGCCCGCCATCGTGCGCCGCGTGTAAATGTTGCTGGAAATCGGCTCAAAGCACTCCGTGTTGCCCAGAATCTGCGACGTGCTGGCGGTCGGCATCGGCGCCAAAAGCAGCGAATTCCGCAAGCCGTGCTTGACAATGCGCGCCTTCAAGGCAGCCCAGTCATACCGCCCCGCTTCGGGCTCCACGCCCCACATGTCGTACTGCAGAATGCCTTCAGATGCGGGCGACCCCGCGAACGTGCTGTAAGCGCCGTGCTGTTCCGCCAGGTCGCACGACGCCGTCAGTGCAGCATGATACATGGTCTCAAATATGCGCCTGTTTAAAGTGCGCGCCTCGTCGCTGCTAAATGCCAGGTCCAGCAGCATGAACGTGTCGGCCAACCCTTGAATCCCGATGCCAATGGGCCGGTGCGCCATGTTGCTCACGCGCGTCTTCGGCGTGGGATAATAATTCACATCAATCACGCGATTCAGGTTCTCGGTCACGATGCGCGTCACCTCGTGCAACTTCTCGAAGTCAAACGGGGAACCTACGGTTCCCCGCACCCCTCCCTCTTGCGGTTGGGGGTGCGGGGGGCGCTTGTCGCCCCCCGGTATGAATCGGTTCAACGCAATGCTGGCCAGGTTGCACACCGCCGTCTCCTTGTCGTCCGAATACTCCATGATTTCGGAACACAAGTTGGACGACCGAATGATGCCCAGATTCTTCTGGTTCGTCTTCTTGTTGACCGCGTCCTTGTAGCACAGGTACGGCGTTCCCGTCTCCATTTGGCTGTCCAGAATGCGGAACCACAGGTCGCGCGCCTTCACCTTCGCACGCTGGCGCCCCTCCGCCTCGTATCGCACATACAATTTATCAAACTCGTCGCCGTACACGTCCGACAACCCGGGGCACTCGTCCGGGCAAAACAGGCTCCACTCCGCATTGGCCTTCACGCGCGACATGAACAGGTCCGGCACCCACAGCGCGTAAAACAGGTCGCGCCCCTTGGCGTCCTCGTCGCCGTGGTTCATCTTCATCTCCAGAAAATGCGTGATGTCCGCGTGCCACGGCTCCAAATACACCGCAATCGTGCCGTTGCGCTTGCCGCCCTGGTCAATGTAGCGCGCCGTGTTGTTGAACACGCGCAGCATCGGCACTAGCCCATTCGATGTGCCGTTCGTGCCTCGAATGTGGCTCCCCGACGCCCGAATGTTGTGCACATGCACCCCTATGCCCCCCGCGTGCTTGGAAATGTTCGCGCACTCCTTCAGCGTGTTGAAAATGCCGTCAATGCTGTCGCTCTCCATCGCAATCAGGTAGCAGCTGCTCAGCTGCGGTTTCAGCGTCCCCGCATTGAACAGCGTCGGCGTGGCGTGCGTGAAATACTTCTGCGACATCAAGTTATACGTGGCGACCACCTTGTCTATGTCGGAACCGTGTATCCCCACCGATACACGCAACCACATGTATTGCGGGCGCTCCACCGTTTTCCCGTTCGCGCGCATCAAATACGACCGCTCCAGCGTCTTGAACCCGAAGTAGTCAATGAGAAAGTCCCGCGACATGATAATAATGGACTCCAGTTCATTGCAATGTGTGCGAACCGTGGCCCAGAACTCGTCGCTGATGAGTGGCGACGGGTGGCCGTGCACGTCCTTGAATTCATACAGTTGTTCCATGGCCGCATGGAATGTGGCTGGAGTGTTTTTGTGGTGGTTGGATATGATGATGTAGGCGGCCAGCGTGCCGTAGTCGGGGTGCTGCGTGGACATGGTGGCGCACTGCTCGGCTGTGAGCTCGTCTATTTTAGTGGTGGGGATGCCATCGTACAGCTGGTCGATGACCTTCATGGCAAGGGAGGTGTAGTTGACCGCGGAAATGCCCGCTTGCCGGCCGACGTTGCGAATGCGGGCCAAAATCTTGTCAAAGGCAATCACTTCGTGCTCGCCATTGCGCTTGATTACGCGCATGTCTTGGTCTTGTTGCGTCATTTACTTGTAGTATGTTGTGCGCATGGTTTTATATTATTTACGGTCATACATATCTTTTTTGCACAGAAATTACTAAAATTTAGTAAACTCAATTAAATACATCTCCGCGTATTTAATTATTAATTAATTGCTTCATTTTACATCATACATACATACACAATATAAATGACGTGATGGGGGCAAGCGTTTCAGTTTCAAAAGTGAATTTCGAGGACATTCAGTCCGTGTGCCATTCATCCAATCCACGGTTGCTCATCAACACGCTGCCACCCGGTATGCAGGGCTGCCTCATTCCAGGCACGCTCCCGATTGACGAAGAGGAGGTCGCAATAAATGCATCTCTCTCCACATCGGATGGGAAGAATCGAGAGATAATCGTGTATGGCAAAAATGCAAACGACGAAACCGTGCACAAAAAATACCAACAACTCATGAGTCTCGGATTTAGAAACGTGGGCATTTATCCGGGCGGCATGTTTGAGTGGCTGCTGCTTCAGGACATTTACAGCGCTGCCAGTTTCCCCACCACGTCCAAGGAGCTGGACATTCTAAAATACAAGCCACCTCGGGTCAATGGCGGCGGCCACAAGCTCATATTGAATTCTTAATGCAGAAAATAATAATATGTATTGCTCTGTATTATATTATAGACATGTGTTTCTAGTATAATCCTCGCGGCGCCCCCCCGGGGGGGGGGGGGGGC